AAGGAGATTTAGTATATGTAGATGGAAGTATGTATAGAGTGTCAGATTTATGCTGGCACTTTAATACTAATCCAAAGGAAGAACATGAAATAGTAATCACATTAAATCAGGTGAATTAAGATGATAGACTTTCCAGAAATTTGGTATAGCTAAAGAATAGTAGGCTATATCTCTAATTAGTTAACTAAAAAAAAAACAATGGAAAAAGGAAACAAAATGTACAGTGCTGAGGTTGTAGACAAAGCAACCTCAGCTGTAGCAATGGGATTTAGTTTAGATGACCGTAGCTTCAAAGAAAGTATTAAAGAACTTCCTGAGGAAGTACAGGCTATGGTTGTTGCATCAGTGTTAGCGGGACATGTTGCAATTCATGCGCAAATGAGAAAGGTTCTTTCTAAAGCTTCTGAAATTGAGAAGAAGTTGAAGGAAATGAAGAATCCTACCAAAGAGGATGCAGACAAACTTTTCAAAGAAGCCTTTGAGAAAATGGGCTAGGGAAAGCAGCAATCCTAAAAGAATTGAGTTACACCTCTCAATTAAATGAAAAGGTGAACTTGGGAGCTACCTATGTAGTTGCAAATACATAGGACAGGTGATAAGGCGAAATATGATTATTATCTAAGTAACCAAAGTACGTTCGATTCGTATGGCTCTCACAATTCCCTCTAAAATAGGATAACATCTCCTTAAAAGAAAGTAAATAGTCCCTGTCCACAAGTATAGCTGTTAACTTTCTTATCTGTAGGCTATAGAAGAGATAGTTACTAGGTTCGATACCTAGAGAGGGAACACATTTCTAGTTTTGTATAGTTTTGAGTGAATAATAGTAGCTCCGCTTGAAAAATTATACTGACTGACAGTCAAAGACTGTAACTTTTCCTAGACGTAACAAATCCTCGCTAGGGAGGTGAAATTCTATGTTGAAGAATTTTAAAGCTATTATCACTACAAACAAAGATGCACAGGTTGGTCAGAATCAGCAGAAGGCTGTTGTAAATCTCCCATTTGAATTGGGGATTACAATTGACAAGAACAACCAGATTCATGACATCCATCCTAGAACTTTCCTTGGTGTGGATTTATTCTCCAAGTATCATGGTCGCACTATGGATTGGTGCTCAGACTTAGTAGAGGAGATGCGCGGACTTCACGAGGAGAAGATCAATGGCTAAGAAGTTTGATGCTGAGGCGCATATTGTAGGATTAAATACATTGCGCCACCAGCTAGCTAGAACTCCTTTTACAAGTGATACAATCCGAGAAGGATTTAAGAGTTGTGGAATACCATCAAATACAGTATTTTGGACGGTATTTTCCAACTCTGAACTTGTAAAGCAAATTGGAGATGACTTGTATTGCTTTAATAATCCTAATAAGCCTATTCATTTTCATAAGCTTAACGAGATTTATAAGGAATACCAAAAGAAAGTGAATACGTACCATAATAAATGGTACGATAAGAAGAGACGTAAGGATGTACTTAAAAGACCTGATATACAAGCTGCGATCAAACTCTTAAGAGAGAATGGTATGGATGTTGTACTCAGTGTCCAAAAGATATGTCTTGATATATAATCTTTTATTGGGTTAGGATAGTATTTATGAGGAAGACTTGATTTAGATCAATTTACAAATTTTAACAGTATTTGATTTTGCAATTTTCTTTGTAGATACTATCTTTGCTATACAATTTTATAAGAGAGAATAAGAGGTTAATAAAAACCTATGTCGTGGTGGTGTTAGTGGTTAGCATGTTAGCCTTCCAAGCTAAATGGGTGGGTTCGAGTCCCATTCACGACTCTTCTTTTCATCAACAAGATGGCGCACAGCAAAATTACTTATTCCAAACGCAATTTTATGGTAATTGAGTATTCGGAGGTTGTCCGAAGTAAATAAACAACCAAAACGCCATCTGATTAGTTATGAATTTTTTGGTTATAGATATAAGAACACTGACAGCAATTTTGTTCCGCAACTTTTTGGAAGTACAAAAGTGTTCTGTTCTCTGACATTTCTTGTAATTTTTAAAGTTATAATAAGAGTATTTACAGCAAACTTTACGATTTGAATTTTAAACTTATTTTGCTAAAAATACCTTTCGTTTGTACTCTGCTTCTATCGCCATCGTCTAGTGGTTAGGACTCAACATTTTCAATGTTGCAACACCAGTCCGAATCTGGTTGGCGATGCCATATCACTTATCTAGTGATAGAAGTGCGGACCTATTACGCATATAGGTCATAGAATCCTCAGTGTTATCTGTACACTATAATGACAGAAGGATGTGACTACGCCAAAAGAGAGTCAGTTAGAAGGTAATCTAGAAACCTTCCACCACTATCTGTATTCAATTACAAGAGCTTGAGGAACTCGATAGTGGATTCGTACGGTTAGCCAAGTGGACGACGGCAATAGGCTGTTAACCTATCAGAGTAATCTCATCGTAGGTTCGAATCCTACACCGTGCGCATGATTTCTGATGATATTAAACAACAAGTAATCGAATTGAGGAAGCAAGGAAAGACTTACCCTTAGATTCATGAACTTACTGGAGTAGCTAAAAGCTCTATATCTGACATTTGCAGACCATTGGGTTTAGGAGGAAATAAGGTAATTCCGCTTACTACAGAACTGATAAGAAAAGCACAAGAATTATATGATGAGATTGGAAGCATTAAGGAAGTTGGTAAAAAATTGGGTGTTAGTTATGATAGGCTAAATAAAGTAGTTATTCTAAAGAGACCATCCAATATCCCTAAATCAGAGGTAGTAATTCGATGGAGGAATAGGGTTAAGACTAAGCTAGTAGAGTATAAAGGAGGAAAATGTCAATGCTGCGGATACAATAGGTGTATAAGAGCATTAGAATTTCATCATCTTGATCCTAGTCAGAAGGATTTTACCATATCTGGAAAAAGTAAATCATTTGAAACGCTTAAAAAAGAAGCAGATAAATGTATTTTAGTATGCTCAAATTGTCATAAAGAAATTCACGCTGGTATTAGAAAAATAGAAGATGAAGAAATATATTTATACTAACGACATTACGAGAAATATTTGGACAGAATACCCTATGATGAATTTTCCAGATACTTCTCATACTTATGTCTCTTTAGAAGTTCTTAAGAAAGTTCTTTCTAAAGATGAATTTAGAGAGTTACAATTAAAGGTAAGAAAATACTGAGTCCTAAAAACAAAGTCGAAGTACAAGACTAGTTACTGTTTGTGCCAGAGTGCTTTTTCAGTAACATTTTGGGGTCTGTGATGTAATTGGCTAACATATCACTTTTGCAAAGTGAAATTTAGGGTTCGAATCCCTCAGACTCCACTTCCCTTTTAGTATTTAATAAAAGTAGTAAATTACGTAGAACTGATCCAACGACGGATTTCCTCAATATAGGTACCGAGTTCTTATTCATTCTTAGAAGTACCTTTTATAAAATAATAGTATTGGTATGTGAATATAGAGTACATTTTTATCCACGGTTAGCTCAACTGGACTAGAGCGAGAGTTTCCTAAACTCTAGGTTATAGGTTCGAGTCCTGTACCGTGGACACTTTGTTTTGTAGGCATGATATGCAAGCTAGGAAGTCTATGTGAATAGATTTTCTAGCGAATTGGGACAATAGCTTAGATGGTCTGAGCGTTGGACTGAAAATCTAAAGGTCGTGGATCGTTACCACGTTGTCCCACTCATTGCAGCAGTACACCTCTCAAGGAAGTGGCAACTTAAGATAGGTAATGCAATTTTCTATACTTAAAATACTGTAGGAAAAGGTATAGACGTTAGTAACAGACGTGATGACTTAATTGTGGATAGAAAAGTTGTTACACCACAATACTTAGTGTCACATAAAGCATAAAAGTAGCGCCGACTGCCAATTGGTATTCGCGCTTGCTAAGTATCTTAGACTTAGAAACTGGATTTTAAAGGTAGGAGACAAAAACCCATTGCTCTACTAAGTTAGTCAGGATTAAATAAGGAAACTTGGGTTCTTTACTAAGTCATTTGGGAGAGTAACCGGTAATTGGTAGCCGCACGGACTGTAAATCCGTTCCCTAACAGGACTGGGAGTTCGAGTCTCTCCTCTCCCACTTCTCAAATCAACAATTAAAAGACACAAATCAACGACAAAACGCAAACATTGTTTTATTGTTTGTTTTTGTTTTAGTAGAATTGCCTGTGAAGGTAGTTCTACTTTATTGGACTATGGTGTAACGGTAGCACAACAGATTTTGGTTCTGTTAGTCCCGGTTCGAATCCGAGTGGTCCAACAATTTTTGGATGTAGCATAGATAATTTAAATGTTTAATTAAATTGTATTAAAATGAAAAAGTTAATTTTTGCATTTGCACTGATGTTTGGAGCAATGTTTGCTTCATGTGGAAATTCTACTAACTCAGCTAACGCTGACAATGACAGTATTGATACTGTTCAGGTAGATACCCTCAATGCAGACACTGCTTCAGTTGACACTGTGTGTATGGATTAATCCCAACTTGGCAAGATCTCTCTAAAGAGAGTTAAACCCTTAGGTGGAATATACTAAGGCACGCACATCGAAAGATGTGCTTACGGGCTCATAGCTCAGTAGGTTAGAGCAGGTCACTCATAATGACAAGGTCGGGAGATCATACCTCTCTGGGCCCACCAAACAAAATATGGTAATTTAGCAAGTAATTAATAATTTAACCTGAAGCATTAAAATAACATATATCGCGGGGGAGTGAAACGGACATTTATAAATCATGTCGGGGCTCATAATCCGTACGATAGTGGGTTAGACTCCCACACCCGCCACATTATTAACAATAAAAATATATAAGTATGTTTATAGTTCAAGTAACTTCTAGAGCATTCATCAGAGTATTTAATGATGAACTCGTAATTACTCCTGATAAGGAGAAGGCAACAAAGTATGAAACAATTGGTGACGCAATGCGAGCAGCTGCACTTGCCAATGATTTTCTTGAATCAAAAACCATTCGTGCTATAAGGTACAATGGTGATGATTTAAGAGCTATCCTTGAATATGCTAAGGATAATAACTTAATGGACAAACCATTTGTAGAGGTGTATAATCTTTATAAGCGTCAGTAAGAATATAGTTCCAGTCGGTACTGGATAATTTCCTTAGCCCTTCTATGAGTCCTAGGCTAGAAGAGCTCTGTCTTTCCTATAGAAACCGGTGCACTCCAAAATGGAAAGATTACTGTTAAAAACATTGAAGCGAAGTTTCCTCTCTTGGAGTTTTGTACCTTCACATTCTCAGGTTTCTAGTAATCCATAAACTAGTGACTTTTGTTGATTTTCAACAAGAAAATGCTGAGGATTGACATTATCCCAAATTAATGTTAGGCTCATAAAGAGTAACACGTAGGAGACCTTCTAGTAGTTTGAGAATAAAGCTAGAAACTCCTACGTCATTTTTTATAGATCTTCTCTCTTGAAATAAATATGACTATCCCAGTGTTAGTATTCTTTTTGAACTTTAAAAGATTTAAAGTATATTTGAATACTTAAAAGTTCAAAAAATATGAATTGGGATAAGGAAATTGACAAATTAAAACATTATGTTTTTGTAGAAAAACTTTCATATGAAGCTATTGGAAGAATTTATAATTGTTCTGGAAGCAATATTAAGAGAGTTATGACAAGAAGAGGTATAGATTTACCCATTAAATCTAGGAATGCTGGGAAGATTCCTGTAAATAAAGGAACAGGTAAAAAGCATTACTGTCTAAATTGTGGAAAGGAACTTGGAGGTTCACACAAGTATTGCTCTAATAAATGTTAGATGGATTATGAATACAAGCAATGGGTGACAAAATATAAAGAGGACAACTCTATTGCTAAATCTACAAAGTGGGGCTAGATACCAAAAGTTTTAAAACGATATATCTTTGAGAAATTTGAGAATAAATGTTGTAAGTGTGGATGGCATGAAGTTAATCCTTACACTAATACAATCCCCTTAGAAATTGATCACATAGATGGAAATGCAGAGAATAATTCTGAGGACAACTTACAATTAATTTGTCCAAACTGCCACTCCTTAACATCTACATATAGAGGGGCAAATAGAGGACATGGCAGGAATATTACTTGGACTATCAAAGATGAATAAGTTCTCTAAGCTTTAAGGTGAAGCACGAAACTTTTAATTTCGGGAAAACGGGTCAGTACCGTTAGGGAACACCAGGTGATAAATAATCATAGACGCTGTTTGAATCAAATGGCAGTACTACTGTTCGTGAGAATCGTGTGTGGGTAGCTTTCGGGCTATACGTGTTCCTAAGTCTCTACACGATAAAGAAGAGACGAGATGGCGGAATAGCTCAGCTGGTTAGAGCGCAACATTCATAATGTTGAGGTCGTAGGTTCAAGCCCTACTTCCGCTACTAAGGTATAGAAACTGCAAACAAGGTTAATTTAGACAATGCCCTTCAATCGTAAAGATAGCGAACTGTTCGTAAGGAATATAGTCGTTGCGTGAGTCTATCTAATCGCCTGATACCTTTTTAACATCCGGGGTGAGTGAAACGGCTTACACGTCTGTCTCATAAGCAGAAAACAGTGGGTTCGACTCCCACACACCCGAACAATTAAACTTACATAATTACGGATTATAAGAGTTTAATAGTTGTTTAACTTTTAAAAATTAAATTATTATGTTTAAATTTGTAAAGAAAGCCGTAAGTTGGTACTTTAGAAAGTACTCAGAGTTGTATAAGATGGGATACTTGAATCCCTGTGCTTAAGATTAACTAATTATTTACTAAAATTAATTATGATGATGAAGACACTTAAGAGAGCAATTAAATGGTACTTAAATTTGGCAGCCAAGACATATGCCTGGACTCCAAGTTGCACAATTCCTTACATTAAGTACAAAGATTAATAGATTAATTATAGGATATTCTCAATTGGAGAATACTCCTGCTGCTGTGGTGTGATGGTCGCAAATAGAGTTCGATTCTCTATACACTAACTAATTTCCTGTCAAGCCTCTTAACAATGCTCAAATCGTACAGGCTCATTTTGAAAACAATAATTATGATATACAAATTTCTTTAAGAAAGGATGGCTCTATGGGGGAATGGTAGACCCGACAGACTTAGAAATAATTTCATTCATAATTTTGAGTGCTCTGATACGAAAGTTCAGAAGTAGAATCTCCCTAATTAAACAACTTAATAAGGTTGAAACACCTATAAGACTAGAATCTTAGAAAATGGAATTATACCGAGTAATCGTTATAATGAATTAAGTTGCGACAGAAGCCTCATCTATGGTGACATAGGTTTTGGTGATGACGAGCTAAATTGAATATGCAATAGTACGTATAGAAAATGATTAGTATCTTCCGAGACTAGGCAAAAGGTATTAGTAAGTTTAAATACAAAATTTTCTATATTTGTGTATTCATAAATGTGTAGAGACTATACAGGAGATACCTAAGTTAATTAAAAGGAATGGTTTAGACTTCATCCTTAGTAATAAGGTTATAAGAGTAATGCATTATGTAAAAAAGGAGACGCTCATTGAGAGGTAAAACCTAATTCCTTACTTCGAAGTTAATTGATAAGGTAATAAAATAGTCCAGACTACAATAACTTAAAAAAGAACAAAAGTGCCTGAATAGTTCAAGATGTGGCGCCGTAGAATAGACGAGAACATTTTTAAGTTAGCTTGTGTAAAAGCAAGTGTGGTAGGAAAATCTGTTGTCCAGGAATGGGCGTGCGAGTTCGACTCTCGCTAGAGCTACAAACATTAACATAAAAAAGAAAAGAAATGGATTATAGAGATAAATCAATTCACAAGTTGTTGATTTCAATAACTGATTCTTATAAGAAAGCTTCTACTAATAGTTCTAGATATTATCAAAAAGGATCTACTACGATTAGGTTTTCTGATCATTACAGCGAACATGAGTTTGTTGATTTTGAAATAGTCAAGCTTTCCAACGGTTGCTATTATTTTACTGACAAGGATCTTGCAATAACTTCTTGCTTTTATAAGGAAGATATTGTAGGATTTTTAAAAAGTTACTTTAGTATAAGGGATTTATTTGCAAGTCATATAAAGAGCTTACTAAAGGCTCTCAAAAAGACTAACAAGGAGCTTCAAAAAGTCCATAAAGATCTGAATAGTGCTAAGCTGCGATCAGACTTGGAAGTAGCTGACTCTATATATGAGGAGAACAAAAGTCTAAAGGAACAATGCAAGACTATAAAGGTAGAACTAAACAACCTTAAGGGAAAGCTACAGAGTAGCAATAAGGCTTTACTGAAAGCATCAAATGTAATAAAAGACGCTATCAATACTATTAAAATATAACATTATGGATTTACAAGAACTAAAGTATTTGCTAGATTATGCCAAAAAGCATAATATGATGCATAAACCATTTATTAGTGTTTATCAAGCTTGGTCTAAGGAATTAGAAAAGGCTTATTCCAATTAAAGGTTTGGGGCTATGGGGAAACTGGCTAGACCCAGCAGACTTAGGATCTGCCGCTGAAATACGCATGTGAGTTCGAATCTCACTAGCCCCACAATAAAATAACTAATATGAAGAAAATTTTATGTGCTTTGCTACTTGTACTTATAAGTACTAGTGCAGTCTCTCAAAAGGTATTGAGAGCAAAAGGATGCTATGATTCTAACAATACTCCATATATAAAGACAGAAATACTTAATAACACATGGAAAGACATTGTATGTTTGGTATTTACAGTAGAATATGGATATACCTCTAAGTATGATGTTAATCGTTACAAAGAGGCTGTGGTGAAAACCTATATAGAATCAGGCACATCCAAAATAATTACTTATTATCCTCCGAAGAATTATATTCGACCTATGAGGCAAACTCTTAGTAAGGTAATATTCTCGGATGGGAGTTATAAAAATTTTTAATAATCATGTAAAAAAAAAAAGCATGGAATTTCAAAAGAAGGTAAATTCACTTCTCGACATTAAACCTGCCGAGAATCAGTTCGTAAAGCAAGCACTGAAAGTGTCTTCTGAAACTGAGTCAGGCAATGGAGCAAAGAAGTATTCCACAACTGGAAACGATTTTGTTGATAACTTTGCTGCTGCTTCATATTTCAAAGAGCCACGCTCTTATGAGGAGGTAGCAAAGGATATGCAAACTCTATGGGATTCAAATCCTACTCTCTGTGTAAAACTTGCGCTCTATTTCAGACTCATCACACGTAAGTCCAAAGTTGTTACTAAAGACAAAAGTGAAGAACTAGAAGTTCAGCGCGGACAGGGCTTGAAGAATGAAGGTATTATGAGAATGCTGTGGTTGGCAATCAATCAACCTGCAACATTTAAAGTAAATCTTCCTCTTTTCATTGCAGCAGGCTCATGGAAGGATGTTATTCAAATGCTCTCTTTAGACCTACAATATCATGGCTGGGAAGAGAGAAAGTTAGATTGGAATTTCCTATATCTGACTTTGTCAGCAGGTCTTAACAATCCTGATACAACTCACCTGGTGCGTAAGTATTTGCCAACTATTAGAACCAATAAGAACTGTACAACGCTTGAGTCTCAAGCAGACACTCTTATAGGTAGATGGTTAGCTAGAAAATTCTCTCCTAAGTTGGAGAAGGAATCAGCTTATAAGGCTTATCGAAAGATTAAGTCTGAAGGTGTTGCTCATGAATGGCAACAACTTATTTCTCAGCAGCTGTATAACTCACTTAACTTTGACCACATTGCAGGTAGAGCGTTAGCTCTCTTGGTTGGTTCTAACTTCTTGGAAAACCACAATCTTACTAAGAAGTATATTGATTGGATTTCCTCTAAGCCTGTAGCTAAGTTCACAGGATATGTGTTCGAGCTATTTGCTCCTTTCGATGGAAACTATCGACACATAGAGGATTACAAGGAGAAGACAATCAATGCTCAATTTGCACAACTTGTAAAGACAGGCAAAGAGAATGTGGATGCTAAGTCGTCACTACTTGTAGTACGAGATACTTCATGCTCAATGGAATCAACCGCCAGAGGATGCAAGGTGTCTTCATTCTGCATTGCTAAATCTATGGCATTGTATTTCTCTGAGTTCTTAGAGGGATGCTTCGCCGGTACATTTGCAGAGTTCTCTGATGGTTGCAAACTCCATAAATGGGCTGGAGCAACTCCAGTTGATAAGTACATCAATGATCATTGTGAGGCTTACGGAAGTACTAATTTCCAATCTGTAATAGATCTCTTTATAAGGTTAAAATCAGAAGGAGTTGAGGAAAAGGATTTTCCAAGTGGAATCCTTTGCGTAAGTGATGGAGAGTTTAATAGATGTGGTACTAACAAATCTACAAATTTCCAACTTGCAATTAGAAGACTTCGTGAGGCTGGATTTAGTGAGGAATACGTCAATTCCTTTAAGATTATCCTTTGGGATATTCCTAATGGATGGTATGGCGATGATAACAAGGTAAAGTTTGAAGACTTTGCAGATGCTCCTAATTTCTTCTATATGTCTGGCTATGACCCAAGTGCTGTGTCATTTATTTTAGGAGGAAATAGACCTGAACTTAAGGCTCCTAAGAATGCTGAAGAGTTATTCTTAACAGCAATGGATCAGGAGTTACTTAATAGAGTAAGAATCGTGAAGCTTAGTGTAACTAAGCGTAAACGTAAAAAGCATACAGTTCGTACTGGTTCGTGAGAATAGGTACGTAACTCTTTTCACCAAAAAGTAGGAGGGCTCAACTGACTGGGAGCTCTCCGAAAATGCCCTCTTAACTTTAATGGTAGAGTGCCTGTCTTGTAAACAGGAAGTTGTCGGTTCGAGTCCGGCAGAGGGCTCTAACATTCTAAAGGTATCAATATGGAAAAGCAAGTAATTTATAAAGGTCCAAGTATTCTTGGACTATTGGGTGTTGCCTTCGTAGTATTAAAGCTAGTTGGCGTAATTGGCTGGTCTTGGTGGTGGGTTACCCTTCCATTCTATGGACCAATAATCTTGTTAATCATTATCTTAATCATTGCAGGTTTAATTGTATGCCAAAACACAAAGTAGGTGAAATAAACGGCAATGAAGTTATTTACATTTCTGAGAAGGATGTGATTTTTTGTAAGAATACTGCTGTTAAGTTCCCTGTAATAGAACGTATCATTAGAAATGGGGAAGACAAAGGAGAAATTCCAGAAAAGAATCTTACAATCACTAAGGACAATGGAATTGTCCATCTCGGATGTTTAACAACTACTATGGAAAACTGCCTAGATATTAGGCGCAGAGTTAATAAATTAAAAGTGTAACAAAAAAAACCAGATGAATCAAATTGCAAGAAAAAGCAAGAGTTCTGTTCTTGAGCAGAAGGTAAACAACTATGAAGAGGCTATGAAGAGTAAGTTCATAGAGGTAATGCAGTTACCAGATACAACTTACGCTGATTGCCTTGACTACATTGAGAGTGAGATTGCCCAGTCTAAGAAGATGGCAAAAATTAACTATCGCATTCAGTGTTTCCGCAACGATGGTATCTATCAGCTCAATCAGGCTATTTCTCAGGTGTTTGGATCTGTTGTTTCTAAGGAAAGTGGCAGTCCATCAGGTGAGAAAAGTGTTCAAACTGTAGACATTACTCTTGCTGACGGAACTAGAGTTAAGGCTCCTTACGGAGATATTCAGCTCGATGGTCTTGGAGAGGATTCTTCAATTAACATTAATTATCGTTCTGAGACACATGAACTGGTAATTACTGGAAGACTTCAGTTCCGTTTTTCATCTTTAATGGATGACATTATTGAGCAGACCAAAATGAATTTGAAGACTAATTCGATTTATAAGGGTCAAGCTCTGGAGATTTCCAACATTAACAATCCGGAAATTCTCGACTTACGTAACATTGACGACCAGTTGATGGTTGTTAGTAAGGAAACTGAGTACGCCCTTCGTCCAATCAATGCTCGTATTCTCAATCCAGAAAAATGTATTGAGAAAGGTATTCCATTGAAGTTTGGAGCATTGTTAGAAGGAGGCTATGGAACTGGTAAAACTCTTCTTGCCTTCAAACTTGCTCGTCAGGCTGTCAAGAACAATTGGATGTTCATTTATCTGAAGGATCCAAAACTCTTGGCAGAATCTCTTCGCATGTCTAAGATCATCGATCAATCTGGACATGGCGTTGTAATCTTTGTTGAGGATATTGATCAGGTAACACGAGGCAATCGTGATTCTGCTATGCAGGATATCCTTAACACATTGGATGGTGGTGATACTAAGGATATGAATGTCATTACCCTTTTCACTACTAATCATATTGAACTCATTGAGCCTACCTTCTTAAGAGGTAAGCGAGTTGGTACCATCATCTCTATGGGTACTCTGGATGCTGCTACAGCAGAAGAGTTTATTCGTAAATCTTTCGAGATTGGTTGTTATCAGATTGAGGATGACCTTACAGATGTTTGTAAGTTCATCGAAGAGAACAACATCGCTCCTGCATTTATGGCAGAAATTATCGAGAAGGTTAAATCTATGATGGTGCTCACTGATGAGTGTGTCGTAAAGGCAGAGTATATTCTTAACTCTGTTAAGTCTTATCTGCACCAGGTTAAGCTTTCCCAGAAGAAGGATATGTCCCAAACTCCTGAGAAGAGACTTGTTGAGGCACTCAAGGAATGTCTCAATGTAGACGAGAAGCGTACTAAACAGTTCATTGCAATGACTGAAAGTTACTTCGACGATAGCTTGGATAACTATAACGTGCAGTAAACTAGCTATCATAAGAGAACTTTAGCAATATTGCTAATGGTTATTTTATGATTCTTTTTAAGTTCTCTATTTAAGGTGCATTCCTCAGTGGGAAGTAGAGGTTCGAATCCTTATGCACCTCGACTGGATACTTTTTTGTTTTTTATTGTTAATAAATAAGAAGACTAACAGCAAGTATTTCATACACTCGATTAGGGATCAAGTAAGTACAAACAAGTCTTCTGTTTATCTAGGTGTACTCTAATTGGCTAGAGCCCTGATTTGGGATCAGGTGGAGGCTTAATAAGCGGATGCAGGTTCGAGTCCTGTCACCTAGACGCCGTTTACGTTTTTGACATGATAAGAAGGAATCTAACAGCAAATATATTCTTGTAAAAGCAGCAAGTCATTGGTTCGAATCCAATCCTCAAAGGTAGCTCAGCTGGTTTAGAGCAGCAGCCATAAAAGAATAGATTCCTGTTTTAGATTAGTATTTATTAATTAAAAACTATGATTATGAAACAACAGATTTATCAAAATGGATTTTACCTGATGATAGGTTTAATCCTTGGCGCTTTAATCACCATAATTTCAGTGCCAAAAAGTTCTCCTAAACCATCTGAAAATACTATTCGTATTGAAATGGTAAAGGATTCAGCAAAGGTTACATCTAAGGACAAAAATGTTAAAGTTGCTCAGGTGAAACCAGTTGCCAAACCAAAAGTTCTTAATGAGACTAATTTGAGAGCTGAACTTATTAAGAACAACATACCTCACGCAAATATTGTACTTGCTCAAGCCAAGCTTGAGACAGGTAATTTTAAGTCCAACTTGGTTCGTACTCATCAGAATATCTTTGGGCTTAAGAAGGGGAATTGTTATAGACGATATTCCCATTGGACAGAATGTGTAGAGGATTATAAGAAATGTATATCTAATAGATATAGTGGAGGTAGTTATTACGCCTTTCTAAATCGAATTGGATATGCTAGTCATCCAAACTATACTGGACTGTTAAAAGAAATGGTATAATGGAAAGTCCTAAGCATGACCTGAAACTGCTTACTATGGGGATGTTTGGTTTTGATTGCATAGGAGATAAGAAGCACAGCAAAGACAGTTGGAAAGACAACAAAACAATAAATGCTAGAGTTATTAATATGACTCCTGCTTATCAGGCTGCTGCCTAATAAGCCGAGCAGCACTTGCTTAGGAACAGAAAGGTGCGCCATTGACAATTCTATAAGTTCTCTGTATACTTTAGGAACAGAGTGGTGGAAGTTGACAGTATATCAATCCTGTCAGCCCTAAAAGACAAGGATAGTCTTTAAAACCTATGCTGTAAGAATGCTTTGATGCAAATATGTAAGACAGGGGTTCGACTCCCCTCATCTCCACTTAAATGTTATATTTAGAAGATTGTTATAGGAATGCACACAGCAAACTTAGACTATAATACAAGACTTTTAATCTTGAACATTTCTAGTAGCATTCCGTTTTTGTTTTGAATCCATTTTTACTATATTGTTTGAATAAGAATACTAACAGCAATTTTATCAAGAATTAGTGGTTAATTTCTAAAATGTATTCTGTTTAATTTTTTTTTTATGAATTGTATAAACTGTGGCAAAGAGTTAACTGGTAATTAGAAGAAATTTTGTTCTAGAAAGTGTAAATATGAATATTATAAGAAAGAGAATGAGGGAACTTCTTATAATTCAGCTTATAGTAAAAGAAAAGACGCTCATGGTGTTTATCTTAAATATAAGTTAATAAAGTATAAGGGAGGAAAATGTGAATGTTGTGGATATGATAAGAACATTGCGGCACTTCAATTTCATCATTTGGATCCCACTACTAAGAAATTTACATTGGATTCTAGAACTATAGAGAGAAAAAGTGACGAAGAGATTCTATAGGAACTTAGTAAATGTAAGTTACTTTGTGCTAATTGCCATGCTGAATTGCACAATCCAGAGATGGCAAAGGAAAATTGTGTAAAGTTTAAAGAGGCTTCGAAAGGAATAAAACGTCGAAAACCTCATAACCTAGATATTTTGAATATCTCCTAGTGTTCCGAATGATTAGGTTCCGCTCTGCAAAAGCGTGTATGTGGGTTTGAGTCCCACCTAGGAGTCAAGGAGGGTTCGACTCCCTCACTGCCCTCTACTTATTAAGTAGAATTGTTATGAAGAAAATATTATCTTTCGTTAAATTATCTGAACGTTGGTTTGTAGATATTCCTTGGGAAGGAGATGTGTCTGATCTGCAAATGGTAGCAGGTGCAGATTTACTTCTAGATTCCCTCTGTAATGGAAACACTAGAATCTCTATAGAAGTATCAACAGACCCTATAAAGGATTATATTCATCTCAATAGAGTTTCTGAGGATGAATTTGGAGCTACTTATGGAGTAAATACTCCTAACTTTAGCGGGGAGATTTGGCTATGTCCAGTTACATTAGCAGTTTTTCCTAATTATCCAAAGGACTTGTATATGAAGGTGTTATAAGAATGGTCCATTTAGTGTAACGGTTAGCACGCAATGCTGTGAACATTGAAGAATGGGTTCGACTCCCAGGTGTGACCCAAATAGATTATTAATTAAATATTTAATATGGAAAGAAACTTTAAAGATGAAGCTCTTAAGACCGTAAATGGTTTCAAAGAGGTAAAGAGTGTAGTATGTATTGTAAGCGATGGTGAATACTCCTCAGCTTGCATTGGTTCAGAAGGACGAGCAAATCTGCAGAATATGATTGTTAATGCAATGCTTCAGAATGATGCTGTACTAGCTCTATTTAAGGCAGCAGTTATAGCTGCTGAGGTATTCAAAGGTGAAGAGAATTAATTCTCTAGGAGAGTTGACTGAGCGGTTTAAAGTGGCGCCCTGCTAAGGCGCTGATCGAGTAATCGGTCCAGAGGTTCGAATCCTCTACTCTCCGCTATGAATGATAAAATTAATAAATTTAAGGAGGAACATAGAGAGTTTCTGGATTGCTTAATGGATGATACTTGGTTATGTGAAGAACCAATTCCATTAAAAGAAACTAAGGCTTGCTGGTATTGGGCTATACAAATAGGTATAGAAACTGTGCCAGAAGATAAATTTGAAGATACATTTGGTATTACTTTTCAGGAATTAACTGATTGGTGGAACCAGGACATATTAAAAGTAGGACAGGAAGAAGCAACACACGAAACAAGTACGCGCGTTAAGGTGAATGAGTAAGGCATATAGAGTAATCTATAGGACACGATGCTTTTCTTAGTTCTATTATTTGGAGGGTTGGCAGAGCTGGCTTAATGCACCGGTCCTGAAAACCGGAGAACGTGACAAGCGTTCCGTGAGTTCGAATCTCACACCCTCCTCTAAAGCTGGCACTAGTAATAGTGTCAGCTATTTTTGTATATAACGCCGAAAGGCATATTTAATAACTTTTTAAATTTTTTACACAAAATGATCAAATCAATTTTGTACACTTCAAACCCTAATTTCGTTCCAACAACTTTGGAGCAGGTGTCTAACTTCGCAGAAGAGAATGGTAAGTTTATGACTTGCTTTGCAAAGGAAGGTACTGAACTCTACTCAGTAGAGGAAGGTGCTCACATTCTTAGCAGCAAGGGCAATCACATCTATGTCCTTGAGACAGGTGGTGACTACAGCTACGCTAAGAAGAGCAACATCATCGGTGTTGTACAGGTAGATTATCCATTTGGCGCAAAGAAGCCTCTTGTAAACACTTCTACAGAGGGTGTTACCAAGAACACTATTGCAGGTTTCTCTGATCGCTTGAAGGAGACATTCATGCCTACAGAGGCTAAGGATGTTCGTGTCTCTATGGATGGTAACATCTGTGTTGCAACCAATCAGGGTTATGTAGCAATTGACGCTCAGAATCACCTGACTGCTTATCCAGAGGAACTCACTCTTCCACTGCCTGTGTTCATCATGAGCAAGCCTAAGGAGAACCTCGTAGTAGGTGATATCATTGCTCTTGATCGTAGCTATGCTAAGGTTACCTCTATCAAGGGTGAGAAGATCAACGCTATCAGCTATACAGGTGCTGGTAAGCTGATCCGCACCATCAAGGACTTCATGTTCAACCAGACTATGGTCCGCGTAGTGGTATCTCTTACTGGTAACATGGGAGGCCAGATGAATCCTATGATGCTTATGGCACTTGCTAAGGATGGAAATAAGGATGACTCATTGGCTTCATTGTTCCCTCTCATGATGATGAATCAGCAGGGAGGTGCTGTGGCTGGTAATCCTATGATGTTTGCATTGCTTGCTGGTAAGGATGGTTTGTCTACTAAGGATATGCTTATGATGAGCATGATGGGAGGCAACAGTCCTTTCGGTAACATGTTTGGCGCTGCTCAGGCTCCCGCTCAGGCTGCTCCTGAGAAGGAAACAGAGGAAGACATCGAGGACTAATCCACCCTCATAACCTTAAGAGGCTCTGAATAATAGTAGGAGCCTCTATTTTTTTTCTTTAATGAAAGATTTTCAATTTTTAGATTACCACACGGAATATTCATGTAAAGGTGCCTTTAAGAAGGATATGGATGTAGAAGCATGCTTCTCATTCGTATTTAGACACACCGACGAGGAAAATGTAAGTGAAGAATATGAAGTTATCCTTTATAAGGGAACTGATTTTTCTAGAGAAAAGCATAATTCAAATTCGTGTCTCTTTACAAAGAAACAGATAAGGAACCATCTCAGACAAGCTCAAGGTATTTATCCATTCGATTTCTACATTACAGAAGTCACCAACTGGGGAGATGGTTATAATGTATTTAAGGTTCGCTTAAAACTCACTAACGTTCCTGGTACGTTTCATAAGTATCTTTTAACTTGGCTGAGATATATGTATGAGTACCCTTATAATGTTATCTTATATGATGCTTATAAGTTAAAAAAGGACCCATGCTTTAGGTTCACCTCTATGTCTGACTTGTTTAATCTTGTGCTAGGCTGTTTTAACGAAAATCCTAGAGATATTCATCAAATAGCTAGGAACCAAGTTAGCAAGACTATGTTAAAGAGAGACATTAGAGAGAAACTTCAGAATATCAAAATGTTAAATAACGTTTATGATAAGTTGAAGAATAAAGGCAATAACAACCAAATTCCAAATGAAGATGGAGATCTTACCACCTCTGATTTTGAATTTTGGGAAAGCGACGACATCTTCGAAAGACGAAGAAAGCCAGTTTACATGAATGTTTATAAAGAAGTAATAAAGAAGAAATGAAGATTTATGTTGTAGGTGGAGCTGATAACTACGTCAACTTCATTGAAAATGTGCAGCTTGTTGATAAACTTGAAGATGCACAATTAGTAGTATTCACCGGCGGAGAAGATGTCACACCTTCTCTTTATGGATGTAAGAAGCATAGAACTACTTATTCCAACCTTAGAAGAGATCAGGCAGAACAGGCTATCTTCAATAAGATAGACCCAAAGAAACAGGTTTGTCTTGGAATTTGCCGTGGATCTCAATTTCTATGTGTGATGAATGGTGGCAAGCTTGTCCAAAATGTGACGAGTCATGCTACTGGATTTACCCATGGGATAACTGATGGCGACAAGATTTATCAAATAACTTCTACCCACCATCAGATGCAGTATCCATTTAATCTTAATGGGGAAGATTATGATATCCTGTTTGCATCTTATGGAGTAGAGAGTGACTATTATGAAGGGGAAGGAATAGACCCTAACGTTGTTCTTGGAAGAGAACCAGAAATTGTTTTATATCATAAGAAGGGATTGCCTAAGTGTCTCGCAGTACAAGGTCATCCTGAGATGATTCCTGATTCTCCTGTTGCTGAAATGATTAATAACCTTGTAAAAGATCTCGTAAATGAAATTGCGTAATGTAACTATTGGTGCAGACCCAGAACTGTTTATTATTAATGAGAAGACAAAGAAGGTAGTGTCTGCCGTTGGATTAATCCCTGGTGAAAAAGGCAATCCATGGAGATCTGATGATATGCCAGAGGGCTTTGGACTTGAGACTGATAATATTCTTGCAGAATTTAATATTCCTCCTGTTAAGGATGGAATAAACTTTGTTAACAACATCGTTTATATGCAGGAGTATATAGATAAGTTTGTTAAGAGTAAAAATCCTGACCTTGGCATCAAATGTATAGCCTCCCAGACCGTACCTACATCTGAATTGCAGAGCGATCAAGCTAAGCTTTTCGGATGTGATGTTGATTATAACGCCTATACAATGAAGGCAAACCCTAAGCCTAAGGGTACATCAACTAATCTTCGCTCTGCTGGTCGAATAAGTGAGGGCCAGAAGTATAGAAATATACAGTAGAATTGCGTAAAAACGGTGAATGATAAATTCCTATAAATAATTTTGAATTGCTGGAATAATTTTGTATTTTTGGTTAAATTAAGTTTAACTATAAAAATATCGAATTATGACAGAATTTCAACAAATTGTAATTAATCTAGTTAATGAAGGCAAAACTGTTTCCGAAATTGCAAAACAATTAAATAAAAATATGTCTTCAGTATCTTCAGTTGTTAAAAGATTTAATTTAACTCCTAAAAAAGCTTATGAAAATACTATCAAAGATGACTTTTTTGATGTAATAGACACAGAAGAAAAAGCCTATCTTTTAGGATTTTTTATAGCTGATGGATGTATAAATAAATCTACAAGTAGGTGTAAAGGTAGATTTTCAATTAATCAATCTGAAGATGATAAAGAAATTGTAAAAGCTTTTAAGGAGTATTTACAAGTACCTTCAAAAATTCAATTAATAAATAATCAATCAGGTGTAAAACATAGAAAAACACAATGGAGAATTAGATGGACATCAGTTCATATGATGGAAACTATGGAAACTATTTATAATATACACCCACATAAAACTACAGATATTGAATTTGAATTTCCTATAAAATTAATTCCTGAAAATTTACAAGGACATTTTGTTCGAGGTTTTATTGATGGAGATGGTTATATGGGAAATAATGGAGAAATAAATAATTTTTCAGTAAGTATAGTAGGTGTAAGTGAAAAATTTCTTACTATGATTGGAGATTTAATTTCTAATACTACTGGAATGACTTACAATTTATATAAATCAAAAGGAAAAACTGTTGATTATATAAGTTTAAGATGGTTCTCTGAAGGTAAAAATAAACTAGAAAAAATTACAAAATTAAAAGATTATTTATATAAAGATGCTACTATATATCTTTTTAGAAAGAAAAAAGAAATAGATGCATATATTAAATACCGTGCTAATGTATTGAATAATATCAATACACAGTGTAACGCGTAGGAGATGAACCTGGAAACAGAATATAATTCTCCCAAGAGTGCGCAACCCTTAACAGATAATGCTGAAGGTGAAAATGTACGCTGAACTACTACGAAGGAATATAAGTAGTAGAATTAGAGGATAAAAAGCCTCTAAGATAACAAAATTGTTTCACATTCATGTGGGATATGAAAATCCTGACGTAGATACTAGTCTTGCTCTTGTAAAGTATATGGATGCCTTTTTAGGTATTCCTTCCGTCGTTAAGGATAAAGATAAGAAACGTCGCTCTCTTTATGGTAAAGCCGGCTGCTTCCGTTTAACTGACTACGGTGTTGAGTACCGAGTTCTTAGTAGTGCAATGATGGGTTCCCCTTCTAAGTTGTCCTTCATCTGGAAGCAATTGCAGAAGGCTTTGAAAGCTTATCAGACCAACTATAGTCTTCCAAGTAGAGATTTAGTTCAGGAAGCCATTAATAACAGTAATGTTGAACTAGCTGAACAGTTAATAACTCATTATAATTTAGCATAATTATGTGTGGAATATTTGGTATCGTTACAAAGAGCATGAGGTCTTTTGACTTTCCAACTTTCTGTACATTAGGTATTGCTAATGACAGTAGAGGTGGTGACTCTTGTGGCTATTTTATTGATGGACACTACGAGTATGGAGCAAAAGGCGATGATAAGTGGTTCCAGTGTTTTTTCCAAGACAATAAGTTCCTTAATGAGCTTAAAATGAGTTCGGTAGCTTTTGGTCATTGTAGAAAAGCGTCTGTTGGTATCATCGACGAAACAACTGCTCAGCCAGTGGTACTTACTAATGCCAATGGAAAGGTAGAATATGTTCTAATGCATAATGGAACTATCTATAATTACAAGGAGTTAGCTAAAAAATACATACCAGATATTGATATTACTGGTATGACTGACTCTCAGGTAATGGCTAGAATTTTCTATCGTTCTGGATACAAGGCACTCAGTGAGTATAACGGTGGAGCAGTGTTTGCAATTGCAGACTACCGTGGTGGAAAACCAAAGATTTTACTCTTTAAAGGAGCCTCCAAGAAAGACAAGTGGGATAAGAAGGAAACGGATGAACGTCCATTGTACTTCTGTGTCGATCCTATAAAGGGAGAGTTAATTTTCTCTTCTATTGCTTCTTATTTAATGTCTCTTAGACATAAGCTCACAACTTGGATTTTAAATCCAAATTGCCTCTTTGAGTTTAATGGTAAGGACTTAATTGCCGTTGAGGAAGTTTCTAGAGCCAATGCTTGTCAAAGGAAGGAAACCGTATATGTAACTCCATCTAAATATGGTGGAAAATATTGGGGAGAATTTGGGCTGGAAGAAAGCAATGGTAATCTTTACGACGATTTTATTTCGACTAACCAAGTAGATAATACTTATCATGGAAGGGGCAAAAAGCTCCAAGGACGAGTAATACTTAGTAAGTATGGAATGATGATGGATGAAGCTCCTAAGAAGTCAACATATAAGGAGATATTCTTCTGGGATGGAGTTGCTCTTAAGAATGTTGCGTGCTTTCGATTTCTTACAGTCCTTAAGAAGGACAGCAAGCTCGAAGATAAAGAGTTTAATAAGAAGTTTAAGAACCTTATAAGGTATTTGAGCGTTGATGGTGTATATCATGAGAAGGATGTATGGTATCGAGCTACCTCTCCAACTAAGAGAGTTCCTTTTACAGGAACATTAAACATGATTACATCAACTTCTTCTACAGAATTTTTTGCTGGAAGCAGAAGAACTACTAAATATGGTAGGACTTCTGATGAGGCATTTAGTTCTCTAGAGGAAGCTAAATTGGATGTTAATTTTAAAACAATTAAGGAAGAATGCAAGTCTTTGATGAAATAACTAAAAGATGGGTGAGCTCTCGAAATTGTGCGAGGATTATCATCCAACAACTCCCAGAGCAAGTTATCTTCGGATATACTAGTAAGCCTGATAAGGTTGTTAGAGTTCTTATAGCTAGCTCTAGTGGGCATAGTAATTACTTTGAAACGGATTTAAATCTATATAAGGGGAAACTCTTGTATAGTAAGAGAAATGGAGTATACTTTTCTCCTATCCATCACAACGAAGATTTTATACTTACAGAGCAGCTCATAAAGGGTTTCGGAGATTTTCCTTATATTCTTACTAGAAGGTATGAAGCTGTAGAGAATTTCGATGCTTTCAATGGAAAGCAAGAAATCAAAGACCATGAAACTTTGTATCCCTTATCAAAATATTTAAAGTACACTTTTGGACTGGAGTTCGAAACATCTCAAGGATATGTGCCTGAGGACGTATGTTATCGAGATGGATTAATCCCATTAAGGGATGGATCCATTACCGGACCAGAGTACTCTACCGTTATACTGAAGGGAGGAGAGGGACTTTCTCTTCTTCATCAGCAGATAGAGACACTCAAAGAGTATACTAACTTTAATAAGGAATGCTCTCTACATGTTCATCTAGGAGGTTATCCTCTTAAGCCTGATACTATCTACAATCTTTATCTTGTATGTAAATCTATTGAACCTGAGCTGGAAAATATGCTTCCTGCTTTGACTTTCAATAGTGCTAGATATAAGGATAATGGTAAAGACTATTGTAAAAAGCTTGCTTTGTACGGTAGTTTTGAGGATATGTATTCACATCTAGTGGGAAGACAATTCTTCGGAAGCTTTACCCAAGCTCATCCTGATGATAAAGAACGAAAAAGAAAGTGGAATATACCAACTCGTTAGTAAAATGGCGAGGCTAACTGGAGACAGTTAGAAAAATAAATTGGGTGAATTTAGGGAAACCTAAATAAAATCATTATATTTGTAGTATATCAATTTATGCTACAAAGTAAGTGATTTTACAAGGCAATCCTAAGCCAAGCTATAGCTTAACAACTATAGAAGGTTCAGAGACTAACAGTTGAAACTCCTTTTAAGGAGAATATAATACTGACACGAGCGCCCGACATCCTTATGGGATGAAGATATAGTCCGATACCTAGAGGAAACTTTAGGATGCAAGATAAAGAACTTGCTATAACATTTGTATTATTGGTGTAATTTCATTAATGCTCTTTGTTATCAGGTAAATAAAACTATCGAGTTTAGATTTCTTCGTCCAACCTATAGCTTTAAGAAGATCCTCCTATGGCTTTATATATTCAACGGCATTTTAAGATATGCTGAGGAGTACTATGTGCCGGGATGTCACACTAATCTAACTGTGATTATGCAGAAGTGTTATCCTTCGGACTTGGCAAAAGAACTTTGCCTTGGTATAAAGAAGCTTTGGGCACTTAGTGTAAATCAGCGTGGAAACGGTGATCCTATCGGAGCTGACGTTTGGATGGAGGAAGAATTGTTTAACAGCTTAAAGATTTAACAAAGTATGGCAAAACAGGTATTAGAAATTGAAGTTCCAGATGGTAAAAAAGCCATTTGGAAGGATGGTCGTGTTGTCTTCGAAGATGTAGATACTATGGAAAGTATCAAAACTATCGAGGACGCTGCTCAATTTCTCGCAGACAAGAGGATCTGTGAGGATATTCTGGACTCATTATCTAGACTTCCTAAGGACTCATTTGAGTGGAAGATAGCTGCTTATAGGGCAGTGGTTGCAGCTGTAACCTATAATGAACAGAGGCATCTTACCACTGGAGAACGTTGGTTTCCTACTATTGAGTTCTGTCGACCTGGAAAGCTTAAGAATTGTTGCGGTGACATCGTTGTAGGACGAATCAAATCAGAAGGAGAAGAGTTCGATGTCGTGGGCGGTCACGCTTATAACGGCGCGAGTGCGGGTCTCGGTTCCTTCTACTCGTCTTACGGCGTGTCTTACGCCTGGACGTATATCGGCTTCCGGTCGGTTGGTTCAAAGAAAGCCGCTCTATACATTTCTAAGCAATTTGGAAAGCTTCTGTTTGAGGTTAGTTATGGTGGTACGAACTGTGATTGGAGATGGATGGCATAGTCATAATCTGTATATCAGTAGTAGCACTATTCATTGTAGACACAATTTGTGACACTATTAAGGATTGTAAGAAAAAATGATGGAGTGGTATTACATTCTGGGAATCATCTCTTATGGTATTTTCATTGTCCAATTCCTTCTCTCCAACTTCTTTGGTTGGGGAGATTTGGATTTAGACATTGATTTTGATGGTGAACCAGACTTTGGACTTGGAGATGTTCTCTCCTTCAAAGGATTAGTTCATTTTGCAATGGGCTTCTCCGGATGGCTTATGCTGGCGGGAAAGGTTACCCTTACCACCTTAGCAATAGCTTCTGTAATTGGTTTTGCATTTATTGTGATTTTATACTATGCCTATAGGCTATGTTTAAAGTTCAATAGTGAACCCCAAATCAAAAGTGGAGAAAGTTTAGTTGGAAAGGAAGTAGCAATTTCTGTCCAGATTTCAGAAATGGAATACTCTGGAAACTGTATAACAGACTCTGGATACATTCCATTGGATAGGTGCAGACTTTCAAAGCCAGCAAACCACACAATAAAGTGTGGAGACATTCTTCACATTGACTCGTATAAGTCAGGAATTTATTTTATTTCTTAATTAATAAAAATTTTATAAATGTTAACAGAAAGTTTAGTTATTGCAGGCGCAATAGTTGTGCTTGTAATCTTGACCCTCATCGGTCTTATGTCACGTTATCGTCGTTGTGCAAGTGATGAAATCTTGGTAGTCTTTGGTAAGACTGGCAAGAAAGTTGGAATTAATCCAGCAACTGGCAAGAAGGAAACAACAATTCTTCCTTCTAAGATCATCCATGGCGGAGGTACCTTTGTATTCCCTGTAATTCAGGATTGGAAGAAGATGTCTCTGAAACCAATTCAGATTCAGACAGAGGTAGAAGGTGTGTCAAGTCAGATGATTAAGGTCAAGATTCCGGTTACCTTGACTACTGGAATTGGTACAACTGATGTACTCATGCAAAATGCTGCAAGTCGTTTCCTGACTGCTAAACCTGATGAGATTTCTGCTCAAATTACTGATATTCTTATTGGTGAAATGCGTGCTTTGATGGCTACTATGACCATTGAAGAGATCAATGCTGACCGAATCAAGTTCCTTGGTAATGCTAAGGAGGATATTGAGACTGAATTGAACAAGGTAGGTTTCAGTATTATTAACATTAACAATGCTGATATTACTGATGATGCTGACTATATTAAGAATCTTGGTAAGAAGGCAGCTACCAAGGCAAAGGCTCAGGCTGAAGCAGACATCGCTGAGGAGGAAAAGAAGGGTGACATTCAGATTGCTGAAACCAATAAGGAGAAAGCAATTGCTGTAGCTGCTGCAGAGAAGGATCAAGCTACTCAGGTGGCTCAGACTAAGCAGGAGCAGGAAGTAAAGGTTGCCGAGATCGAGAAGAACAAGGCAATTAGTCTTGCAGAGGCTGATAAGACTAAGGAGTCTGAGGTTGCTAATCAGCAGGCTGATAAGGAAGCTGCTACCGCTGCTGCACAGGCTCGTTCAGCTGCTGCTGTAGCAAAGTCTGAAGCAGATGCTCTTGCTGCACAGGCAGAGGCAGAGGCTGAGAAGAATATTCGTATGGCTAAGGCTGAACAGCAGCAGGAAGCTGAAACCAGAAAGGCTATTAATGAGCAGGAAGCTAAGGTAGCTGAGTATGATGCTGAAAAGCGTAAGCGTACAGCTGAAGCTAATAAGCAGGCAGGCGTAGCTGAGCAGACAGCAACTATTGAGGTTTCTAAGGCACAAGCTGAGGCTGCTAAGGCACAGGCTGAAGCAGTCCGTGTTGAGGGTGTATCTAAGGCTGAAGCTGAAGTAGCAATTGCTAAGAAGAATGCTGAAGCTAAGGAGGCACAGTTGAACGCTGAGTCTATTGTTCCTGCTCAGAAGAAGAAGGAAGCTGTAGTTATTGAGGCTGAGGCTGAGAAGCAGAAGAAGATTGTTGAGGCACAGGCTGAGGCTGAAGCAATTAAGCAGAAAGCTTTAGCTGAGGCTCAGGCAATCCAGGCTAAGGCAGAAGCTGAGGCAGAGGGTAACAAGAAGAAACTCCTTGCTGAGGCAGAGGGTAAGCGTGCCTCTTTGATGGCTGAGGCTGATAAGGTTCAGGCTATTGAGATGGCTCCAGCACTTGCAATTGAGAAGATGATTGAGACAGGTATGACTCCGGAGATGATTGTTCAGTATAAGACTGTCGATCAGCTTAAGGGTATTGCCGAAGCTCAGGCTGAGGTTTATGAGCATATCCATCTTGGTGAGGTTACTGTTTATGGTAACGAGAACACTGCTGGTAACTTCATGGCTTCAATGGCTGAGAATCTCAATCCAGCATTTGAACTTCTCAAGTCTATTCCTTTCAAGAAGACTCTCAATGCTATAGCAGGCAAGGAAGAGGTCAAGAATGATTAACCTTTGTTAATTTTGTAAATTAACTAAGAATTAGTATCTTTATAAGTCTACTTGATATGGGTATTAAATGTACTCTATCGAGTAGACTTTTTTATCATTTGGAGGGATAGCACGTAATTGGAAGCGTCACAGTCTTCTAAACTGTTGCCATATGGCCTTCAGGGTTCGAATCCCTGTCCCTTCACATTATTATTAATTTTTGATGGGCATTCTTCCCTTATATGTTTAAAAAGAAATGATTTATGTATTATGTAGAGCAAATGGTTTGAAGAAAAAGAAAATTTAGAGAATATGATTCTCGTGTAGAAAATGAGTTATGAAGACATAGGTAGACATTATGGTTGTAGTGGCTCAAATATTAAGAAAGTTGCTATTAGAATTGGTATTCAACTCCCTTAGAGAAGAAAATCAAAAGAAAGTGAAACTTTCAATAAGGGAACTGGACAGAAGTATTACTGTCTGAACTGTGGAAAGTTGTTAAATCAAGACAATGGTGGTAGCTACAAGCATAAATTTTGTGATAACAAATGCTAGAGGGAATATCAGCACAAAATTGGGTATCAGAAAATACTAGATGGAGATTCATCAATAATGAGGGCTAATTACTCTCCACATGCTTTTAAGGACGATATACTTCAGGAACAAAATGGAGTATGTGCTATATGTGGTTCAAAGCCTGAGTGGAATGGTAAACCTCTAGTATTTATTTTGGATCATATAGATGGTCATGCATCTAATAATATTAGAACTAATCTTAGATGTATATGCCCAAACTGTGATTCTCAATTAGATACCTATAAATCTAAAAACAAATGTGGAGAAAGGAGTTACTATCGCTATCATAAATATGAGGATATAACTAAGCAAAAAGATAATGAACTAGTATTTAAGGAACTAAATCTCAATTTAGACATAAAGGTATGTACTATAGGGGGAGAAGAAATCAACCTTACAAAGAATGAATTTAATCTCCTTGAATTTCTTATAAAGAACAAGAACAAAATACATTCTAGACAGGAAATCCTTAATAATGTATGGGATTCTAAAGTTTCTTTAAGAACTGTAGATACTACTATGTCGAGGTTGCGTAAAAAAATGAAAAATTTAGGTAAGTATTTAATAACTAGATTAGGATTTGGATACGGTATTTTGGAATGAGGTTTTGCCATAATCTTATAATAAGAGCACTTGCAGCAAAAATTCAAAAATAAAATATTATTCATAAAATGACTTTTGAATTTAATAACTAGCTGGTCTAGTCCGATTTCTATTGAGGTTAATGTAGAATATTCTCTTGCTACTATTAGAAGATAAATAGAAGTAGTGGAGGTGCTCTGTTTAGGTTGGAGTTAAGGCTCTATAGAGGTTCGAACCCTCTCAACCTTCTAAGTTTATAAAGATTAAAGTAGAATAAGATGAAAAAGAATGTTTTTGCCTTGAAATGAGTACACTTAGTACTCTCGTCTTTTCGGTTATTATTTCACTGTGTTGTATATTTTAATTAATTTATGAAAAATTTTATGAAGAAATTTATTTTCATCATGAGTTTGCTGTTTACTCTGTGTAGTTTTACCTACTCACAAACAGCGTATGAAGAATCTAAAATCCTTGATAACACTTCTATTAGTGTTGTAGGTGGAGCAACTACTCCTCTGGACTTTAACTCAGTATTTCCAGTAAATGGAGTTGCTGGTATTAAGTTGCAGAAGGACTTTACTCCTGTATTTGGGTTTAATATCGAAGGATTGGCTTCCTTTGGTGATAACCACTATGGTAGTGCTCCTACTGTAGTAAAATCTGTTAATACCGGATTGAACGGAGTTGTTAACTTCTCTAACCTGCTGTGCGGATATAATGGAGCCCCTCGGAGGTTTGAAGTAAGCACTGAGACTGGTATTGGCTGGCTGCATAGTTGGACAGGACACTGTAACTATATTACCTCTAAAACTGGAGCGGTATTGTCATTCAATCTAGGTAAGGAGAAGGCTCACTCGATTATAGTTAATCCTGCAGTATACTGGAATCTGAACAAGACAGGTCATGTAGAGTTCAATAAGAATTATGCTCAGCTTGGTGTCTTGATTGGATGGGTATATCACTTTAAGACTTCTAATGGTACAAGAAGCTTTAAGGCATATGACATTGCATCAATGAACAATGAAATTAATTCTCTTAAGAAGGATTTAGCAAAGAAACCTACAGAAATTGTAAAGGAAGTTGTTAAGACTGAAGTTGTTACTAATACAATTGGTAACACAGTGATTTTCTTTGCACAAAATTCTGCAAAACTTACTGGAACCGCAATGTCTGAATTGTCTAAGATTCCATCTGGTTCTAAGGTAAGCATTATTGGTTCTGCGTCTCCAGAAGGCTCCTCTAATTACAATCAGAAGTTGTCGGAGAAACGTGCAAAAACTGTTTCCAAATTCTTAACTGGAAATGGTGTAATCGTAGAGAATTGTATTGGAGCTGGTGTTACTGACACTACTAGTGGTCGTGTAGCAATAGTTACTATTAAGTAAAACTTTAGGTAACAAACATCTCCCACTGACTCGTTTAAATATCGTAAATTACCTTAAAATTAATCATTTGGGTTAGAAAGAAAAAGAACGTACGATAGGTGCTGGGACAATGGAATGTTATAATAAAACCAGTGAAAATAACCTAAACTCATTTCTAGTTGGAGTATAACTAACTAGATTACCTCCTTATATCAGTGGTAGAAGTTTAACAAAGTCTATATTAGTGAAACTGTCAGTGGTTCGAATCCACTAGGAGGTACTACCTGTTCCTGTAAACAAAAAAAAAAGAAGAAAATGGCTGATTTTAATATGAGTAAATTGTGGCTCGGTAAAGATGGATATTACCGAGATGTAAACGGCAACAAGATTGCCTAGAAAGGGCAGCCCATTTCTGGTGCTGCTTGGAGATATTTAGCAGGAAAATATGGAAGGGAAGTTGCCAATAGAACCTCAATGAATACTAGAAATGGAAACATATTCTAGAATGGACGTTGGCGTTTTAATGATATCAAATCTTCTAAGCAAGGGAAAACTGCTACATGGGATGAAGCAGCTTCTAGAATAGAGGAAAATGCAAAGGCAGCAGGAGCTAGAAAGACAGCAACCGGCTATACATAGAGAAACCCTTTCAATAATAAAGATACCTATCTAAATCAAGATACAAAGAATAAAGCTATGAAGGCTTATAGAGCACGACAGAAATCATAGACTTCTGCTGAGAATCCTGATGAATTTAGTTGGAGTGATCTAAATCCTTTCAAGAAAGGTGCTTGGGAAGGCAACTGGGATAGTGCAGCAAAAAACTTCGTTGATTCCTTTAAATCAATTCCTGATATTTGGAAAAAGGGGTATGCTAGAAGAGGTGAAATGTACGATAATGTTCCTCAGAGTGTGTTGGGTCCAAAACGAAACACAGGTGCTTTGGCACGATTCAATGATACTCTTGGAGATATTTCTAGAACTGGAAATGCTGTTCTGGGAGGAACTATTGGAACTGCCTTGCAGCTCTTGCTACCATAGAAGGTTGAGAGAGAAGCTGGCAATCTAGGACAATATCTAGATCTAGGTAAAGATGTTAACTCTGTCAGAAGTTATTTAACTCCAGGAGAAGAAGGAATATTGCCAGATGATCCTAGGAATAAGGGATTTGCTGATTAGAATTTTGCCTGGACTGGACTAGACGAATAGTAGAGAAGAAATATTAACGATGATGCCAACTTTGCTATGGCTATCCTTGGAACTAAAGGTATGAAGGGTGGAGTCTCTAGACTTAAGACTGGAGTCTCTGGAATGATAAGAGATGGAGTAGGTACTACGCTGAAGAATAATTGGAAACCTATTATGTCTCATACACCAGGTGCTGCTAACCTTTATTAGGCTGGAAGTGCACTTAATTCTGTAAGAAGGGCATTAGCCCCTAAGAGACTAGGAGGAGCAGAAGGAATTGGCAGTAGATCTGCAAATGTAGGAAAAGCTGCATTTCAGGGGCTTATGGCTTCAGATCCTACTATGGCACTATACCCTTATGCACATAGCAGTTATATGGTAAATTTATCTAATAATAATTAAATATGAGTATTAAAAAGAAGGCACAATATTTAGGTGAGGGAGTAAATTGGTTAAAAGGTCATGGTTAGATGATACCAGATTACTTCGGAAACCTGATGAGACGAATTGGAGGAGGTGAGAGAGCTGTAGTTAGAGCTAGGCAAGCTTCTCCAGAATTAATTGCATCTAGAAATAGTTAGAGAGGAGCTGAAATGAGTCATAATCTTGCAGCTCAAAGATATAAAGAAGCTTAGCAAGCAGAAAGTAAATTATTAGACAGCACTAAAAATTGGAAGTAGCCTAATAGTAAAAGAAATGTAAAGAGAGTAAATGATGCTGCGCGAAAAACAGATGAAGCTGAAAGAAGTGCAATAACTGCATCATAGAAAAGTATGGAAGCTAAGGAAGCTTTCAATAATACTAAGAGACAGGTTACGAATGATGCCCTAAGACAAGTTAGGAATAAAGGTATTAAAAGAACTCTTAAAACTACTGGACTTGTAGGTGGTCTTGGTACTGGAGCTTATCTAGTTATTCCAAGAAATTCTAAATCACCTAGTGCTGCAGCTGAAAAGAAATTAAACAAGCTTGCAAAGTAGAAAATATTGCAGTAGACAGGTAGTTGGAGACCTACATAGAAGATGAGAGAAATCAACTTAGAAGGGAAGAAGCAGTCCATCAGGGATGCAAAAGCCATGAGGAGTGCAGCTTCTAAGGCTCAACTCAAATGGATGTAGGAAAACTCTGATAAAGCTACCAAGGTTTACAAGAGTGGCGCTAGAGAATTTGGAGGGGATGAAAATAAATTAGCCCTTCTAAAGGTTAGACAAGAAGCAATGAAACCATTCATTTCGTAGGAAGCAAGTAAAATCCGAAGGAATAGAGCATTAGGTACTTTAGGCTTAGCCGGACTTGTCACTGCAGGTTATAACTTTGAACCAACTAACTTTTATGTTCACGATCTTCATAAAGGGTGGAGAAATAAAATTGGTTTGGATTCAAAGAGTACAACTCGTACCGAAAAAGATATGTCAGATAACTTCAATAATCAAATTCAAGAGTTGGCTGCTCTGGCAATAGCCTCTGATTAGAAGGGATTAACTCCTTGGGTTTACCAAGTGTATAATAGATCACATGGCAGGGAAGCTAAATATGCAGATTTTAGTAATCCTATAAAATTCCTTAACCCTGGATAGAGAGTTGAATATTCTAATGGAGGTATGAGCATGTCCTAGTCTAGAAATAAGGATGGATTTAATGTAGTATTAACTGACGAAGCAGCTTGGGATCCAGATTAGGGTGCATCCTATTCAGCACTTTCTCCTAGAGGACTTCCAGTTACATTAGGAGTGACTAGGAAGAATTTGGGAAATAATATTGACAAAATGAGATATTAGTATAATATCCCGCTCGAAAAGGTAGATAGTATGCGGAATGTATACAATAAATATTCTGAAATAATAAGAAAAGAAAGAGAAAATAAGGCATGAAAAAGATGTTAGTATTGCTTATTAGCATTCCATGTATGTTTATCGCATGGTATTGCTATGGGATGGGTAAATCTCAGTATTCTGGAAATATCTATTCTTGTATAGATATGAAAATAGAATATGGACATATCAATCCGAATAATTTGAAGGAAGTTATTGATTTCTCAAATGAGATAACTTCTCGTACATTAACTTTTTCTACAAAATCTGAATATAAAGGTTTTGATAAGTTATCATTAAACAAAGAGACTAAAACTCATTGTGTCTATTATGCCAGAACTTATAAGAAGGTATTTGATTACATTATCTCAAAAGGTAACTTAAAAGCAACTTGTGAAATAAGAAGAGAACCCATAAAGGGTTTAGGATTTATTCCAAAATTCTTTAAGTCCATTGGAGATACTAGAATGTATAATTTTACCAAGGACCATGACTACTGTGTAGTTAATGGCGTAATTGTAGTAGACCCAACTGTTTATGATTTCTTACATTAAGAAAAAGAAGCTCTATATGGTATTTTTGGCAGGTTCGAATCCTGCCAGAGCTACAATTAACTTTAATTTTTAACATATGGTTAACGAATTTTATCAAGAATTACCTAGTAATTATGCAAATTATGAAGACGTTGTTCTTCCTAAGCACGAATCAATGAGAGAAAAAACTCGTAGAGAGGGAGTATATGGGTATCATGACCATTGGAATAAGGATGCCTATACTTGGATAGATAGATTCCTTGAGGATTCTGTTGGGAAGAAGTTTGACAACGTATATCCTAAGGTATGCGAGAGATTTAGAAAGAAGAAGGACTTCGGGTTCCGTGAAGAGTTTAAGTCAAGAATTGATCCTCATAATATGTCTGATGTATGTTGGCATAGTAACAACTACTATTTGGATTCCAATCATATTATTAGAAGGTATAAACCTATTAAGAATAATAAGCGCAGAAAGTATGTTATGGAGCTAGATAGGTCAGAAGATTACTACATTGTAAACAAGGAAAAACTCTTTTTGGAACATCCAGAAATTGTACTATATTTAAAAGCCAAATTGGGCAAGGATATAGATTATATAATTGCATCCAGTGAACGACTCTCGAATGACCTTGGAAAGAAGGTACAGGAGTGTATTACTGAGGCAATAGGAAAACTGTATACAAATTATCCTCCTAATTGGTCTCTTGATTACTGGTATTCTCCTATCATACGAAATAAAAAGTATAAGAGGCTTAGTACTTCTGACCTCATAAAGTGTTATTACGATTCTATCAATAAAACGTATTATGAGGGAACTCCAGAGTATTCAAAACATTATTATGAGGAGAGATCTGCAGAGCGGAAACGAATGAGGGAGTATAGAAAGGAGAAAGAACTAGTCCACGCTCAAATGTTGAAAGACTCGTTAATTAGAGCCAATGCGGAAAAGTGGATTAGAAAGAATACTCGCGAATCAAACTGAAAAAGGGTTTATAGTAAGTAGAATACAAACCAGAAACCCTGAGTAGGCTATAAATTGCCAAACAGCCATCCTTGTAATGAGGTAGGAGCGTTGTTAGGTATCCTTATAAGATAACATACAGCAAAATTATTCTTCACTTCTTAAAAATGAATAAAGACCCCTCTATTTTGGGTTCTTCAATGGAGGTTAAAGAGAATGTTAGAACCTTGTTGTCTGATTTTATGCACCTATAGGTTAATGGTTAGACTAGCGGTCTCCAAAATCGCAGATGGGAGTTCGATTCTCTCTGGGTGTGCTAATTAAGTTTAGCAATATGGAAAATATAAAGGTAAAAGACGAAGAGATTATCGTACCTTGTGATGACTCAGTTAATGAGTTATTTATTTGCCAATGTAATAACGTAGAACATCAACTTATTTTCTCATACTTTTCTGATGATGAGGATAAAGATGTCTATGTATCAGTACATTTATCTCCAGATTCTTTCTGGAAACGCATTTGGAACTCTATAAAGTACATATTCGGATATAGGTGCATGTTTGGTCACTTTGATGAATTTATCTTTAAGAAGCAAGATGCAGGCAAGTTACAAAGGGTAGTGGATTTTCTCAAGTCTTAAAATGTTTAGGGCTTCTGTGAGAATTTTTCTTGCGGAAGCTTTTTTTTTTTCTATGTCTAGTTATAAGTTAATAACCGACGGTGCGTATTCATCTAAACTAGACCAAGGTGGACTTGGCTTAGTATTTTTAAAAGATGATAAGTTAATCCTTAGATATTCAAAGATGTATAAACATACTACAAATAATCAGATGGAACTAGGGGCAATTATTACTGGGCTAAAGTGTATTACTAAGCCTATTGATAACCTAACTATTGTATCTGATAGTATGTATTGCATTGGATGTGCTACTAAGGGTTGGAAAAGAAGTAAAAATGTAAAGTTGTGGGAAGAGTTTGATAGGCAATATACTCGTGTATCCGAACTATGTCCAAATATTGTTTTTGAACATGTTAAAGGGCATAATGGTGATAAATGGAATGAATATTGCGACAAGCTTGCAACTACAGCTTCTAAAAGAATGGGAGATTAAGTATGGGATTTTTAATTGTATTAGGAATATTTATGGCTTTAGCCCTATTTTCAATTCTGACGACAAAGTATTCCTCTATAGAGGTAGACCCTAATGAGGAAATTTAGTAATAACATAAATTAACAATTCGTCCGTCAGATACAGTTATAAAAAGATTATATTTACAGACAGAAATGTAGATAAAACTTTTTATTTATATTAATGGTATTTAATTATGGTATCTGAAAACGGAACTAAAGTATGTTGTAAATGTGGAAAAGAGAAACCAGTGAGTGAGTTTCATAAAGACAAGAACTCAAGTGATGGTTATACCTATCAGTGTAAAGAATGTAGAAATGCAAAATACAAAGAGTATTATCACTCTAACATTGATAAAATGAAAGAGAAACGGGAAAATACTAAGGAATATCGAAAAGAATATTATAGCGATCCAGAAAGGAAATTTCAGTATAGAAAAAGGTATATTGAACGAGAGTTCGGTATTAAATATGAGCAGTATGATAAGATGCTAGAGGCACAAGAGGGGGTATGCGCTATATGTGGCAAACCTGAAACGAAATCTAATGCTAAATATCTAGCGGTGGATCATAATCACGAAACTGGTGTAGTAAGAGGGTTACTGTGCAATAATTGTAATAGAGCCCTTGGTCTTCTCGGTGATAACGTGGAAACATTACAAAACGCAATAAATTATTTATTAAAACATGAGAGAAATAATAACAGCATGTGATGGATATAAATTATCTCATCATCGTATGTACCCAGAGGGTACACAAATGGTTTATAGTAACTGGACTCCAAGAAGTTGCCGTTACTTTCCAGAAGCCACAGAAGGCTCTGTAGTATTTGGTATTCAGTACTTTGTAAAGAAGTATTTGATTGAGGAATTTAACAAATGGTTTGCTCTTCCTAAGGAAGAAGCTATTAAGCAATTTGCTTATCGTGTAGGTAACTTTGTAGACCTTAATCAGGTTGGAACAAAGCATATTGAGGAACTTTATGATTTAGGATATCTTCCTATTGAAATTAAAGCTCTTCCTGAGGGTTCTATCTGCCCTATAAGGGTACCTATGATGACTATTAAGAATACTCTTCCGGACTTCTTCTGGTTGACTAATTATTTGGAGACTCTGATTAGCTGCACTCTATGGCTTCCTTGTACTTCTGCAACAAGTGCTCGTCTTTATAAGAAGAGACTTATGGAACATGCTAGAAAGACTGGATTCCCGGAGGAAGTAAATCTGGGTTTCTCCTGTCACGATTTCTCAATGAGAGGTATGGCTGGACTTGATGCCGCTATTATCTCTGGTATGGCTCACATGACTTCATTCTGTGGTAGTGAAACAATTCCTGCTATTGAAGCAGTAGAGCACTATTACAATGCAGATGTTACTAAAGAACTTGTAGCTGCAACTGTTCCAGCAACTGAACACAGTGTAATGTGTGCAGGAGGTGAGGACGATGAGATTGAAACATATCGTCGTCTTATTAATGACCTATATCCAACAGGTATTATCTCAATAGTATCTGATACTTGGGATTTCTGGCAGGTAGTTGAGAAGTTCTTGCCTAAGCTTAAGGCAGACATTATTAAGCGTGATGGTCGAGTAGTAATTCGTCCTGATAGTGGTGATCCAGTAGATATTATTTGTGGTCTTCGTACAAATCCTCATTATCACACTGCAATGAAGGAAGGCAAGTACTACTGTGATTTCAATCCATTTATGGATGATGATGAAAGTCATTATGTAGAAGTATCTGAAGGTCAGTACTATGGAGCATATTATATGCTAGGCAAGATCTTTGGCTGGAATACTACTGTAAACGATTATCGTTATCCAAGTACCAAGGTAGGTTTGCTCTATGGAGATTCTATCACTCTGGAGCGTCAGCGTGATATCTATGCTCGATTAGAGAACGCTCATATGGCAGCTTGTAACCTCGTTCTCGGCATTGGATCTTATACTTATCAGTTTAAGTCTCGTGATTCTTTGGGATTTGCAGTTAAAGCAACTGCATGTACTATTAAAGGACAACTTCGAGAAATCTTTAAGCATCCAAAGACTGATGATGGAACGAAGAACTCCCTTAAAGGTCTTATTAGAGTTGAGGAGGAGAATGGCAAGTATGTTGCTTATGATCAGCAGACTAAGGATGCAGAACTGGGAGGCTGTCTTAAAACAGTCTTTGTAAACGGAGACTTAGTAAGAGAATATTCTCTTTCTGAGATTCGAGAACGTGTAAATTCAACACTATGAAGCACCCATTCAATCAGCAAGCCTGCTTAGATAGGCTCAAAGGGGAGTATGATAAATACGGTAAGCTGATTGTTGCCTTTGACTTTGACAACACTATATATGACTTCCATAATAATGGAGGTGATTATAGTGAAGTCATTGAACTTTTAAAAGAATGTATTAAACTAGAGTTTGATCTCATTCTGTTTACCGTGGATGAGGATCCTGATAAAGTATCTGAGAAGGTACGATGGCTAGTATCTAATGATTTATGGAACTACAAGAGTTCCCATTTCTTTGTTAATACTAGTCCAATATTTAGCAGATCCAGAAAACCCTATTATAATATTCTGCTTGATGATAGAGCGGGATTGGAAGAAAGTTATAACATTTTAAAACAAGTTGTAGATTATGCAAATTCTAAATTTAGTAAATTTGGAGAAGAGTGACATTAAGTATACTCTATCCAGATTTCCAGATGGGGAAGTACAAATTTCCTTAGGAGACTTCAGTCACAAAGACCAAATCTGTGTAAAGTGTAGAATTACTAATGCTGAGGAGTTGTTCATTGTGACTCAGGTTCTCGACATTCTTGACAGACATGATGTCTGTTATGACGTCGATATATTTTATCTTATGGGAATGAGAATGGATAGAGTCATGGACTTTAACCGCCCATTTACTCTTAAGGTAATAACAAAGATGCTTGGTAATTCTAACGCAGAAAATATTTCTGTTTTAGAGCCTCACTCAGATGCGATATACGACTATAGATTTGGAGACAAATTTAGAGCCTTGTATCCTGAGAAACATACACGCCCAGATGGTTGGACGGTTGATTATCAGTTAGTCTTACCAGACGCTGGAGCAGTGGAGCGCTACGAATATCTTGATAAAGATCCTATATCTTGCAGCAAAGTTCGTGATACAGCTACTGGCAAAATTTTAGAGATTAAAATAGACAATTCTGAAAAACTTGATGGTAGACCATTAATGATAATTGATGATTTGTGCGATGGAGGAGGAACCTTCTGTGGAATTGCAGAATGCTTCAAAAAGATTGGAATACCTAAAGACAGACTTAACATCTCTGTAGTTCATATGGTTAATCCTAAGGGCATTGAGAATCTATCTAAGAATTTCAATCACGTATGGTTTACTAACTCTTATAAGGACTGGGAGAATCTTCCAGAAAATGTAACAATGATTAAAGTAGTATAATATGAAGTACAAGAAGAAACTTGAAAATCTTAAAGCGGCACAGGCATGGTGGGATAAGCTTCCAGAACGCGATAAAGCTGGTTTAACCCGCCCAGGTGGAATAAATCAGAAAACAGCTGCCTCTGCTTAAGCTTATGAGGAGAGTAGTTATTGTTGGAATGGGAATATATTCCAGCATAGGCACTAATAAAAAAGAGGTTCTAGAGTCTTTACGAAAGGGCTTCTGTGGAATTGGAATGGATCCATCTAGGGAAGGGTTTAACTCTAAACTAACTGGAATCGTCCCAATTCCAGATAAAATACCTCAGCATATTAGAAGATATATGGCTCCTCAAACCTGCTATATGTACAATGCCCTAAACGAGGCTTTAGAAGATGCTCACTTAGAATGTCCTCCTGTTAACTGTGGATTAATTATTGGAAATGATAGTAGTTCTCAGGCTACAGTAGAGGCAGTAGAGTCCTATTCTAAACTCAAAAGGACTTCTAAGTTGGGTGCAACTCATGTTTTTAAGACATTAACTTCTAATCCTACAGCTGTTCTAAGTACATACTTTAGACTAGAGGGTCCATCCTTTAGTGTTGGGGGAGCATGTGCTTCTGGAGCTCACGCAATAGGAGTTAGCTATAACTTGATTGCTGGGGGCGCTGCAGACATTATAGCTGCAGGTGGATGTCAGGAGGTTAATCCTGCTGCCACCTTTGCCTTTGATGCTATTGGAACTTTCTCAAAATCCACTATTCCTAAAGAAGCGGTTAAGCCCTTTGATAAGAATAGAGAGGGGTTAGTTCCTAGCGGTGGCGCAGCTTGTTTAATCTTAGCAGAAATGGATTGGGCATTGGAGCAGAATCTTCAAATTTATGGGGAGATAGTTGGATATGGAGCTAATTCTTCTAATCATCTCTCGAAGAGTGATTTGAACGCTGAATTAGAGTGTATGCAGAAAGCCCTTAGGAACTATTCTCCTAATGATGTTAGTGTAATTAGTGCCCACGCTACTGGTACAGTTGATGGCGATCTCAGTGAAGCAGGAGCTATACTAGGATTATTTGATAAATGTAGACCCTACATAAGTGCAACCAAGGCTCTTACTGGACACGAAATGTGGGCAGCAGGGTCTACTGAAATAGTATATTCAATATTATCTAGTAAAGCTGGCTTTGTTCCACCTAATATTAATACTGAAGATGGTTCCTACTCCCTTAATATCCATAGAGACTTAGTAGAAGTTGAATCCCCAAAGTTCATTTTGAGTAATTCCTTTGGACTAGGCGGTACTAACAGTTCAATATTAATTAAGTTATGATAGAGGAAATAATTTCTGACATAATTCACTATATTACGGAAGACATAGGATACCCTGTGCAGTTGAATGAGAACAGCAATTTAGCAGATGATGCAGGAATGGATAGTCTAGATACGGTAGATCTCCTAGGGCACCTTGAGGCTAAGTATGATGTTAAGTTCAACGAGGAGGATCATTCTATCTTTAAGAAAAGTATTCGTGAAATAGCGAAGTATACTGATTCACTAAGAGGAAATGAAGCATAAAATTTATCTAAAGGTTGTGAAGGGTAGATGGTATATATCATTGGGGTGTAAGGGATATAAATCTACATATGCCCTAAATAGAGCCTTATCTACATTAATTCATGGAGAGTCTGCAGAGGTTACATTCACCTCTGATAGAACAGAAAATTCCGCTTATAAAGCTGTAGTTACCAGAAGGGATGACCTATACATTCTGGAACTTCATGACTTAGATACTGATGAATTGAAGATGTCTATAGAGCAATGTCCAAAGATATTTAACGATTTTGATATCGGTTCTGAGTTTTATATAAATTATAAGCCTAATGATAATTGAGGAGAAGGATTTTCGGTTAACTCCAGTTTCTGAATCTAGTCCTATGTTCGACTTAGAACTTCTGTATACAGTACGTCCTAAGGGCAAAGAGGCTAGACAGGAATTTAAGAATGTAGCCTATGGAATAAGCTTAGAGTCCGCTCTAAAGAAGGTTATTCAGTATAGAGTATCATGTAAACATGATACTACTGACTTGGCAACATATCTGAAGGACTTTAGAGAGGAATTAGATTCACTTAAAGCACTATGCGGAATTTAAATGTTCACAGCTTACAGAGATCATTAAACGATTTATGTTTGCAACTTAACAATAAATACCTTATAAACAATGGTGGATGTTGTTTTGTTGCATATTTGATTGCCTTCCATCTAGATAGGTTGGGGCTAAGATATAAGTTACTTATCTTTACAAATGAGTTGAAAGATGATATTAGTATTTCATCTGAAATTCATTCTAAAGTTAAGAATAACTCAAGAAGGACCTCCATAGTAGGTTCGGGAACTTGTCATCATTACGCTCTATATTTAGAAGGAGGGGGAACTATAAATGTTGGAGGGTTTAATAGTCTTCCTAACAAATATCTGGTTGAAGATATAAAGTCCTCTGATATTAAATGGATTTATAGGTCTGGAAGATGGAATCCAAAGTATAATGTCCATAACAATAGAATTATTCGTAAAACTTTTAATGCATTTTTTAATGGCTACGAAGAAAGAAACGGTTTATCCAATCACTAGGACATTACTATGTCCTAGGTGTAGACAAAGGGGGAAGCATACCCTCTATGTTCCTGAGTATGCAATTTATAAATGTACAATTTGTGGTAATATACACGCATGAAAGAAGAAAATGTTAAAAGTCCTATTAAGGCAGCCCAGGGTGATGAGGATCGCTGGGTAGATGTGCACGATGATGCACTTATGGTTGAATTGGGTATTCACCCTCGTCCTGTAACTCCTAGAGACCCTAGTGTCTGGAGCAAGAGCAAACAGGAGAAGAAAATACTCCGAACTCTAAGATGTGCTCATAAGGGCAAGATGCATCTTGGTACCTCTCCTCGTAAGGTAATTCCTGTACGAGCTAAGCTTATTGTTCAGCTAAAGAAGAACAAACGATTCCCATATACAACATACTCCACTATCTGTGGTATGCACCAGATAGGAGATGTTCTTAACTTTTTCCATCAGTGGGATCGTCAAAATAGAATGATGGTTAGTGTTGTAGCTAAGTATACCTTCAATGGGAAAACGTACACGCCAAACGAACGACCATTCTGGAAGTAAGTTTTATAAGTATGAAGGAGGGATTGTTGAACTCCTTCCTACTTTCACGTATGAAGTAACCTTAAGTAAGTATTGGAATAATGGTTTCTGCCAACTTGGTAGTAAGTTATACAAGGCTGATAGGTTACTTCATATAAAGGATAATTGTATTGTAACAAAGTATGATGGATACAGTATCGAGAAAGAAATTTCCTTGGTAGGTGTCCCTCAAGAGTTTGTAGATGAAATGAATCTACCACTCTATGTTTCTAAACCAAATAAAAAATTAAAGAAAAAATGAATAACGAAATCGTACTTAAGGACAAGTTTGTTGATTATGCTGGTAAAGAGCATCAGTTTGTAATTGCAGCTACAAAGGTTGCACTCAAGAATACTGACTCTGGTTATCCATTAGTAATGAAGATTGTTAATGGAACTGGTGAAGGACTTGGATGTGTTCAGGTAGGCTTGCAGATTGGTGTATCTATCTGTAATCCAGTAGATAAGTTCAGTGAGAAGGTGGGTGTACTTAAGGCAGTTGCTCGTGCCAAGAACTCTGAAATTGCACTTTATGCTGCACATCCTGGACAGATGAGTGATAATCTCGTCCGTACTTATCTTGCTCAGGAAGCAGAGTATATTAAGGAGAATCCTGAGAAGTACATCAAGGGATATAATGACGCTAAGGCTCGTTTCTTGAAGCATCAGGAAATGGAGCAGGTGAAGGAGAACTTTACTGACATTGAGAAGGTTATCGTAGAAGGAGTGAAAAAGGATCCTGCTTACCTTGACAATGTACAGAAGTATCTCGACTATCTGAACAAGCAAACTAAGAAATGCGGAAAGCAGAGAAAGTAATTCTGGTTTTCTTCATATTTACTAGTTTAGCTTTAGGATATATTATATTTAAACCTGAGAAACAAGTTCAGGCTCCGGACTATTCTGAAAGAATAGATTCCTTGGAGTCTGAACTCTCCTCCATAAAGAGTAAAAGAGATTCTATAGCAGGAAGAATTGATACAACTGTAATTAAAATTGAACAGAATGAAAAGAGCTACAAAGAGACTATTAGTAACATTGTTAATAACACTACTAGCGACGACTACATCTTCTTCATCAACTATCTCAAGTGGAATAGAGAAAGATTCGACAGTATCAATAACTCCAGCCCAACTGAAGGAGACTAATCTAATCTTTGCTGAACACCATAAGTTATTAATTGAAAACCAATTACTTTCTGAGCAATTAAATAATTATAAGGAAGATAATAAACTTCTTACAAGAGCTGATTCGGTTAGACAAGCTCAGATTAAAGTCTACAAAGATTGGAATAATTCTTTAACCAAGGATCTCAATAAGAAAAATAGAACTCTATTTTTCTGGAAGATTGGAGGCATTATAGTTAGTTCTGGTTTATTAGTACTTCTGTTAGTAAAGTGAGCCTTATAAGGATAGAAAAAGATAAATTTGGAGTTAAATTAAAGTTTCCTAATAGGGAATGTAAGTCTTGTAGAAGGTATCCATGCTTTCGTGGAATTGAAAAGTGTTCTTCTAATTTTGCAGCCTATGGTTGCACCTATTATAGGGAACTTAATTCTTCAAATTAATCATGACTGTTCTAGCTAAATTATTGGCTAGTGAAGAGGATGCTCTTGGCTATACAACATATGTCTTTGAGTGTCTAGATGAGGACGTGATTAAAGAAACTAGGTACATTATGTGCACTAGGTATCCAAATTGGGATCACCGTAAGATAGAGATAGGTGAGGTTGGGTTTCTAAACTTCTTTGAAGTAAAGGCTGGAGTTGATAAGTGGTTTGACGGAAATAAATTTGTCCCTTATCGCTATAGCAACATTCAGTTTATGAAGTTTGTAGAGAAACCTATTAAAAAGCCTCACAAGTTTACAATGTAAGATATAATTTAAAAAATAACAATATGAAAGACAGTAAATAAATTATGACAGTAATGAGAGACAAACTTATGGAGGCAATGGAAGCAAAGAATAATGACATTAAGTCATTTGTATGGAAACTTGCACGAAAGGCAGATGGAACTCAGGAGGAGATTCATCTTGTTGACGCTACTCCAGAACAACTTAATCAATTCTACAAGCATTGTTTATCAATGCTTCATAGTACTGATAAGTTAAATCCTGGTAGATATGTTCTTTTGGACATTATTAGTGAGCAGCGTAAGAAGTGTAATGTTGAGCTCTTCCTTCGTAAGTTGGAGTCTGGCGAAATATGCGCAGATGGTAAACCTTACCCTCGCCATCTGTATATTCAGGACCTTCGTGGATATATGAATAGTCATAAGGAGGATTTCCCTTCTAATGAACTAAAGAATATCTCTATTGCAGCATGCACTGGAGGTCTTCCTAGAGAGTTTGAAAGAATCTCTATAGAGGATGTTCTTGACGGAGGCTTGGATCAACTTGGTTATTTTGATAACAAACATATAACTTTTAGTTTCATTCTTAATATGGGTGTATATCTTACTCCATCTGAAATGAAGGAGTTTGATGAAAAGGATAAGGATGGAAACACACGTAGTAAGCTTGAGGTTATTAAGGAGCGCCTTAATATTAAGAATACTGTACGCTTAACCGTAAAGCCTACAGGTCTTAATTTCAATGAACTGCGTGCTATGGTCAACTTAAGACCTAAGAAGTATTCTGAATTGACTACTGATCAACTTATGGTGCTTCGTAATAAGGTTCTGTTCCGTTTGGAAAATGAGGTTATGTTCCACATTGACCAGTGGGAGGAGAGAATCCGTCAGCTTAAACTAGTTGCAGAAAGTCGTGGAATCACACTTGAAGACTAATGGATAAGCTATCAGATTTTCTTATTAACTGTCAGAACTTCATCAATATAGATAACTATGCTATATTGTTATATGGATTGATAGAATATGCAAGAATCTTCATTTAAAAGGACTACCCGAGACGAAAGACAGGAGAAGTGTCGAGTCAAATGGGTAAAAAATAAGTGTAAGGGAACAATAGTTGCATCCACTGGTTTTGGAAAGACTAGAGTTGGACTTAACTGTATTAAGACAGTCCTGAAAAAATATCCAAGCATGAAAGTCATAGTTATAGTTCCTACTACTGCTCTAAAAGAGCAGTGGCTGGGGCTACTTGACTTTAATGGATTGTCTCTTAATTGTGAGGTGTTAGTAATTAATACTGCTATTAAGAGATTATACAAATGTGACATTATTGTGATTGATGAAATCCATAGAGTTGCAGCAGATACATTGAAGCATGTCTTTGAAACTGTTAATTATAAGTATATTCTTGGTTTGACAGCAACCTTTGAGAGACTTGATGGAAAACATGAGTTGCTTAAGAAATACTGTCCTGTTATTGATGAAATTACCCTTGCTGAATCAAAATTCCAAGGATGGATTTCTGACTATAAGGAATACCAAGTTATACTGGATGTTGATGATATTGCTACCTATAAAGAAATGAATAGGGAATTTACCGAGCATTTTGAGTTCTTTAATTTCGACTGGGAGAAAGTTCTAAATTGCCTAGGACCAAGGGGGTTTATGTATCGTTCTCAATTGAGGGATGAAATGTGTCCTAATGGGACAGAAGAGCAAAGAAAACAGGTATTTAAGCAAATAACATATCACGCAACACAATTTATGCGGGTTGTACAGTCTAGAAAAGCTTTTATTAATAATCATCCAAAAAAGATAGAAGTTGCTAGACGAATTATTCAAGCTAGACCAAATTCTAAGATTATTACTTTTTCAAATAATGTCAAGATGGCAGAATCTATAGGCATGGGAGGAAAAGTGTTTTCTGGAAAGGATAGTAAGAAGAAGGGGAGAATGACAATAGAGGAATTTAGTACTGAAAAGACTGGAATATTACATACTATCAAAAAAGCCGATGAAGGCTTAGATGTACCAGGATTGTCAGTTGCTATTATACTTGGTCTAGATTCTTCTAAAATCCGCAAGACACAACGAATAGGACGTGTGGCTAGGAAGGAAGGTGACAAAAAGGCTGAAATATTTACGTTAGTCTTAGATCAAACTGTTGAGACAGAATGGTTTAAGAGATCCAACAGTTCTGCAAGTGTTATTACAATTGATGAAAAAGGGTTAGATGACGTTTTAGCTGGAAAGGAACCTAGACCTTATGTTAAACATATTAAGGACTTTACATTTAGATATTAATATATGATAAATGAGAAAATGAATGAACTTCTCATTCTAAGCTCCCTCTTAAGTACAATTAATACCAAGGATATTGAATATAACGGAGAAACTAGAATGATTAAAAGAAATGACGGAACTTATTACAACGTAGACAAAATGCAAGAAAGAGCAGAAATCTTAGTTGAGGAGTTTATGAAGCCGTATGCAATTTGATTCCACCTCGAAAGAGGTCTAACTTATGTGCAGTTGTAAGATTAGTATTTTTCAATATTAACTTATAAACTGCTTGAAAAATTTAACTTTAACACTAGAAGAAGAAATATCTATACTCAGTAAGTATAGAATAACCCCAAATGAGCTGATGTTTATCAGAACTTTACTGTTGCTTCAGGATGAAGAGAATGAAGATATATTCAAATCATACATAGAAGCATTATATAAATGTGAAGTGAAAACTAGGGAGGTTATTCTATCTTTACAGAGTAAAGGAATTATTCTAAAGAGTTTTCATTGTCCAAAGGAAGGAGAAGCTTTTGATCCATATTCTATACCATTTAATAAGAACTTTATAAAGAATCTTTATAGATGTTCTTTTGAAATGGGAAAGGAATTGTTTGAAGCATATCCTCAATTTGGAATTATAGGAACCTCCACGGTTCCGTTAAGAACTGTAGCTAAAAAGTTTGATTCATTAGAAGAAGCTTATTTTAGATATGGCAAAAGCATTAAGTGGAATGAAGAAAAACATAATCAAATCATTGAATTAGTTAGATGGGCGAAAGATAATAATATTATTAACTGTAGTCTAGCTAGCTTTATTGTTAATCAGGGATGGATTGATCTAGAAGCCCTTAAGAAGGGAGATGGCGCTAATGTTAATTTTGACGCAATTAAGTTGGTATGATAACTGGTAGAGAAGAGTTTTTTAACCTAGTTCGTGAAGGACGAGAGGGTAAGAATATTGGCTTATCTGTAGGTTCTAAAAGATTAGAAAGCTTTATAGATGGCTATTTACCAGGAACTAGCTACTTGATAGGTGCTGCGTCTGGTGTAGGTAAATCAACCTATGCTCTATGGACATTTGTATATCAGCCACTTATTCACTTTCTTGATGGAGAGTGTCCGGAGAGAGATCCAAGATGGCTTCTCTTTAGTCTAGAGATGACTAGAAGTCAAGTATATGCAAAACTAGTATCCATGTACATTATGGATAAGTTTGGAGTAGAACTCAGATATAAGGAGATGTTCTCTAGAGGTAAAGATTGTATCCTATCTGATGATAGGTATGAACTTCTAGAGAAAGCTTCTGAATTTATGGATGTACTTGATGAAAGACTAACCTTTTACGAGGGGAGTCTAACTGAGGCAGTATATCTTAGAGAAGTCGAAAAAGAACTCAGAAAGTATGGAGAATTTACGGAGGATGGTTATATCCCTAATAATCCTCAACAGATTCTTGGAGTTCTTGTGGATCACTTTACTCTCGTTAAAGCAACTTCTGGAAGATCTAAGAAAGAGGAAATAGATGCAATTTCTAGAGACTCTGTAATGCTTAGAAATAAAACTAAGATTATGAGTCCTATTCATATTGCTCAGTTTAATAGAGATTCTAATAATCAAGAAAGAATGAAGCAAGGATTGCAAGATCCTTCCTCTAATGATTTCAAGGATAGTGGTGCTCTCTATGAGGATAGTCAAGTAGTTCTTGCACTATTTAGTCCTCATAAATATAAGCTCTCATCTTATAGGAAGTACGATATTAAGACGTTGGAACAATGTTTCATAGGTCTATTCCTTTTAAAGAGTAGATTTGGTACTTCCGACATAATGGTTCCTCTAGGTTATTATGGTGATAGTTCTCACTATATAGAATTACCTAAACCTGATGAAATATTTGATTATGAAAAATATAAAAGTCCAGAATGGGCTTTGGAAGAGCAGCAAGATAACGTAAAGATAGAAGATGATAATAAAACTATTCAAAAATCTAAATTTACATTATAATGGCTGAATTAATAGCAATCGTCGGTGAAAGTGGAAGTGGTAAAACTTCAAGTGTTAGAAATCTTGACCCAGCAAAGACCTTTATCATATCAACAACTGGTAAGCGTCCTGGAATTAAGGGAGCTAACAAGAAATATCCTTCTTTCACTGTTCAGGATGGAAAAGTTTCTGGCAATTTCTTTGCCTCTGCAAATGTTGATCAAATCGGTAAGGTATTACAGATTATTGACAAGAAAATGCCGCACATTACAACTGTCGTCATAGACGATAAACAAATCTTTTAAAACACATTAGATATTTTGAGAACCCACGAAATATTATTATATTTATATCATAATAATTAACTTAATTTATTTTTGATATGAATAGAAAATATAACGATTCTCAAATCATTGAATTACATTCTGCTGGTCTTACAGACCGAGAAATTGCTGAAACTCTTGGTGTATCTCCTAATAATCTTGCTACTAAGAGAAGGAAATTGGGACTTACTCCAAATAAAAGTAAGAGAGACACATATAAATTAACAAAGAAAGAATTAGAAATTTTAGTAGGAACCATATTAGGAGATTCTACTATTAGGTATGTGCACAGTCAGTGCAAATATCCAAATCTAACTTTTTCACATGGACTTAACCAAAAGGAGTACTTCGATTGGCTTACTGATAAGTTATCTAATCTGAGATCTTCCATCGGAAAATATAATTCTAAGTATATTAGAACAAACGGGGAAATCGCTGAAAGATTAGTTTATACAGGAAGTAATATGTTCTGTTTGAAAGAACTTCGTGACGTTTTTTATACGAAAGAGGGAAAGAAAATTATCCCCATTGAGTATATCAAGAGTATCTTCTCTGAATTAAGTCTATATTGTTTATTTATGGACGATGGAAGTTATGATATTAGAAGCAATAGCTATATAATTAATACACAATGTTTTTCTAGAGAAAATCTCGAAGAATTTGTATGTTTATTACATAACAAATTTGGGCTTGATTTTAGTATTAAGTCTGATAATTGTCTATATCTAAAGCATTCGTCAAATGAACAAATGTATAAAATCCTTACTTCAGTAAATGAATGTAAATCAATGGACTACAAATGTGGTAGTCGTCGTAAAACTCCGTTAAACGGGGAAACCCCAGAAATGGACAATCCCGTGCTAAACCCTCAAGAAATTGAGGAAAATGCCGATCGACTAGAGGTGATGCCAAATAAGTAATGTTGTGGCTATAAAATCCTCCACGAAAGCGGGGCACTACTCAAAGTACAGTTCGAGAGAATAGGAAATGAGCCAAAGATATAGTCAGGACTATATAGTAATATATAGAACTGGAGGATAAAGAGCCTTCAGGATAACATATCGTTCCAGTATGTGATGGGCTTTGAGGCAATGGATAGAGCTAAGGAGAAGAGCTATGATAAATTTACTGATATGGCACAGCATGCGTATCAGGTATTGAAGTCTGCAATGAACATGCGTGACGACTTAAATGTTGTAGTCTCTACTCATAGTGAAAACATGGGTGATAGAGTGTCTCCTTATTACAAAATGAAGACTCTCGGAAAGATGTTGGATTCTGTGATTACTCTGGAAGGTTTGTTTACTTATGTGTTCTTCACCACTATACAGCGCGATGAGGACAATAAGCCTTCATATAAGTTTATCACTAATTCTGATGGTACTTGTACTGCTAAGTCTCCAATGGGATTATTTAACGATATTTATATCGATAATGATCTTGATTATGTAGTAAAACGTATTAAGGAATATAACGAGGAAGACTAATGCCTACTGTAAAAGAAACTTTTATCCTAAGTCTAACCTATGAAATGTCGGTGGACACAGAAACCGGCGAAGTGTTAGAAACCAAGCTTATTGACAGGAGTGTTAATAAGCCAGTTAAAGCAATGAAAGCAACTGCAAATGAAGCAGTGCAAGATGATGATAAAGAGCCAAAACTTTATTTGGAAGATAACAAGTGTAGACTTAACTCTAAGGCTGTATCCCTTATGGGGATTAGCCCAGGAGATAAGTTAGACATCAAGTATGATGATGGAAAGAATGGTTCAGTTCCTATCATTGGAACTGATGAGGCTTTTGGTACGAAGGGAGGTAATAAACTGACTAAGTCAAATACCATAGCCTGCAGAGGTAGCAAGAATGAAGAACTTTCCAAATATGGAAAGGAATTTGTTCTAGCTGTACACCCATCGAAAGCCGGATTATTCGTACTTACTTCTGAAGAGATGGCTGTAGATCAATTAGTTGGAGATGACAATGTTAACATTGATACTCCAGAAGGGATAGATCTTAATTTAGAAGGATTAGTAGATGACAAAGATGCAAATGTAAGTTCTATAGATACAAACTTCTTTAAACTTTAATTTGTAAATATTATGTCAGAATTTAATTTTGGTAGTCTCGCAACAACACAAGCAACTTCTAATGTACAGCAGCGTCTTAAACCTTGGGGAATTTATCCTGTAAAGTTCTCAGGAGCTCGCAAGGAAACTATTAAGGGTAAGAAAGACCCTAATGCAGTTTATGAAATTCTTAAGGTCCGTTTTGACGGAGCTGACGGATATTATGAAGAGTCTATCTTTTATCCTAAGGATGGAGACGAAAAACGTCCTACTTATACAAGTAAAGAAGGTCATGAATATCAGGGAGCATCTTCTTTTGATAGAACAATGACCTTTATTGCACAGGTAGCAGAGGTTCTCAATCCAGAAGGGTTCAAAAAGATGCAGGCAGCTAGTGCTAAGTTTAGATCTTTTGATGATGTAGTTACTGCATTCATAAAGATTACTGACAGCGCCAAAGGTAAGGAAACTAATCTCAAACTTGTAGGAAGAACACAAAACGGAAACGTTGTAGCAAGTCTTCCTAAGTTTGTTGCAATAAATAAGAATGGAGAGAAGTTTACCTGTGATAACTTCGTGGGTGATAAGCTTTTCTTCTCTGCTTATGAAGAGTCTAAAAAGGCAGAATATCTGAATGCCAAGCCAACTAACATGGATAGTGGTGAAAATTCTACTATTGCCAAGGAAGTTGATAGCAAAGCAGCAGGTTCTGAAGATATAGACTTCGAATCATTGCTTTAATAAGAATTGAGAGGTATCTACTGTGATAGTAGGTATCTCTATTTTGGTTTTTACTAGAAATTTAGTATTTTTGTGTTCTAAACACAATTATTATGGACTTCTCGTTTCAACCAAAAATTACTAAAGAATTAATTTTATCTAGGTTCTCTGAGGAGCAACTTATGGAATACTACTTGCACATTCCAGTTAAGAAGGGGCTATTTCGCTCTCCTCTAAGGAGAGATAAGCAACCAACTTGTAGTTTCTATAGGAACAAGTCTGGAACATTAATATTTAAGGATTTTGCAACTGGACAGCATTTGAACATATTTGATGTAGTCCAATCTATCTTTAGATGTGACTATTTCGAGTCACTTAGAATCATTGCTAATGACTTTGGAATTGTTCGAGATAATGCTCTACATAAGAATCCAGGTAAGATTAATTTAAATCCTATTAAGATTAAAGATAAAGAGATATCAAAGATTCAAATTGAGGTGCAGGAATTTACAGACAGTGAACTTAAATGGTGGGGAAAATATGGAATCTCCAAGGACATCTTAAAGCGCTTTAATGTATATTCATGTAAGCATGTCTTTCTAAATGATCAATTATTTGCTGAATCACAGCAGCACTGCCCTATATTCGGGTATTATGGCAAGAAGTATCAGGGTCTTGAGCTATGGAGATGCTATTTTCCAAAGAGAACTTCTTTTAGGTTTATAACGAATTGGCCTAGTAAGAAAATTCAGGGCTATGACCAGCTGCCAAAGAAAGGAAAGCTACTAGTGATTACTAAATCAATGAAGGATAGCATGTGTCTCTACTCCTGTGGAATAACTGCATGTGCCCCGAATAGTGAAAATCTATTTATTCCTGACAAGGTTTTGGAGGACTTAAAGAATCGTTTCGAGAACATTGTAGTTCTATATGACAACGATAGACCAGGCTTATATAATATGGCTAAGATTCGGAAAGAACATCCAGAGCTTACTTACATATTTATTCCTAAGAGGTATGGAAGTAAGGATATATCAGATTTTTATAAAGATCATGGAAGAAAGGAAACACTCAATTTAATAAAAACATTTATATTATGGTTAAAAGAACATAGACAGAATTAGACACATCTGTAAGGGCAACTTTCAAGGATGGAACTTCTAAAGACTTTACATCTATAGAGGAGGCTAGTGATGGTACAGGAATATCTGTTGCAGCTATTAAGATTAGATGTAATAAGCCTGGAACTGGTGGAAAAGACAAAACCACCTTTGAATGGTTAAATGATACTACTGCTAGACACTATAGAGCCAAGAAATCCAAGAACAAGGGAGCAGGCTTAGAAGCAGAAGTTGTGAATAAACTAAAGGAGATTGGTTATGGCGGGGTATGTAGAGCTGCTGGAGAGTCTAAGAATTTAGACGCTTCTAAGGTCGATATCGCAGATATTAACCATGAACTTGAGGTAGCCATTCAGTGCAAGCACTATGCTAAATTTCCGAATTACTTTGACATAAAAGATGAGTGTACAGATCCTCGTGACTTTGTCTTAGTTTGGAAGAAATCAGCCCAAGCAGGAGAGAACAGTAAAGGAACAGTAGCTGTTCTTGATATAGACTTTTTTTATAAGTTGTTAAAAACTTACCATGAATATGGAAACAAATAATGTTCATGGTCTAAAAGACCGGGACAAGTAATGAATAAATATATAATTCCAGTATGTAATATCTCAAATTCAAAGGTGTATAACCTTAGGATAATCGCAAATTCTAATGCTGATTGTCAGGACAAAATTATGGAAAAATTTGCAGACTATTCCGAATGTGATTCCTACCGTGATTTCATTAAAGATTTGAATAGCCAGGATATTCTTATTGGAGCAATAACTGATATAGAAGAATTATGAGATTACGAATAGGACTAGATATTGATGATACAGTCTGTGATTTTATAAATCCTTATTTGAAGCGCTTTGGCACTCCCCATAAGGATAGTGAGATCACCAGAAATGTAAACAGGATCCTTATAAAGGATAGAGAATTTTGGTTAAATCTTCCGGTTATCAACCGTCCAGACTTTATGCCTGCTTTGTATTGTACTAAGAGAGTACATTCTAAAGCTTGGTCTAAGAAGTTTTTGGAATTGAATGATTTGCCAATAGCTCCTATATATCAGGTTTACTGTCAGGTATCTAGTAAAGCACCTAGGATTAAAGGTAGGGTTGATGTTTTCGTTGATGATAGTATCTCAAATTTCATTGACCTTAACTTGCATGGAATACCCTGCTTGCTAATGGATGCTAAGCATAATAGAAAGTGGGGTCCAGTTGGAAGGATCTTTAGTCTTAGAGAAGAAGAAATAGAGGATTGTTATAATCTATTCTTAGATACACTATATCCTAACTTTAAAGATTTAGTATATGATAAGTTTGGCTGATTTAAATCAGATTCAGATTATACCTCTATTGGATACTTTAAGGTTGCAGAAGATAGACGATGTAGAGTATTTTAGTGAGAAATACAATAGCTACATAAGCAATTCTAGACTGTCTCTTATAAATCCAGATCAAGACAATGATCCTAAGGCTTTCTTTGAGGGGTTTGGAAAACACAACAAGTACAGTGATGCCTTAATATTTGGTAGTGCTGTTCATGAACTTACTCTTCAGCCAGAGTTCTTCCACATGTGTACAAGTGTGGATAGACCTACTGCCAAAGCAGGTTTTATGGCGGATGAACTCTTCGAAGAGTATAAGAAAAATCCTTCTTTAAGCTCAGATGCTCTTATAAGAGCTTCTGATAAAGTTGATTATTACAAGGGCAAATTTGATAAAGAGAAACAAGATGCCCTGCTCTCAAAGTGTTCAGACTATTGGGAGGGCAGACAGGAATATGAATCTTCTCCTTTAAATAGCACCCCAATTTATTTGGATGCTAAGGGTAGAGAAAGAGTTTTACAGTGTGTAAGAGCTTTAAAGGAAAACGAGAGTATCCAGAAGCTACTTCATCCTGAAGGACTCTTGGAAGATCCTATTTCCGAGAATGAGCAAGCAATTTTGCTTGATGTCAAAGTTATAGTTCCAGGATGTGATCCTTTCGTGTTAAAGCTAAAGGCTAAACTTGATAACTATACTATTGACAAAGAAACTAATACTATTGTAGTTAATGATGTCAAGACTATTGGGAAAATAGTTTCAGAATTTCCTGACAATTTTAAGAGGTTTCACTATCATCGGGAGTTATCCTTGTACAGCTGGATGTTATCTCTTGTAGCTAAGAAGCATTATGGTATGGAGAATTGTACAATTCGTTCCAACTGTTTAGTTGTATCTACCATACCAAAGTATTACACTAAGGTATATGAAGTTACCAAAGCTGACTTTACAAGAGGGTGGGAAGAATTTAAAGCTCTTCTAAGGCTTGTAGCCCACTATTATAATAAAGGATATAGGTTCGTCTAATGGATATTGCCATGGATGTTATAACCACTCCCCCGTACCAAGATATGCAGCGGTTATATAACCGTTACTACTCGTTGGGATATTTAGAAACGGACATAAATGCTAAATTTGCATTGATTTCCCTTATAGGGTATCTAACTTTTAAGCTAAAGCAAAAGAAGCCAGATGTAACTGCTTATCAGGTTATAAGAAAGATAGTTGAAGACAGCTTACCAGAAGACTTCATAAAAGGAATTGCGGTGGTTGTAGAAGACTTTTCTTATGGCTGTAAAAGCTTCCCTACATTTGGTATAAACGACAAAGATATTCCTAATAAAATAAAGGAAATTTTGTCAACATATGTTCCGTTTTAATTATAAGTAGGTAGATTCATTTATTTTGTGCAGATAATTTTGTTAACATTTGTTAACAATAAAATAGTCACTTTTCGTTTGCATAGGTTGAGTAATATATTATATTTGCTTTACCAAAGTCAACGAAAGAAGATGAGGTAAAATTTAGAGCTTAAGATAAACTTTACAAATTATTGTTTTGATGATTCAATAAAGAATAGTATATTTGTAATGTTAGATGAAAGATGTTGATACGAATTAATGTTTTTGATTTTAAACTTTTTAAATTTTATTGAATTATGACACAAATTATGAATTTTAAGAGAATGGAAGTAACTGGAGCAACTAAGGATGAAGCACTTGCAAAGGCTCCTTTTGACATTATGGGTGATGCTACACAGGCTTACAAAATCTGGAAGAAAAAGCAGGTAAACGGTGTAACTGACGCTGACAAGAAGCAGTTTATGCTTGATTATCTTTCTAAGAAATCTAAGAATGTTGCTGGCGTAGGATTCTCAATCACATTGGAGTCAGCCGTTGCTGATAGCCGTGAGCGTCCTTATAGTATTCACGACAAGAAAAATGAGTCTGGTGCTCGTAAGTACAAGACTACTTATCAGTTGATTGATAAGACTACTGGTTCAGTTATTGCTGAAACAAACGAAACTAAGGCTAAGGCTAAGGAAATTGCTAAGAATTTGTATGTAGATAAGGGCTTTAAGGGCAACATTATCTGCACATATACAAAGCAGGTAGTTGATGGCGAGCCAATCGCATTTGAAGCTGAGTATACTCCTTCAAAGAGTTCTCGTGTTGGTAGTTATCTTGTATTCGGAGTTGAAAGAGGTTAATTCCATATCTAAATCCTATATTAAGGGCAGTTGTTGAGAAACGACTGCCCGTTTTTTTTTTATAGCATAATAGCTTAATATAAAATTGAATAAATCAATTAAAAATAATGAAACATTCGACTGTTAGAAAATATACTGAAATATTAACCGCAGCAAAAAATAGCGGACAGAACTTACATCTTTTCTGTGAGAAAAACGGACTTAACTATAATAGTATAGTTGGAGCTATCTCTACTCTTAAGAAGCAGAATGATGTTGAAACTGACGAGGTAAAGACTTTGCTTCATTTGTATAGTGAAGTAGTCTCTAAGAAGGGAAAGTCCTTGAAGGAGGTGATTGATACGGACGATAGAGCAGAAACTTCTGTTCTCAGAGGAGAAGATGGAAGGATTAACTTCTATAGTTATCAAATCTTTAGAAGGGATAAGGCACCTCTAACTGGTAAATTAACTAGGGAGGAAATGAATACTATTCATAGACTCTACTCTTACTATGGAGACTCTCTAACTCAGAGAGTTATTTCTAGACACTTTGTGGACTTATCTCTTGTAGACTTTAAGAGAATCCTTCGTGCATTTAATATCACTAAAGCATCTGCTCCATTTGCTCCTCATATGTTTGAGGAATTGAGTGAGGATGAGCTTAGAGAAATTCAACTTCGTGAGAAGGAGAATAGCTTCCTCCGCAAAGCGGAAGAGGATCAAATCAAAAATACAGAGAAGCTTCTAAAGAAGTATGCCAAAGAGAATATCGAACTTAAAAGACAGATGAAGGATCTGTCTGAATTTAAAGTAAAGCTCCCAGAAAATCTTAATCCTATTCTTTTAGAAGAGAGAAAGGAGGTGGGAAGGAACATAAATCTTTATCTTTCTGACCTACATTTAGGAGCTGCTTTGACTACAGGTTCTCTTTATAAGGAGAATATTAAGTATGGTTTTGTCGAAGCTCAGAGAAGACTCGCTGAGATTCTGGAGAGGCTTCATCAACTCGGAACTTTTGATACTATCAATCTTGTGCTAATGGGAGATAACATTGACTGTGCAGGAGTATATGGTAAGACAGCAAGGCTTGATCATGACCTTCCAGAAAATATGGATGCCAGAGAACAAGCCAACAAATTCATAGAGCTCTTGCTATGGTTTATAGGATCTTTAGTGGAGAAGGAAAATAAATTCTGTTCTCACATAAACCTGTATTCAGTTCCTTGTGGTAATCATGGAGGCAATTATGAATATATGTGTAATAAAGCATTGATTGCAACAGTAAATGCTAAATTTCCAAATATAAAAACTATATTTTGGGAGGATTTCTTTGGAATATTTGAGTTTAATGATAACACCTTTATATGTTGTCATGGCAAGGATGACCAATATATGAGACGAGGTCTTCCTCTAAATCTTGACGATAAGTCAAAGGTTATGCTCTATGAGTGGCTTCATGAAATGGGTATTCATAAAGATAATGTCCATTTTATAAAGGGAGATTTGCATTCTAATTCTTTAAACTCTTGTAAGAGATTAGATTATAGAAATGTTTTAAGTCTCTTTGGAGCTTCCGATTATTCTAATTACAACTTTAGCAGAAATTCCTATGGTATGTCTTATGACTTATTTGTAGGAAGCAATCTTATTAGAGGAACATTTGAAAATCTTTAGAAATTAAATTATTATGGTAAAAGAAAAGAAAGTAAGAAGAGAAGTAAAAAATAAATATGCCTTTGGTGTATATAAACCAAACAAGAATTGCAAACCAGTTACCTATAATGGTACTGAGTATTTATCTAAAGCACAGTGTATGGCTCTTGAAGGAATTACACGTAAAGAGCTGGATGAATACTTAAATGGGGGCTTAGGCGAAATTAACGAAGCGATTAACGAAGCAATTGATGTTAAAGAAGACCAACCAGCAGAGGGACCTCTAGAAGGACCTTTGGAAGGACCATGGGGTCCAGATGAAGCTCCTGGAGATGTGAACTTGGACGACATATTTTAATTATAAGGAGAGAACAGTATTCTCTCCTGTTTTTTTTAGACTGAATACAGATAAACCAGATTATGGAGATTACTTAGATAGTAGATATATTTTCACAATCAATCTGATATTTTAGTCAATGGAATTAAACCTTAACGAATTATTGAAAGGAAAAGCCACGGTTATACGTGGAAAAGAGTATTTGAGTGCGGAAGCTTATGCTGTTCCATTTTTGGAAAGAATGTCCAAATTTACTAAGGACTTTAGAATCCAAGCAAAGTTACCAGACCAAATGAGTCTCACAAGAGATAAAGATCTCAACGCTGAAGATACCGTCTTTAATAGAGTTTGGATTCAAGCAATTCTCCCAGAGGAATTTAGCATTGATAATCACAACGAGGTTATAGGTATGGTCTATGGACTTGATACTAGGAAGCCTGTAGCTAAGATTTATAGAGGAGCTTTAAATATGGCATGTCTTAACTTATGTGTATTTAATCCATCCTTTCTAAATTTACAGGAAATAGAACCAGAGAAACCTTTAGATTTTGGATGTATTCAACCTCTTATGGAACAAACCTCTACCTTGAAGGTATGGTTAGATAAATTAAAATCTACCGAAGTACCTTATGATAATCGTCTAATTAACGAGAATCTAGGAATGTGGGTAAGAGAGACGATAGCATGCTCCTATAATACGGGATTTGGAAAGGTAAAACTTGCCAGCAATACTGCTATTGATGCATATAAACTTCTTTATGAGAAAGAGGATTCCCCTTATTTTGTAGGAGAGGGAGAAAGTACATCTATGTTTAATGTGTATAATGCATTTACAGAACTTATAAGTAATGCAGACACAAGGGATATAGTAAATAAAGTTGAGAAGACCTTGCTCCTTAGAAATATTTTACATTTATCTTAAGATTTTAAAATTTCAATAACTTTTATTATATTTACTAAATATTAATCTAAGTAAATTATGTATAGAGTTACAAAACGCGAAGGAAATTTAGAGTCTTTTGATATTAGCAGAATAGAAAGTGCTATACGTAAGGCTTTTATGTCTTGTGAGACAGAAGTTAGTGAAGATGTTATTAAAAATATTGCAAAAGCAGTTAATATCTGGGATACAATCAGTATAGAGGACATTCAAGATCAAATAATTGAACTCCTCGGAGATTATGACTATCCCGATGTAGCTGCTGCCTATAGATCTTATAAGGATAAGCAATCAAGAGCTAGAATGCTTTGGCGGAAAATTCATTATATGGACGAATATATAGACAGTAATGAAAATGCTGCTACTATGTCCAATACTGATGGAAATGCGAATACTTCTGCTAAGAATGTTGCAACTCTGGAGCCAGAGGTATTTAAGGACGATTTCAGAACTATACAGAGGTATAGGATGAAGAGGAAGCTTAAGCAGATGTATCCAGAGGTTGCATATGATTATGAGAGAGATATAGAAGGACATGAAATTTATGTTCATGATGAGGCTTCAACTCCAACTCTAAAGCAATATTGTATGGCTGTATCCCTATATCCTCTAATGTTGGAAGGATGTGGAGTTCTAGATAAAACTACTCCATCAGAGCCAAATGACTTGCAGTCCTTCAGTGGGCAATTAGTAAATTCTATATTTACTCTATCTGCTCAATGCAAGGGAGCCGTAGCAGTAGGTTCGTATTTTATTGCTTTAAATTACTATATCATTGCTGAATATGGAGAAAAGTGGTATGAACATTTAGATGATGTAGTTACATCTAGCAACTGCAAAAAGTCTAGAACTATGAGAAATATGATTGAAAAAGCATTCAAGCAATTTGTTTGTGGAATCAATCAGCCTGCAGGTAATAGGGGTTATCAAAGCCCATTCACCAATATCTCATATTATGATCATACTTACTTCTCATCATTGTTTGGAACTTTCTACTATCCAGATGGTACTCAACCTGAGTGGGAAGCAGTTGATGCTTTGCAAAGATTGTTCATGAATTGGTTTAATCAGTGGAGATTGAGACAACTCGTGGCGTTTCCAGTAGAAACTATGGCTATGGTATATGATCCAAAAACAGGGGATATCATAGATAAGGATTACAAGGATTTAACTGCTGAGATGTATGCTAAGGGTCATTCCTTCTTCACTTATATATCTGATAGTGCAGACAGTCTTGCTTCATGCTGTAGACTAAGAAATGAGTTATCAGAAAATACGTTTAGTCCTACATCTGGTATGACGGGAATCAAGACCGGAAGTGCCAATGTTATTACTTTGAATGTGAACAGAATTATTCAAAACTACTTTGGACCTTGTAAGCATAAGGAGGTAGTGGAGAAAGAGCTCTGGAATGATTCTGTGCATAGGTCAGAATTTGTAAGGTACCTTACTTCAATCTTGGAGAGAGTTTATAAGTATCATATTGCTTATAAGACTATGCTTTATGAGTGGGAGAGTAAAGGTGCCTATGCCTCTTCTAATGGAGGATTTATTAATATAAAGGACTTGTATAGTACAATTGGTATAAATGGATTAAACGAGGCTGCCAGATTCTTGGGTTTAGAAGTCTCTAACAATCCAGAATATATTCAATTTCTACAATTAGTTCTTGGAACTATTAAGGAACAGAACAAGAAACATTCTATTCACGACAAGAAGAGACCTTTCTTATTCAATAGTGAATGTGTTCCTGCTGAGTCTTTAGGAGGTAAGAATTATCGCTGGGATAAATCCGATGGGTTTTGGGTTCCCGAAGACGAGAATCTTTATAATTCATATTTCTATAATGCTCACGACAATACCTCTGTTCTTGACAAGTTTATATTGCATGGAAGGCAAACTGCCTCTTATTGCGATGGAGGTTCTGCACTTCACTGTAACCTACAAGATCATTTAAGCAAGGAACAATATCTTAAGCTTATTGATTTTGCAGTAAGTCAGGGAACCAATTACTTCACTTTTAATATTCCAAATAGTCAGTGTGATGATTGTCATTTCATTACTAAGCATCCTATAAAGGTATGTCCGAAATGTGGAAGCTCTCATATTACTCAATATACAAGAATTATTGGTTATTTAAGACCAATTACAGCCTTTGGTTCTGATAGAAAAATAGAGGCTGGAGAAAGAACTTACAGTACATTATAATGGAAATAAAGAATCTTAAGTCCGTTTCGGATGATTTAAATAAGTATAGCTATGTAGCTAAAGAGGGGGATTATATAACTGTCACTGAGTGGGCTAACGGGGAAGGATGGGATATAGACCTTAACGGTACTCCTATCAAACTCCATGACACCGAGCTTGCTGCAATTAATTATTTAACTCAGGTATTAATGTATGAAAAATGAAATTTTAGTGATTCCAGATGTTCATGGGCGTGATTTCTGGAAAGAACCTTGCAGAGAATGGGAGGGGAAGGTAGTCTTTTTAGGAGACTACCACGACCCATACCCTCAGCAGGTGAGTAAAAACAATTCCTTAGAAAATTTAAAAGTTCTTATAAATTTCTATGAGAATAACAAGTCCAGAGTAGTCTGCCTCTTAGGAAACCACGATGGCAACTACCTTATAATGGATGGGTTTGCTGATAGAGTTGACTATGGCAATTACCACGAAGTTACTTCCCTTCTAAAGAGGCTAGATCTTAAGGTTGCTTATCATGTTAATGATGTTCTATTTAGCCATGCTGGAGTCCTTCCTAAGTGGTTAAAGGTTAATAACCTCTCTATAGAGGATGTTCCGAACCTGAAATTTGATCATAAAGCCTTAACTGATGTATCTCCTTGGAGAGGAGGATTTTCGGAAGTTGGAGGAATCCTTTGGGGAGACGTTAGAGAGTATGCGTCAGAGGATCATATACCTGATCTCTATCAAGTCTTTGGACATACTCAAATGAAGAAAGAAATAATTCAACCTGACTTTGCTTGTCTAGACTGTAGGAAGTGTTTCATTATGGACTTAGATTCTAAGGAAATAAGGGAATATTAAATGTGAATGTATGCTTAAATACGTTAATTATGAAGTAGTATTCGCAGAAATTCCAGATGAGATTTCCTTAGCAATAAACATTTCTAATTGTCCTTGTAAATGTTCTGGTTGTCATTCCCCTTATTTAGCAGAGGACATAGGTACCTTATTAACTCAGAGAAGGTTGAAAGACATCATTGAGAAAAACAAAGGAATTACCTGTGTATGCTTTATGGGAGGTGATCTTGAGCCACACTATATTAATACTTTAGCCAAGCAAATTAAGGAAACAACGGATTTGAAGGTTGGATGGTATAGTGGAAGGCAAGTACTGAGTGCAGAAATCAATCCTAAATGGTTTGATTTTATTAAGATTGGACCATATGTTGAGCAATTCGGACCTCTAAACAATCCTAATACTAATCAGATTATGTATAAGGTAGTTCATGAAAGTGGTAAAAATGTGCTGCTTGACATTACAAATAAATTTTGGAAGGAATCATGAAGATATGGGCAATTATTTTAATCATACTTAGCTTAAGTAAGCTATGTATAATAGGAAGTCAGGAGAAACATGAGCTTGCACGAGATCTATTTTATCAAATAAGAGATAATTTAGAGGAGTTTCAAAAGAAAGCTATGTTTGTTCTGATTATTGACAGTATCATTGGATTAGTCTGTGGTGCTGCTATATTGTTTATTTTATGACAGACGTTATTGTTGTTTACAGTGACAAGAATCAGCTTGACAGAATCGGAGATACTTCTAAGTATACTCCGATTTTTCGTTTTGTTGATTCTTTAGCCAAGAAGAGTAAAAAGGAAGCATGGAGGATTAAATCCTACTATGGAGCCAAATTAGATCCATTTGCAGTTATATTAGATGACGAAAAGCCAGTTAGAGCTTTTTACACAGAAGCAGAAGATGTAATTGATTCTCTTATTAAATACTTAAACAACAATGGAAAATAAAATAGTAGTAAACGTAATTAACAAGTCTAACAACCCTCTTCCTAAGTATGAAACAGCAGGTGCTGCTGGTTTTGACATTAGAGTCGATTTGAGTCGTGTTACTCCAGACACTCCTATTAAGGGTTTCGGAGATGCGGAGGTTATTTGGTCCGGTGAGGGACATACAGTTCCGATGATTCGAATTGCTCCAAGGTCTAGAGCTTTGCTTCCTACTGGTATATTTGCTGCTATTCCTGAAGGATGGCAGGTAAGCTGTCGTCCAAGAAGTGGTATGTCTATAAAGAAGGGATTGACCCTTGTAAATACCCCTGGCACTATAGATGCAGATTACCGTGGAGAATGGCATCTTCCTGTAATTAATCTTGGACTAGAGGATGTATACATTGAGGATGGGGAGCGTATTTGTCAAGGTATTTTAGAGCCTGTTTACCACATTGAGTGGAATGAGGTGACATCTTTAGATGAAACTGAGAGAGGAGATGGAGGTTTTAATTCAACTGGATCAAAGTAAGCTATGGGATTAGATATATTTCTTACTAAAAAGAAACGTTCAGAGATTGGTTACTTTAGAAAAGTTAATTTTCTAGTAAAATTCTTTGAGAAGAAGGGGTTTGATGTTCCAAATCAGACTCCACTGGTAATCAAGAGAGAAGATGCAGAAGAACTACTTTCTAAGTGTGAGGAAGTTTTGTGGGATCACTCAAAAGGTCCAGAATTGCTTCCTACCATGTCTGGATTCTTCTTTGGAAGTACAGACTATGATGATTACTACTATGATGACGTAGAAGCAGTTAGAGACTACGTCAAAGACAAGTTACTTCCTGAGTTTGATACTCTAGAGGAAGGAGAAGACATATACTTTGAAACTTGGTATTAAATGAAAGGATTTATTAAAACAGAAGCAATAGATGGATGGTTAGATAAAGGAAATGGTATAACTACCGTGTACCTACGTAGTGGCATTGCAATTAATATTCCAACTAGTGATTTTATGACTGGATGGAATAGTAATAAGGAAATTGCCGAAACCATAACAAAAGATCAAATGATTTGTATTGGTGGTTTAAATAAAAATAGTTAGAATGATAACTAAGGAAGAATTTATTGATCTTATTTTGAAACAACAGGAGTGGTCTAATAGAATTGATGAAGTTTCAGAAGCTCTCAGTGTGCCTACACTCTTCGAGAGTGACTGGGTAGAGTATGCATCTGTCCTCTTCGATAAAACTTTAGATCTCTTGTTTAATGAGGATGGAGTAGATGACATAGACTGGTGGATGTATGAAAAATCTGGAAACCCAGAACTCAAGATGTGGGATGAAAATGGAAAGGAAATTCCTACAGATACAGTAGAAGATCTTTGGAATTTGGTTAAGGATAATCAGAAATGATTAAGTATCTCCTTGGTAAAGCATCAACTGGAAAGTTTCGTTTCGCAGTAGTTGAATGCGATGAAGAATGGCATGAACCTGAACATGGCTACGTAATACAGCGTAGCTATGGTCAGGTAGGCGGCAAGACTACACTATCGCCTAAGATTATTGTAGATAGGGCTAAACAGAAAAGAACTTGGAAAGAGCAATATACTCTTCAATTCAATTCTGAAACCAAGAAGTTCTTAGACAAGGGATATGTTGAAGTAGAAAAGCATCCTAAGGAATACACCCTTGATGAGCTTCAGTCAATTTTTGGAGAGGTTAAGACTAATCAATATGGGGTAATTAAACCCCAACTTGCTAAACAAGCAGATAAGGTGACTAATCCAAAGATATTTGAAAAGAAGTGGCTTATTAGTAGAAAGCTTGACGGTAGATTTATGCTGTCGTTAAATCCGGCTAAACGGGGAACCCTGAGATGGGAATCCCGTGCTAAATTAGTTAGTAATAACTATAAATGCCTAGAGACTAGGAATGCTTCCTAAAAATACTTCAGGAAAATAAATTTCCCACGAAAACCGGATTTCGTCTAAATATTTTATTTTGATGGGATAAAAATTTTAGTTATTATTGCATAAGTTTAATTTTAAAAATTAATTTAGCTTATGGAAGAACTAACTAAAATTTGTTCTTGTTGTAAACAAGAAAAACCATTATCAGAATTTACAAAAGACAAAAGAAGTAAAGATGGACATTTTAGAGAGTGTAAAGAATGTAAAAACAGAAAAATGCGTGAAAGATATGAAAGAGTTAAAAATGATCCTGAATACCAAAGAAAGAAAAGATTAGACGCTCAAAAATATAGAGAAGCTCATAGAGAAGAAATTAGAATTAAAGCAATGGAGTATAACAACCGACCAGAAGTTATAGAACGAAAGGCCAATTGGTATCAAAATAAAGAAGCTTCAAAATCCTTAGAAGAAAAATTAAAAGAAACTTTAGCTAGAGTGAAAAATAGAGCAAAATTAAAAGCAGTTCCATTTGATTTAACTTTAGAGGATTTAAAGGAAGCTTATACTCCAATTTGTCCAATTTTAGGTATAGAACTTAATTGGTACAATCCTGCCAATGAAGGTGGGAGAGCAGAAGATACACCAGCACTAGACAGAATTGATCCTAAAAAAGGATACATAAAAGGAAATATTGCTTTTATTTCTACATTAGCTAATATGATGAAATCTTCTGCTACTAGAAAACAACTAGAAGTCTTTTGTAAAAATATATTTAACTATTTAGACGGAAAAGATATAGTCCAAACTATAGAGAACAAAGAATCTGTAGAATTATCGGATAAAGAACCGATAAGATAATAAAATTGGTAAAAGCCCTATTCTATTACAAGGATGGGGTAATACATACTGCTTCCAGAGGAGGTGAAGACTATGATGCTGCTACTACTCACTTGCGTGAGGATCTGAAGCTTTTAAAGTTCTTTGAAGCACATCCTACTGTAATTCTGGATGGTGAACTTTTTGTTAGAGGTAAAACTCTTCAACAAATAAGTGGAGCTGCCAGAATGGAGAAGAATGCATATGATTGTGACTGGTTACAATATTGGGTTTACGATTGTTATGATTCTTCTAATGTAGATATGATAGCTTCAGATAGATATAAGTTTCTTATGTTAGAGCTATGTGATAATTGTGATATTCCTATGTACCTAACCATTGAAGATGATGAGCATAATGTTCCAATTCGCCTCCTATTGCATGAATATGTAGAGGGTTGGGATAATATGAAGAAACTTCATGACAAATGGGTTGCTGAAGGATTTGAAGGTGCAGTAATTACTGATCCTTCTAAGCCTTATAAGGTAGGATCTCGTTGCAACAATCTTATAAAGATTAAGCAATATAAATCTGAGGATTTTACAGTCGTTGGATATAAGCTTGGTCTTAGGGGTTCTGAAGATATGACCTTTACATGTGCACTAGAAGATGGAAGAACATTTGAGGCTATGCCAGTTGGAGACAGAGCCACTAAAGCTGAATATGTCAAGAGCTTTGATAATAAGTATAGAGGACATAAAGCTGAGTGTACTTTCTTTAACTATTCGGATGATGGCATCCCAACTCAACCAAAATTAAGAATATTTAGATTCGACTTAGAAGATTAATTATGGATAAATGTACTATTGAAAACTTCAAGCTGTTAGCTCTTCCAGGAGCTACTCTTGGAGTTTTATTGTGGATAATTATGATGGCTTTAGATCCATTTGTTCTATTTTTAACACTTGGAGCAGCTTTAGCATTTATAACAATTGATAAACTGAATGAAGAAAGATAATTTAGGAGATAGAATGAAAGAGAACTACGAGAATAGAGCCAAGACTCAACTCCTTCGTAGAACTCCAGTAATTATAAGATTGGATGGAAAAGCTTTCCATACCTTTACAAGAGGTTTTAAGAAACCTTTTGACGATATTCTTACTGAAGCTATGCAGCAAACTATGTTAACTTTATGTAAAGAGATTCAGGGTTGTGTACTAGGATATACACAATCTGATGAAATTACATTGGTTTTAACTGACTACAAGAAGTTAGAAACTGCTGCCTGGTTTGATTATGATATTCAAAAAGTATGTAGCGTATCTGCATCAATAGCTACTTTAGCATTTAATAGAGGCTTCCTAGACATCATATGGAGTAAAAGTATTCCATTGGAAGATATCCACGTAGATGCTGCAGTAAAGGGAGCACTATTCGATTCTCGATGCTTTAATATACCTAAAGAAGAAGTAGCTAATTGTATTTTATGGCGACAGCAAGATGCAATTAGAAACAGCATAAATTCTGTAGGACGGGCTAACTTTTCCCATAAAGAATTACAGGGACTTTCTACAGATCAAATTCTGAAAAAACTTCTTGAGGAGAAGCAAATAGATTGGAATAAGTTACCAGTACACTTACAAAGGGGAAGTTGCTGCATTAAGAGAGAAGTAAACGGAGTAGATTCATGGTTTATTGACACTGAAATCCCTATCTTTAAGGGAGAAAATAGGGATTATATTGAAAAATTAATATGAAATTTAAGGGAACTATAATAATTACTGACCCATGCTATGTAATCAAGAAGGATAATTATCCTTCTCCAAAACCAGCAGACTTTAATCTTCCAGAAAGTATAGATAGAAAACCTTATAAAGAGTACAAAACTCCAGATGAATTAGCTTATAAAGCAGCCTGTGAGAAATATTTTGCAGAGTATAACGAAAAGGATGACTGGTCAAGATGCGATTATGGATATAATATGGAGGTTTTAGGTATTCACAATTATATTACAGAGAGTACTATTTATGGAGATTGGAGTTGCACTACATATGAGATTACCGAAGACCCTTATAAGGTAATTAATAGCTTTGTAGAAGCTCAGGAAAAAGGAGAAGATTATGGAATCCATTGCTCTGAACTTGGTAACTTCTGCGCAGACGCCGGACTAGTTTCCGTTTTTAATCTGGATGAAGTAAGAAAATATAATCCAGATATAGATGAATGGATTGCATCTCACGATTGGTGTGTAACTACTATACCTGACTTTGATGGAGAAGTAAATTACTACGTTGACAAGCAAGGCTCTGCTCACATAGTGGGAGTTGGTAATATTAATTTCTTTACGGATCAAACTGGGCTATGAGAATACCTGAAAAATTTACAATTAATAGCCAGGAAATAACTGTTGAATTAGTTAATACCCTCCCTAGTCAAAATTTTGGAGAGTATTGTTGTATAACTGACAAAATAAAGTTAGCAACTAACGTCAAAGATGATGATGGAACAGTAATTCCTTTGAAAGAGGAGCAAATAGAGAATACCTTTTGGCACGAGTTACTCCATGCTTTTCAATGGCATTCTAAGGGAGACTTTTCTGAGGAGGAGTCTAATACCTACGCTGGGTATTTAATAGAGTTTTTTAAATCTAGTGGATTAATAATTAAATAAGATGGAATTAATTAAAAGTAAAAGAGCAAGTGAGAACTACCTTTCTAAGATTGTAAACATTACAAATTTCAGAAAGCATAATGATCCAGAGGTAACACGACTCAAGTGTTGTACTATTGATGGATTTAACATTATTACGGGAATAGATGCACAACCAGGCTTGTATGTCTATTTTCCAGCCTTATCCTGTATCAATGGAGATTTTCTAAGATTTGCTAATCTCTATAGACACAAAGAGTTAAATAATGATCCAGAGCAATCTGGAATGTTTGACGACAATGGACGAGTAAAGGCAATTAAGCTTAGAGGTGAATTATCTGAAGGATTCATCTTACCAATAGTCATACTTCAGAATTATATTGTATCTGTAACAAATCATGAAATCAATGAAATCAAAGAAGGTATTGAGTTCGACGCAGTGTCACATGGCGGTAAAGAGTTCTGGATTAGTAAGAAATATGTCGCAAAGAGACAAATCTCACAGGGCGGCAGCAAGGGCAGGATCTCCAAGAAGGTCCCAAAGGGACTCGACAAGGTCATTGACACCCAATTTAGATTCCATTACGACACAACTCTTATTAAGAAATGTCCTCATGTAATTACTCCAGATGCATGGATTCAGCTCTCTTATAAGATCCATGGAACTTCTGGCATTTCTGCATATGTACTTTGTAAGCAGGAACTAACTTGGAGGCAGAAGATTGCTAAGTGGCTTACTGGTGAAGAGTTTAATAAGTATGATTATCTATATGCATCCAGAACGGTAATTAAGAACAGAACTTATAATCCTGGTGTACAGGGAGGTTTCTATGGGGTTGATGTTTGGGCTGAAGCTGACAAGATTGTTCGCCCATGTCTTGCTAAGGGTCAGACTGCTTATTATGAAATAGTAGGCTACCTTCCTAATGGAGGGTTTATTCAGAAGAAGTACGACTATGGGTGTGTTCCTCCTAATGAGGGAGAAACATATACTCATGAGAAACACTTTAAGGTTCGTATTTATAGAGTTACCTATACTAATGTAGATGGTAAAGTATTTGAATATACTCCTCGTCAAGTTCAGCAGTGGTGTGCACAAGTAGGTCTTACTCCAGTTGAGGAATGCTATTTTGGACAAGCAAAGGATTTATACCCTGACTTGGATATTGCCAACCATTGGAATGAGAACTTCCTAGAAAGGTTAGCAGATGATCCTAAGTTCTATATGGAGAAGGATTCTCCACACTGTAAAAATAAGGTTCCACACGAGGGACTTGTAATTAAGCTAGAGGATGGACTTAGCCATGCCTTTAAGCTTAAGTGTTTTAGATTCTTAAATAAAGAACAAGAGTTATTGGATAAAGGTGAAACTAATATTGAGGATGAAGCATGAAAAGTAATTTATTGCACATTTGTTTTGTACTAGACGAGAGTGGATCTATGTACAATTCCGTTGATGATGTTATTGGAGGTTTCCAGAAACTCATTGACGAACAGAAAGAAGAGAAGAATGGAGAATGTATTATTTCTTTATATATGTTCTCAGATACAGTTAAGAAGTACTATATAGGTAAGCCAGTAAATGAAGTTCCTAGACTTACCTATTCTCCTGGTGGCTGTACAGCTATGAATGATGGTGTAGGAACTGCTATAGATGAGATAGGCAAATGGCTCTCTGATATGGATGAGTCTGAGCGTCCTTCTAAGAACATGATAGTAATCATGACTGACGGTAAGGAAAATGCCTCTAGGGAATATAGCTTTGATACTGTTAAGGCGAAAATTAAACACCAGGAGGAGAAGTACAGCTGGACTTTCGTCTATATGGGTACTAATCTTCAAGATCTCAAAGATGCCAACAGGCTTGGTATCGAAATGAGATCTGTATCTGGCTCCAAAAACATTATAGCTAACTACACCCACATTGATACTTATGCTAAGGCAGTAAGAAATAGTACTGATGCCGCTTCAGTAGCTACAGCTGATAGGTTCTTGACTAAACAACTTTGCGAAGATACTACCAGGTATCAAGTAGAAAATAATATTACTCTTTAATGAAGAGTTTTAAAATCACTCAATCTATAACAGATAGAAAGGATGCATCCTTAGGAATTTATTTCAAGGATGTGTCCAAACTATCTATGATTACTCCAGAAAAGGAGGTAGAGCTTACTAAGAGAATAAAACTTGGAGATAAGGCTGCTGCTAATGAATTAGTAACTGCTAATCTAAGATTTGTGATCTCTGTTGCAAAACAATATCAGAATAAAGGTCTTGACTTAGTTGATCTCATTCAGGAAGGAAATATTGGAATGCTTGAGGCTGCTTATAAGTTTGATGAAACCAGAGGATATAGATTTATTTCTTATGCCGTTTGGTGGATACGTCAATCTATTATGAGAGCTATATCTGAACAGTGTAGAACTGTTAGAGTTCCTATGAGTCAAATAGTTAATATGAGCAAGATAAATAAAATGTCTGAGAAGTTTGAGCAGAAGAATGGCAGGGCTCCTTCTATGGAGGAAATAGAGGAAGAGACTAATCTTAATAGAAAGAAGATAAACATGTCTTTAGCCTCAACCTACAGGTCTGTTTCTTTAGAAAGTCCTTTACGGGATGAAGATGTAAGTTGTTTGCTGGATGTACTTCCAAATGATAACTCAGAATCTACAGATACAACTGCTTTAAAGAGTGATTTAATCATTGAAATAGAACGTATTTTGTCCAAACTCTCTTATAGAGAGCAGGATGTTCTCAGAATGTCCTTTGGAATTGGAGTACAAGCTATGTCTAATGATGAAATAGCAAATCGATTTGGAATTGGAGGAGAGCGAATCCGCCAAATCCAGCATAGTGCTATTAGTCATATTAGAAATAAATATAAAAACGAATTATCTGAATTATTATGAAACATGAATTAATTATTTTACAGGGTATTCAAGGCTCTGGAAAAACTACATGGGCAAAGAACTGGGTCAAGGAAGATCCTAAACATAGAGTAAGATTTAATCAAGATGATATAAGAAATATGTTCGGGGTTTACTGGGTTCCTAGTAGAGAACCTCTCGTAAAGGCAATGCATAACAGTTTCCTTAATGAGGCGATGTTAGAGGGATACGATATTGTGTTAGATAACATGAATCTTAATCAGAAGACCCTCGATGAAATTAAGGAAATAGTTGAAGAGTTTAATAAGTGGGTTTCATTATCTCCAGTTGATTTACACTATGACATTAAGTATCAGACCTTCTTTGATACTCCTTTAGAAGAGTGTATTGCAAGGGATTCTAAAAGAGAGAATCCTATTGGAGAGAATGTCATTAGAAGTACTTATAATAAGTATAAGGACGTTATAAGTGGAAACTTATAATTTGTGTGTTGATCGTAAGTATACTATCTGGGAAAGGGAGTATTATATGATAGAGGCAGAGTCAGAGACAGAAGCTTTGGAGAAATGCTTAAGTCCAGATGTGGAATGCTCTGACTCTGAATTTCAGTATGATACTGCTGACCATATGACTCCTAAGGATAACGATAATTATCCTACTCTAGAGGTATTTAACGAAGACACAGACGAACGAATTTTTAGTAACAATCCAGTATCAAATGAAGATAGATAACTTTAAACAACTCCGTGAGCATTTAACCTTTCACAATCCAAATGAGTTTTACTTTCTTCAAATAATACAAAGGAAGAAAGATGGAAATGAAGGGTTACATGTAAGGAATGGATATAGACTTATACGTTCTTATTATATCTATAGTCTTGAAGAATTTGATTCTTTAGAGAGTAGAATAAAAGAATTATGTGAGAGCAATAATGCTAGAGCCTACATCAATCCAAATATACGAAATGCTCAAGAGGTTGCGCTAGAATGTATTCGCAAGTACGCTGACTTGGTAGCCGGGAACTGCGCCTTTCAGGGAAATAATATTTGGGATAGTACGTGTGGAAGTACTCGTGCCAGAGGATATAAGGCACTATGGCTAGTGGATGTTGACAATCCAAATGAATTATCTCAGGTTAAGGAATTAATACTGCAATGTAAACATTCAGAACCATTTGTAATGTATGAGGTTCCAACAGTCCATGGATACCATTTAGTATGCAGCGGATTTAATTCTATGCAATTCAACAAGGAGATTCAAAATAGAGGTCTAGATAAAGTAGATATTCACAAAAATAATCCTACTTTACTCTATTATAATGATCTTTCTAGTAAGCAAAAACAAGGGACTATTTAGTCCAGAAAAGTATAAACAGGTAGATTTTCTTGACGCTATGAAGATTCTAGAGCCCATAAGGTTAGTTCAACTTGATACTGAAACATCTGGGCTTGATTGTCATACGAAAGATCTTTTAACTCTTCAGCTAGGAAATAAGGAAAATCAGGTCGTTTTCGATTGGGTTACTTTATCTAAAGAAGAGAAAAGACAATTGAAAGCTCTACTTGAGGATCCTACTAAGACCTACCTTGGATGGAATCTTTCTTTTGATTTAACCTTTCTATATGTTCAAGGTATTTATCCTAAAAATATAATAGATGGTATGATAATTGAGAAGTTAATATTTCTTGGTTATCCATCTATATTAAATACAGATTTATATGATGGACAATTCGGATATGATAAAGTATTAGATGAGTCTGGACAGATAAAATATTGGGAAATAAGCTACTCCCTTAAAGCTTCTGCTAAGAGGTGGTGCAATATAGATATAGATAAAACAGTACGAGGGCAAATTATAGATAAAGGATTAACAGAAGATGTAGTAGTATATGCCGCGCATGATGTTGAATATATTGAGGATATTTATAATAAGCAATGTAATGAACTTACTAAACAAGATTTACATAGAGCTGCTAAGTTTGAGTGTGAATTTGTAAAGTGTGTTGCATATACGAAATATTGCGGTATTCATCTTGATGCTCAAAAATGGAAGGATAAGATGGATAATGATAAAAAGGAGAAATTAGATGCAGTAACTGATTTGAATAATTTTGTGGTTGAACAGTATCATAAAAACGAATCCTTATTTAGAGAATTTGTAGAATATGTTCAACCAGACTTATTCGGATTTGTTAAACCTGGATTTTCCTGTAAAATAAACTGGGATAGCTCTAAGCAGGTTATACCATTATTTGAAGCTCTTGGGATAAACGTGAAGGCATTTGATAAAAAAACTAAACGTGAGAAGAAATCTATAGAGGAAAAACAAATAGCACCTCAATCAGATAAATCTCCTATTATTAAAATGTTTATTCGATATCAAGGTGCATCAAAGCTTGTATCTACCTATGGGGAAAACTGGCTAAAAGCCATTAATCCAAAAACTGGTAGAATCCATCTAGAACTTCATTCTATTGGTACGGATACTTGTAGAATGAGCAGTGGGGGCGGGATATACAAGTTAAACGCGCAAAACCTCCCCCATGATGAAGGTACAAGGGCCTGCTTCACAGCAGAAGAAGGAAATGTCTGGATAAGCTGTGACTACTCTGGTCAAGAGAGTGCAATTACTGCATCAACTGCTAATGATAAAAAGATGATAGAGATTCTTAGTTCTGGAGGAGACCTTCATAGCGAAGTAGCACGAAGTTGCTGGCCAGATATTCTAGGACAATATTCTGATAAGGAAATAAAAGAAAAGTTCAATAAAACTTATAGATTTAATGCTAAAGGAGTGGAATTTGGAGTTTTCTATGGAGGTGATGCACACACGTTAATGGCTAATAAAGGATTTAAAAAAGAAGAAGCAGAACGCATCTATAATAACTTCATGGATTCATTTCCTGGAATAAAAGTATATCAAGATTACTGCAGAAGGGAGGTAATGAGAAAGGGATATATTCTTATGAATCCGGTTTTAGGACATCGTGCTCACATATATGATGAAAAATGGATGAAGGCTATGCAGGAAAAGATGAGTGATAAGGAGTTTCTATCTTATTATTGGCAGATGAAACGTGAATCACCTTATTGCGATACAGTTCAAGAAGTGAAGAGATTCAACCTTAGAAAGTCCTCATCTGAACGTCAGTCTATAAATTATAGGATACAAAATCGTGGAGCTTGTTGTTTTAAGTTAGCCTCCATCAAGCTATTTAACTGGATAATTAAGAACAACTACCAGGATAAAGTATTAATGTGTGTTCCAGCGCATGATGAGTGGAACCTTGAATGTCCTAAAGAAATGGCGGATGAAGTTGCTGATATATTAGTCAAATGTATGGTAGCTGGGGGTAAACCTTTCTGTCCAAATGTATTTTTAGGAGCAGATGTTTCTATCGGAGACCATTGGATTCATTAATATTATGAAAAAACATATTACGTTATTTGGGAAAGAATCTTTGTTTGGTGATTCTCGCCAAGAGTTGTGGGATATTGACGATAGAAAGAAACTGTATGGAGTTTCTGATTTATCAGAGTGTCCTGAGGATGCTATAATTGGAAGGGCGTTATTAAGTGGTGACGAAGTTTTAGATCTAGTTAAATTGGGAATGAATTATTCCAAAATGGGCTATGATGAAATTGAATATAACTACTTAGAATGTCCTGCGGATGTTGAATTAGATAGATTTATTCAAGATTATTTAGACAATACAAACGCAAACAATGGCAAATATAATAAAAATTAATGCCTCTCCAGTGCTTCAACAAACCTTGGAGAGGTATATACTGGTAGGGTGGCCTGAGATTCAAACTTTCATGGACCACCCTAGGTGGAGTGAGTGTATATTTTGTACGGAAATCATAGGGCATCCTTGCCCTGACAATTCGTATATGGTTCCAGAATCTTTATATAAGGAGGTTAATAATGGGATGGTCAACTGAATTATTTTGTAATGTCTCTTACAATAAGGAGACATTTAATTCCAGAGGGGAAGTAGAAGACAAAATCTCTGATTTGGACAAGAACATTGAGTCTTGTAAAAAGACCATTAGAGATATGGCTTTAATGACAGAACCCTCTAAGTTTATGAGTAAGGACAACGACGAAAGTCCATATTACTTTGTAACTGAACAAGTAGAAGACAATTTAGAACTTCTAGAAGAATATACAATAGAGAGATGGAAACTCTCTTTGTTACTCGAGAATTGGAACAATTGCCACACTAAAGAGGGACTTGCTATTTATCCACCTGATAATGTGGATTGGAAAACGGCTTACCTTCATGGCGATTTTGTTCACAGCACAAAATATCCAACTAATAAAGACTTATTGGGATGAGAGGAATTAAAGCTAAAGTCACGATGGAGAGAACTCTCTATGTTGATTTACCAGACGATGCTACTGAGGCAGAGGTATTAGAGGCAGCAAACAAGGAGATTATTCTCCCTACTAATGCTCTCTATACCGCCTCACAAGCTTTAAGAAATTTACATGTTGATGTTCCACATCTAGACTTAACAGACTGGAATACAACAGGCATTAATTATGAAGTAATACAATGAAAAAGGTTTTATTTTTATTTAGTATAGTACTGCTCTGCTCTTGTAATACTAAGAGTGATGGTTCTAATACAATACATGCCAAAGAGGGCACTGTTCCGTTTGGATATGTAGAAACATTTAAATACAAAGGACACTCTTATATTAAATTTGCAGATAAGGGAGTAGTACATGATCCAGACTGCCAATATTGCTATGACAAGTTTGACTAAAAAGATTGCCATCTTTGTATCAATATCTAAGGTAGTTGATATTAAAGTAAATGAAGGTCAATCCATAGAAGAGGCAGCTTATGATTACATCGATGGAATTAAAGATGACTGGGAAATTGAAAACATTATAACAACTGAAGTATGAAAATAATTAAATTCTATTCAGACACATGTGGTCCTTGTAAGGTTCTAGACTCTAATCTTAAGAAGGCGGGCATTGATTATGAGTCTATTAATGCTAATAGTGATGAGAATGACACCCTCGTAGAAAAATATAAGATACGAGCAGTTCCTACTCTTATAAAGGAGGACAATGGAGTGGAGATTGATCGTCATGTAGGTATTATGACAGAGGAACAACTTAAACATTGGTGTAATGGTTAATTTTGAAACTAAAAATGCGACATTATTAATGACTAAAATAGTATGGATAAAGAGCAATTACATTCAGCCTTACTTCTTCTAATGAGTAAGTTAGAAGATATTAAGAGCAACCCAATGCAAGACAAAACATTCGTTGTTGCATTAACGGAAGTGTTACGATACTTCCGTGACAATGGCGAATTGAAGGAGGCTTTTAAACAACATAAAGCTATAATAGCTGATATGGAGAAGCAACCTTTCTGTAAAGCTATTATGGATATGTTCTGTGCTAAGATTACTGCGGAACATCCAGAACTTCCTCCTCTTAATATAAAAGAAACTGTAGAGAAGTTATCCTCAGATGAATTTATTGAAAGTAAAATTAAAAGTGTTCTAGAATGAATAGATTGTTCAAGTCAATGGGAATTGCTGTTATGGCTTTATTATTTATAGCACTTCTTCCCGTAACAATACTTATAATTGCAGGAATATTGATGTACTTTGGTATGAACTCTGTTCTTGCGTTACTTATTGGAGCAGTTGTAGCTCTATTTATTATCATTACAATAGACGTATATCATCAGCAAGGTAACTAAAAAAAAAAAGAAAATGAAGAAAATTTTATTATTTTTAATGGCTGTAATGTGTTTAACACTTACATCTTGTAAAGAACATTTCTCTGATGGAGAACGTGTTGGCACTGTAACTAAGTTTAGTAAAGCTGGAGTCTTTTGGGATTCCTGGGACGGTTTACTTAACGTTACTCAAACTGGTATGAACTCCAGTGGAGAGCCTTTTGCTTTCTCTATGGATAATGATCGTAGAGACCAACAGAAGCTTATTGATACATTAGTCAAAGCTCAAGTAGAAGGTTGGAAAGTTAAAATTAAATATCATCAAGTTTGGGGATGTAAAAATGTATTTAAGAATAGAGGAGAAAGTGACTACTTTGTAGATGATGTAATCATTCTTGATAAGAACTTCTCAAAAATTGGAGATATTGTAAAGGGAACTAATAAAACAGCTCCTCATGATACATTATATGTAAAAATAGTTAAGTAATATGAAGTTAATTAAACAATCATTTGAATTTATCAATCAAACAGATTTCTCTTTAGTAGGAATTAAAAAGCATATTGAAAAATGTGCACGAGTTAGTTATAAAAGCGAAGATAAGATTACGGATACCTCTTATGAGAAGTTTGTAAATATGCTAGAATCTAGAGGGCATGATAGACCTCTTGAATTTGGTACTGTATATTTATCTAGAACTTCTCAAAAAGAAGATAATATGGAGTGGCTTAACAAATATGCTTATAATCCTTGGAGTAAATTTAGTTTTGGGAATGGTAGTACTAGAATAAATGGAGAACTTAGGAATACTATTTATGTGACTACTAATTACAGAGTTATTAAAGAGCATCATTGGGAGGATGACTTACAATATCTTTGTGAGCCTACAGAGTATCATCATAAGAGATATACAGTTCACATGATTCTTGATCGCGGAGTTATGGACGAGTTCAGAACTCATGTAGGATTGTCTCATTTAGCCGAAAGTACTCGTTATTGTAATTATTCAAAGGATAAGTTTGGTAATGAACTTACCTTCATTGATCCTTGTTGGGAAATTAGAACAGCAAATGAAAGAATTACACCTGAAGGAACTCATATGTCAAGTGACTCTTTAGAGTTCTTAACTGCTCTTAATGAAGCAGAAGATCATTATTTATCATTATTAGCTAAAGGTTGGACTCCTCAGCAAGCTCGTTCTGTACTTCCTCTAGGAATTAAGTCTGAACTTATTTCCTGTGGATTTGAAGACGCATGGAAGAATTTCTTCTATCGTAGAGATGCCCCTGATGCCCATCCTATGGCTCAGGAGATTGCTAAGCCAATGCACAAAGAATTTATTGAAAGGGGTTTTATAGATAAATAAAATAACTGAAAGAACTCATTGGATGATAAAGTTTGAAGTTGATAATGATGAGGAGAAAGCTGCTAAGGAATTTATCCAGCAGCACTCCGAATCATGTAAAGTTTGCAATAGGATGGGAATACCAATAGGTCCACTATTCACGTATTGCTTTACACAAACTGGTATAGGTGTAGGAGTAAGTATTTTATGTACTGAATGTGGAGGTAAAAAGGATATAACTAATTACGATAAGTGGTAAAATGGGAAATATTATATGTATAATTCTATTAGTAGTCTTGGCAGTATGCCTAGTAGGTACGGTATACTGTTTAGTACAAGAGGTTGGATCTCTTAAAAAGTTAAAGTGCAATGACTTTTGAAGAGTATTTTGGAGACTGGTCTAAGGTAATAGATGAGCAAGAGACATTTAAGATAATGCACTGGCTAAAGGATGTAAATCCAGAGATACTATGCCCAGCTAAACAAAATATCTTTAGGGCTTTTAAGTTATGCTCCCTTAAGGACTGCAAAGTTATCATGTTAGGACAGGATTAACGAAATTTAACTATTTATTAATTATACTATTTGGTAATATATCTTATATTTGTAGGTAATATAAATTATCATATAAATATGAGAAAGGTTATAACAGAAGAATTAAAACAAAAAGTAGTTCAATTATACAAGGAGGGAAAGCTAAGAAAGGAAATTGAACAAGAAGTAGGAATATGTACTACTACAATTACAAAGATTTTAAGAGAATTTAATCTAATACCGCAAAAGAAAGAGAAAATTCCTATTCAAGATGGTTTTGAGGGCGAAGAAGATTTTAAACAATTAATAATAGGTTCTCTATTAGGAGATGGGTGTATATCCTCTAATGGAAAAAACTCTAAAAATTATTATTTATGTATAGCACACGCTCTTAAACAAAAGGAATATCTTCTTTTTAAAAAGAATATTCTCGATAAATATAATCTTACTTGTAGTTTTATTGAGCGAACTTATGAAGATAAAAGATTTAAAAATCCAAACTATACTGAAGTTCGTTTAAAGACTAGACTACATCCCTACTTCACAGAAATAAGATTAAAACATTATGACAGTAATGGAAATAAGAGAGTGCATCTTGACTTTATAAAAGATATATCTGCTCTAGGATTAGCTATCTGGTATATGGATGATGGATATGTTACGAAAAATTCTTGTATACTTTCATCATGTTCGTTTACTGTAGAGGAACAACAGACTTTAGCAGATATTCTCTCGAAGAAATTTGGACTGCACTTTACTGTAGGTAAGAATGGTAATAGTATGTATCTACTTGCTCAAGATTTTCCTAAATTTGTTGAAATTATAAGTCCTTATGTAGTCCCTTCAATGCAATACAAATTAATACCATATAGTAAAAGGGTCCTGTATAAATCGGATGAATTGCTGGAAGGCTGTGATGCTAATCAGCAGCCAAGTTAATTAGGGATAATTAAAAGGTTCAGAGACTAGTAGCATACCACTAGAACAGTGATGAAGCTGCCACGAGCGTCCGACACCAGTAGGTGATGATATAGTCCGAACTACATTGAATAAGAAGATGTAGAATTACAGAATAAAGAATCTGTAAGATAACACAATGCCTTACCCTCAAAAGGGTGTGGCTACTGGAATACTCTTTGGTAACTCTGCAGATACACCTGAAGAAAGACTCTCTCCCTCACTCCAAGTAGTGAAAGAGTCTGTAATAAACTATGAAATGCCTCATAATAGAATAGAATTTGACAACACTATGGAATCCTGGGCAAAGCAAGGAGTATTAATGATTAATACTGCGCTTACCTGTGAAGTAAATAGGGTGGGTTCTCATTTTAATATTTGGCAACCCTTTATGTCCAAATTAATTCATAATTTAAGTACTTATGATGGAGGACTTATATATGTATTGTTTGGAAATCAAGCGAGTCTTTTTAAGAAAGACATAGTGCAATCCTTTGGAATATTTGAGATATATCATCCGGCTTTTTATGCTAGAAGGTGTGAGAAAATGCCATACGATTTCTTTCCTAGGATTAATAGAGCACTTCAAGAACATTATAACACTAAAATAAAGTTTTACAATGAAACAGAATATGGAACTTGTTAAACCTCTAAAGATTGACTCCTCTAATCAGGGAATCTGGTTTACTTCCGATTTACATTTCGGACATCAAAATATTATAAGGTTCTGTAAGAGACCTTGGAAAACAACTGAGGATATGGATTGGAGTCTTATCCAAAACTGGAACTCTGTAGTTAAACCAGATGATCTTGTATTTAACCTAGGAGACTTTGCATTTGCTACAAATGCACGATGGAAAGAACTTTTGAGTCAGTTAAATGGACATCATTATTTGATTTTGGGCAATCACGATATTTTAAGATGGCCTGGAGATAAAATAATGGAGCTCTTTGAGGGTGTATCTCATCAAATGATTCTTAAGATAGACGGAAGGACTGTATATCTTAATCATTATCCTTACTTATGTTTCGGAGGGGCATGGAGAAAGCCTGAAAATGCGGTATATCAACTATTTGGGCATGTTCACTCCGGTCCAAATTGTGGAGGAACTGACACTGATAGATTAGTTAATCTATTTCCATATCAGTATGATGTTGGAGTAGATAACAATAATTACACTCCGGTATCTTGGCAACAAGTGCAGGAAATTATAAATAAACAAGTAGAATATGGTATAGAAGCTCAAAATAGAGCACACACTATCCCAGATGCTGCTTATAAAGAATGACAAGGGAACTATACAATTGGTTGCAGAGAGACTTTTATCTTTGCAACCATTCTAAGTATCATTATTTATTTGATATGTGGATAGGTAATATCACTCAAGATCAAATAGACGGATTTAGTAAACAGATGTATAATAAAGAAAATCATGTACTATGGATCCAATAGAAATAACATTTAAAGATGGGTTTAGACTGTGGTATGTCTGTGACTGTACTGGTCCAGCAATTATAGTATCTGAACCAAACAGAGTTCCTACAAGAGATCAGGAACACAAAATTTGGATAGTGGACGGCATATACAGAAGTGCATATGTTGAAAGTAAATTCCTCTCTAAGTTATTTGGGCTATGCGCCTCAATGATTAGGAAGGAATTAAAGCATTATCCAACTCTAAAATGGGAGGATGCTCCCATTGAAATAGAAATAGGTAGGGTTAAAATTTGTTATTATTAAATGAAAGAAATATTAGCTGGAACATATTGGCTTGTAGCAAATGGAGATGGTAGTAGAGCCATCTGTAAAGGAAAAAAGCCTAAGGGAATAGGAAAATTTGGATGGGTAATCGAGCGTCCGGAAATGGGATGGATTACCTTAGATAACGATGTCCACGTCAGAGCAAAATACAGGGACAAAATCATTGACAAGAGTGACTTTCAAGGTCTAGTTTTTCCTAAGATTTCTTATGAGGAGAGTCCTATGGAAATTGAAATAGGAAAGTCTGGAAGAGTATACACATATGAATCCGAACACACTAAAGAAAATTCAAAGACTTCTTAATGGGGAATCTTTTAGAACCAAAGAGCCTGGAAATTCCATGCTTCCTCTTTACAAGAGCAATGAGGAACATCTACTAACCCCAATTACTTGGAATAAGTGTAAAGTTGGAGATGTAGTTTTCTGTAAGGTTAAAGGGTCTTGTATGACTCATAAAGTCTATGCTATAGATAGCAAGAAAGGATGTCTAATTGGAAATAACTCTGGATATATGAATGGATGGACTAAAAATGTATATGGATTAGCACATAAATTATGACACATGTATTACCAATGCTTTGTTTATTAATTTTTGTTTTCTTCCTAGAAATTCGTATAAGGCATGAACTTATGGAAGTAGAGCAGAAATTTAAAATTCTAAAAGAAGAGATATTAAAAAATAGAGAAGATTAAGGAAAATAAGGAAATAATATCTAAAATGAGCAACATTTGTGAGAATACCCTTCGAGTATATTCCGAAAATTCGGAGAATCTGAAGTGTATAGAGAACTTCTTTAAAGATTTAGGAGATGTAGAAAGAGTTGACGACGAGAACTTAGAAGTCTATTTTGACTCAAAATGGAGATTTCCAGAAGAGGAAATGGATAAGTTATACATGAACCTCCCAGATAAAAGTAGTATTAATATGACCTGTCTCTCAGTTGAATGGGGTTGCCTCTATTGTCAATTCCACAGTTGTGATAAAGATGGGTGGACAGCAGAAGAATAATTATGAAAATAGAAAGTGTTACTGGTTGTACTTGTGATTCACTAACAGTTGATAATGTAGAAACTGTTGATATGGACAGGACTGATGTACAAAATGCCATCAAAAAATTGGTTGACAGAGAAGATGATCTAGGAGTTCTTCAGTCTGTTCTAATAGACCTTGTGGAATCCCAAGGCGAGTTTGAGGATTTAGGTCATTGTGATCAATGCGGTGATTGGATAACTAAATACACAGTAGAATTATGATAAAAATTTGTGCAATAAGTGATCTTCATGGCTATCTTCCAAAGATAGAACCATGTGAGTTAGTATTAATTTGTGGAGATATTGTTGGTCTTCATGCTCAACGATATCCAAAAAGCTGTAAGGAGTGGTACATTGATTGGTTCAAACCCTGGGTTAATGAATTGCCATGCGATAAGGTTCTATTTATTCCTGGAAATCATGAAGTAGGAATGGAAGGTCATGAGGAAGAATATAAAAGGTTATTTGGACCTCACAACAAGGCAACAGTCTTATTCCATGAATCCTACGAATATTTAGGAAGTGATGGAAAAACTTATAAAATCTTCGGAACTCCTTACTGTAAGATTTTTGGCAATTGGGCTTACATGAGACCCAATAGTGATTTGAAGGAAAAGTTCTCAGAAATTCCAGAGGGATTGGACATTTTACTCACACATGATGTGGTATATGGATATGCGGATCAATCTTTACAGGATATAGGATGGGGGACAGAGGAGCACTTTGGGACAGTTGAATTACGTGATGCTATCCTGGAGAAGAAACCTAAACTTCATTTAAGTGGCCACATTCACACTGCTGATCACAACCTAATAATGATTGGGGATACGAAACACTATAATGTAAGCTATCTAGATGAGAAGTATACTCCTACATTTGAACCACTTTATCTTGATATTTAAATTATGTTAGACATTAATGAACTTATAAAATCTTCAATGAAATCAGGGGATAAGGTAGCACTTCGTGCTTACAAGAACCTGAAGGCAGAAATACAAAAGGTTAAAACGGCAAAGAATGCTAAACCTTATACTGATGCCGCTGAGATTCAACTTATCTCAAAAATGTGTAAGAATTTAGAAGATGCTATTTTAGACTTCTCTAAGGCTCACAGAGAGGACTTAGTATCCGACTATACAAGTGAATTAGAAGTACTAAAAAAGCTGCTTCCAGAGCCTGTAAATGAGTCACAGATATGTTCTTTTGTAGAGGAGTACTGTCTAAATAACAACTTTGTTGGGAATACAGAAGCCCAAGAAAATATTATTCAAATCCCTAAAAAAGAAATGGGAAAGATTATAAAAGTAGTAAAGGAGACATATCCGCAAGCAGATGGAAAGTTAATCTCATCTATTGTTAAGAAATATGTTATTTAAGTACATTTTTAGTATACCTGTTGTAATAAATGGAGAAGAATCTATCTTTATAGATGATACCTTAGAATTTAACGAGAAAGATCATATTGTTATTAATCATACCCACAGGAAGAGGTATACAATAACCGATGAGGAGCTATTATCTATCAAGAGCGGATGTATCCCTATTAAGGTAGATGCTCCTAGGGTTCCAACTCCAGAAGATAAGGTTAATCACCCAGGTCATTATACATGGCTAAAGCAACTATGTGGTATTGAGGTAATTGATATCACTAGACATATGGATTTTGATCTTGGAAATGCTATTAAGTATATCTTGCGGTGTGGACATAAAGAAGAACTTGGGTATTCCAATAAAGAAAAAACTATAGAAGATTTGAGAAAAGCAATATTTTATATTAATGATAAAATAGAAATGCTTGAAAAACAGTAAACAATAAGCCTCTGACGGTGTGAGTTAATTCTCATACTGCCAGAGGCTTTTTTTTTTAATGTGCTATGTGATATTGATTGCAGTATCTACACTGATAGACTATATATCCCATCAAACTCATTTTTCTAAGATACTTCTATGCAGATTCCTCCGAATAGAAAGCCTATTTTGCTTTACCTAATTTATTATAGTGACATCTAGGGTATTTACCCTTTAAATCACTTCTAGGAAGAAGGTTCATATTATATAATAAAAATCACTCCTGTTTAATATATCTAGAGATTCTGCAGGACATCTATAATCTCCATTATAAAATATTAGAGAATTAGAACCAAAGTCCCATTTAAAATACCCTATAAAGTTAGGTAATTTACCTAGCTTTCCATGTTTCGCGATTTCAGTTATTTCACTGTAAGTCATAGATTCTTAAAATTGCTCTACTTAAACAGTAGAGCTTTTTTTTTTACTACTATTGAGATTTGATATATGCAAATCCAGTATCTTTAATAGATCTAGTTAAACCAGTATTATCAAATATTAAATATTTCCAAGATTTGTCTCCGAATATTGACTGTCCTGCATCCTTTAGTAAATTAACAGGAGCACTGTAATATGGAGGATTCATATTCTCTCCAAAGAACTATATAACATTTATAGGACCCTTATACTAATCATAAGACCTAGAAGATGACTTATATAATATCTCTGTTAGAAGATTTACTAATACTGGATTGTCAGCAGATGTCTTCTTGTGCTCTTTATATGCTGGGGTCAAAAGTAATCCGAACAATGAACCAAGCAAAGCAAACATTAGTGCATCTGATGTAAGCTTAAATACATTAGCTTTTACCATATTGTTACCCTTTACATAAGCAACTGCTGCCTTTAACCCGTCTTCTTTAGTAATATTAATTAAGTCACTTAACGTAGGAAAAATACCCTATACTATAATAGGAACATTCTTATATACTGGCATTCCAGTATCCTCGTTAGTTGTATTACCATGCTCGTCAAAGAATAGTTTATTACCTTTATCATCTATTTCCTATTCTAATTTCAAAGAAGACACTCCATTCTTCTAGGTTGGCATAAAGTAATTATTAATAATTCCATTCATCCAAGTAGAGAAGCTACCAAAAAGGAAACCGTAGCTAGCATTTTCTTCCATAGCTTTTTTACCTTTATCATATGAACCATATATATTATCACCTAAACCTCTGATAGCATTAATCATACGTTTAGAATATGGCTCTGGTAAATCGTCAGTCATTTCTATTGGATTATCTGGATGCTCCTAATTATACTCCCTAACTCTAGATAAATAAAGAGATTTAGCTTTTTTATACTCTTCAGATCCAACTACCCCATATTTAAATGCTTTGAATCTAGCATCCTTAGTCCAATCATACTTAAGATTTCCATCTGGATCTAAACTTATTGCTTCCCATACGCCATCATGCATACACTTAGCAACAAACAAGGTCATTCTATTTAGGAAGTCAGGACCTCTAAGGGTACTATACATCCAATTCTCATAATTCAATATTCCATTTCTACCAGTTTTTGCTTTCTCTGCAATACGACCAACATCCGTATTTGATATTCTATATCTTAAACACAGTTTACTTAATAAGTTCTAAGCCATAGCATTTGAAGAACTATGAGTCCATACATACGCGTAAGCCTTACTTATATCCTTAGGATTCAAATCCGTGTTAAGTTTAATCACAGACCTTATAAAATTCTGCTAAGCACCTTCTATAGAGTCTCTTAGAGCTGTTACAATATTTCCTCCAAGTAACATATGGGATATTACCCTTTTAATTGGAGAAATTACTCCAACTATTTTCTTTTCAGCTGGGCTCATAATTGAGGTATGAAATACATTAGTTTTCAAGTAGTCCTGCATATACTTGATTTCCTTGCTTACTGTCTCCTTATTTCCATTATAGTTACCAGTAATGTGAAGCTCTAGCATTAATGCTTTAGAGGCTATAAGTAATTTGTTATACTACGTAGTAGATATATGTTTAGCTAGAAAGTCTACCAGTATATTCTCCACGTTAGTTTCAAAGAATCCCTTCCCGTATTTATCTAATAAAGCCTTTCTAGATTTCATAGTTTCATTAACTCCACTCTGACTAGTTGGCATACTTAAGCTAAATGGATTCTTTAAGTGCATTCTATAAAAGGAATCAGAATCTCTTCCAAGTAGTTCACGTTCCTCATCAGTAATTCCTTCCACGAACTCGTCAAATGCAGTTGATGCGTCCTTTACCTTTTTGAAAAAGTTTTTCATTCCAGCTAAAATAGCTTCTGCGCTCTATCTTTTAGTAGCACCTGAAGCTCTTTCCAGAGGAACCCATAGGTATTCTGGATGTGTCTTTATCCATTCCTTAATTTTTGGATCATTAGATGAATAAAATCGGGAATTTCCATTCCTATTAATTTTATCTATTCTGAACAGAACCTCTTTTAACAGCTCCCTTTCCTATGGCTTTAGATCATTAGAAGTATCATAAGGATTTTTAAATGACATTAATTCATCATCTGGATTGAAAAAGTTTGAATATTGTTGAGCCTAATTTCCTACTATCATATTCTAAGCAGAAGTATATCCCTGTTTCTTATAAAACTAGTCAAACATTCCTCTAATGTTAGAGTCATACTCTTTAAGGAACTCTTCCGCAATAGTATCATGAGTTATCTGAAGATTATTTACAACTATTTTAATATTCTCAGAATCTACAGTAGGTGCAGTGAAGAATGTTGTATTTAACCCATTTAAAGAGTTTTTATTTTTAGGAGTTTCCCCTCTTAATGTTAGATATGCCCTAGCGGTTAATTCATATAAAGTTGCCATATTTCTAGTAAGAGACTAAGTAGGCTATACTAGAGCTTTTTCAACTTCCTCTGGGTCTGAAAATGATGGATATTGTGTTAGGATTCTATTTAATATATTTTCTAAGGAATGCATCTAAACTACATCATTATCCATTTCTTTCAATTCATCAAAGCCATACTGAGCATATTCCCTAACATATGCCTCTGGTTTTCCAGTTGTGATAGTAATGTATTCTTTTAGAATCTCTTCTACAGGATCTGTAAACTGTGCAACTGAAAAATTATTCTCAATATTTAATCCTGAGTTTTCCTTGTTTACTACTGTAATTATGTTCTAAAAGTAGTTCTTGTTAAATTCACCAATATTATAGGATCTATAAGCTGCTCCATTTATAGAACTTAATACACCTAGAGTTCCAAGTTTTACATTGTCCCCTAACTATGGCAACATTTCATTTAGCAGCTCCATGGTTCTTACTACCTCCACATTACCATAATCGCCTTCTAAGTCTATATACTCGCTATCTCTCCTGTAGTACCCTAATATATTATTTCTCCCCTGTCTAATAGGGGCTTTTGCTCTTAAATCAAAGGAAGATAAAGTAATTATATCTAAAGTATTATCGTCATTATTCTTAAACACGAGTATATTTGCGTCAATTAAATCTGGAAGGAGTTCCCAAGTATATTCCCTTTTTCCAGTTTTTTCATCAGTGACATAATCATTTAGGTACTTTCCTAGGACAGACTCTAACTAAATAGCAATACTCTTTAGACCAGGAACAGTTGAGAAAGTCATAAATCCTTTATCATAACTATTGACTATTGCTTCCTTAAGTCTTTGAGTAGAGTATCCTTTTGAATCCTCTAAATCAGATACATATCTAGATACTAAGTCAAGAATTTCTTGATTCTTTTCTTTAGGCTTATTAGACTTAATGTTATGTTTTTCTCCTTTTATAGTTACTTCATAAGCATGATCTATATCATTTACCTAAGAAATTACTAATGGCTCTGTTCCCTCAGGATCTATAGAAGGGGCATATTTAACCCATTCCTTAGCAGATTGTCCGATTCCTTCACTTCTTAAGTTTACAGTTGGAAAAATAGCCTTATTTACCTCTAAAGCTCTAGATATAGGCTGAGAAGATATATGATAAGGGATTGAATTATCTTTTATAAAGTGGGCTACCTACTTGTCAAACTTATGCATTGAGTAGCCATTTCCAGATTTCTTAGTACTGTACTGTATAGTTGCTTGCACTTTAGCTGAGGACACTACTCCATTTGAATCATAGGCAATTCTAACTGGGATAACATTCAAATCTATGTTTTTAATATTAACTCCATTATATGCCAGCATCTATTTTAGAAAAGCTAATTGGTATCTATACTTATCAGCCTTTACTCCTGTCCACTCTCTTGGACTTTGTGTTGTAGTCTTTAATGCGTACATATGAAGGGTCCCATCTTCACCTACAAATAGCCAATCGATATGTCCAAATATTTCCTTATCCAACCCGGATAATTTGGCTTTAACATTTAAGCCCTAAATAGCTTTACTATTAAGATATTTTCCCTTCTCTTTAACCCAAACGCCATGCAGCTAGTCTCTTAAGGAAATTGCAACTTTCTGCATACTATCTGGAACAGAATCTGCAATTAGATCCTAATATTTAGCATCGTCATTCTCAAATAGGATTTTAGAATCACCAAGTAAGTGAATAAACTTAGCATCATTTCTTAAGTACTTCCACTACTCTATTTCCTGGGATACCTATTTTTCTGCAGACTCAGGGTCTATTCCTAAGTCCTCCACTAAGTGTTTTATACTTTCCTATGTATACGCATCAATATTAAATGGAGTAACTAGTGGCTTACCCTCTATATTACATTGTGGCATATCAAGGAAACTTAACACATTTAATCTTGACTAATCGAATGAAGGCTCTCCATCTATCATAGATACCTAACTTAGAGTAAGACCTTCTACCTTAATAGAATTGAGCTTATCTATCTGTGAAGCCTACCTGTCGGCTCTACTAAATACTATATCTGTTATCTTATCAAGTTGCTTAAGTTCATTCTTGTTAGAAAAAACTTCATCCAAATAGTCTAGAAGTTCACTGTATGAAGTAAATTCTTGACCATTGGCTTTCAAAGTATAATGACAATAATTCATATTAACATTTTTCTATTATATTACCATCTGCTACTTGTTTAGAGATCCACGCAGATATCCTTCTTGAGTTTTTAGTAGAACCAAAATCTATATCAGGAGACTATAGCATTTGAGCCACTTCTTTATTAAATTTTCCAAAAATGCTAGTTATACTCTTTCCATAAAATTCCTTTACATCTGCAATATTTGTATTAAATACTGATTTAGTTAATTTCTTTAACTATTCTTCAGATGCACTAAATACCTAGTCTGTTTGCAGAGAAGTATGTCTTCTAACATAGTTGCTAAACAGTTTGGCAAATACCTCCTCTGCTAAGTCCATCTATGATAGCTCAGAATACCTATCTCTAAGCTTATTCATAGTGAATCTACCTTCATCAGTACTCAGTACTAAATTTAATAACCTTTCATAATTACCTCTTAATTCTGGATTGCTCTTTAACATCCCTAAAACTAAGTGGACATGTTCATGTAATAGGTCATTAGTGGAAGCAATTGAAGTATTTACATAGACCTCACCATTATAAATAAAAGCCTTATCAATATTAGGATCTGCTATTCCCTTTAATTCCTTTGATACCTCTTCAGAGGTAACTAAGTTTATAGGGACTCCAAATTGATTCTGTAGAGCAGTAGATATAGCAGACATCCACATAGTAATAGGGGCATTCTATTTCTTCTTATATTCCTCTATCTAATCCTTGTCAGTAGGAATCACCTTATATTCCCATCCATTAGAACCTAATGATTTTCTATCCTCTATATAATAGTAGTTTGAATCACTTTCTGCTATACTGTTAGCGATATTTACTAATTCCTAGGCATTTGTTCTATCCTCCATTCCCAATAGCTCATTTATCTTATAAATATAAGTTACTGCTTTCTCTGGAGTATTCATTTCTGAAATTATACTGTCTTTACTGGTTTCATCAATATTCCAAGACTATACTAACTTATTAAAGCTCTATAAGGTATAGGCGTTCTTTCCTAGTAGAAATTGCTCATCCCCTCTAATATTAGTGTTTCTATCAACAGGAACATTAATAGACTCTACTATCTATCCAGGAAGAAAATTAGTCGAACTCCTAACAAATTCACTTGGCAAGCTATTGTCCCAATTTGAACTTCCGTCCTCATTTGTAGAATGATCTCTGAACTTAAATTCTATTAAAGAATTTTTTCTAAGGTGTTGTTTAGACAGAGCTTTATCCACTGCAGCCTGGGCAGCTTTTTTAGAAGTGTATGAGTTACTTAAACTCTACTCAACTAAGGTTCCTCTACTAAGATAGTACCTTTTCTTTTTATTAGGAAGTGCTTCAGCATATATTGTATACCCTCTATATGCTTCAGTACTCATGTTCTATATAGTATCATAAGCAATTCCATACTTTTCTGATATAGGAGTAAACTGCTATTTAAGCGTTATACCTTTCTTACTGCTATATGCATATTGGTATGTAAAGTCCGGTTCACTTGATAAAACTAATCTAAATAGTGCATCGTAACTATTCTTTACACCATCTAATAATTGCTTTACATCATCAACATTTCCCTCCTAACTATTTACATAATCCAATATAGAATTTATAACTTCTTCAGCCTTTCTTGAACCGAACTCATTAAAAGCTTTCTAGGTAGATACCCCTATGCTATCCAAAAGAGGTTTATGGTATTGCTTTAACATCTTATACAAATCCTAGTTTGAGATAAATATCTCTCCATCTCCCTTATAAAACTTCCTAAAATTAAGATCCGTTACAAATGGATCCTCATAATCATTAGGAATGTCATAATTTCTCAAATTTCTCAGAAAGCTCTCAGCAACCTGTATAGCGCTCTTACCACTTTTCAAGAATATTCCGGAATATGCTTTTTTGTTAGAAACATAGTCTACTAGCATATCTTCAAGGTTGCCTATCTCCTAATTTTTCTATTTGCTCTCCTATAGAATCTCGTTTAATTCCTAATAATATGGAGATTCCTCTGAGACATTTAGACCATAATCTCTAATAGTATTTCTAATTTTTAGGAAGTTTGAAAGTTTCTAAACATCTTCCTTAGTGCCTTTTACTATAAATACCTCCTCTCCATTAGAGTTTATAGTTCTTCCATATATAGGTTTTCCTCCTATAGATAATTTATTTACAAGTAGGATATTCGCATTTCCATCAGGAAACTGAATTTCTCCAAATTCAGGGCTTTCTCTTAAATACTGTAGAGTACAGTTAGCCTGAATGCCTTCCTACTGCAAATCCTTTAATTTAATACTTCTTAGTCCACTATTTATAGACTAAGCTCTTATCCCTTCTACTATTTTATTAAGGGCTTCTGGATCTTCTCTTAGTGCCTATATAAAGCTTTCATCAATGAGGACTGAAGGAGAACTATCATTTAAGTTCAACTTCAGCTCTTCCCCATTGACTTTAACTGTAATAATACATTTACTCATTCGCAAACTTTACTTACGGTTAATAGTCCATCCCTTATAAAATTATTTATATAAGAGATAATGTTATCTGAATCTTTCAATTCTTGTATAGTATTTAGCTAGTTCTGTAGATAATCAGAGAATTGTCCTCCTAGTACAAAATAGCTTCTTTCATTATTTACCCTTTCTAGGTAATGGTTCTAATCCTCACTCTATCCTTTACGTAGGAATCCCTACATTGGCTGGTAAGAAGTTCCTATTCTTTCCATAATTACTGGTCCATCTTCAGTCATCTGAATGCAATAAGGATCAGTCTATCCTTTTGTAGAGCGAACATTAGACGCAGCTGATACCAAAATGTCTTTATAGCTAAGATTTAGAATAGGGGCATCCTTAGAATACTTAGAGGAATCAAACTCCATATCTGTATCCAATCTTGGAACTCCATAATAGTCTACCTTTCCTAAGTAATCAAAGTATCTAGACAAAAGTCTCATAGACTAGTTCTTACTTATAAAGGCATCAAATAGGGTAGTTAATCTACTTGCTCCATACTGATTCTTATTTACAACTAGATTATAAAGCATAAATAGGTCTGACAAGGTCTAATCTCCTACCTTATATTTAGATAGGGCTTGTAGTCCGGATGAATATGCCTAATACTTCTTCTAAGATTCAGTACTATCTTTTATAGTCATCATATTCAGTCCCACCTTATAAAGAGGAACCTTCTATTCACTACTTCTCAAGAGTCCTGAAATGAACGGATTATTTGCTAAATCGGTATATTTCTTTTCCGAAATATTTCCATCCTAGTCTACTTCAGTTACTATTCCCTATTTCAATTTAGGAATGATTACATTCTCAAATATATATTTAAAGGAGGCAATTGATGCTCTGTTGTCTAGATATAGTAATCCGTCTTCTTTAAAAGTACCTGTAGAAGCATCTGCCTACAGATATTTAGTTCCAGCTATTACAGGAATACTGATGTTCTAGTTCTAAATAAAATTAGTTATAATAGCTGCATCTATTCCACCTAACATCTTTTTCTAATACTTCTCAGATATGTATCTGTAAGTACTCTTTGCCTAATTAAACACAGCATTGAATGCTTTTGATTTAAAGGAGAGATTACTATCAATATCAATAACTGTAGAGAGAATATCTCTAATAGCATCAAATTGCTGAATGTGAGTAAAGGCATCAAATATGTTAATACACTTCTTTACCTAGTCATATTCATCAGCAATCTACTGACGGTAATTAGCATCCTTTAACCATCTCAAGACATCCATTGGTGCAGCATCTTTTAACTATTCTTTTACTTCTGAAGATACTTTATTATCTCCTAGAGCAGCTTCTACTCTCTAAGAGAGAATACTCTAAATAAATGAGGTAAGTTTCTATAAATCAACTTTAGAGGTTGGAAGTCCCTAATTAAGTCCAAGGAATCTACCAAAGTTACTAAACTCGTTAGCTCCCTCTAATACATTCTAAAACTCATCACAATCAGCAACTACACTTTCAATATTTTCAGGATTTCCTAATCCTGCTTTCTCATATGCTTCTTTTATCTAAAGCATTTTTAATGCACCATACCTAGCTTCCATCTTAGGGTTTATCTTGCCATTAGTCATGAATTGACCTCTAGCAAATGATATTGCGGTGTTTATATCAACTGTAGTTCCTCCAAAAATATTTTCCTCAGTAATAGAATCTATAAATGATGCTACTGGTGAAGTCATAAATGTAACGATGTCGTCTATATTCATTCCTACTGTAATTAAGAACAAATACATTTTTGCTAATTTATTACCCGCATTTACTTTAGCAAGGATCAACTCCTTAGCATTATCTGTTGCAGCTGACAGAACTTGACTAATCATCAAGTCAACATAAAGGTTTCCAGTAATTCTCGATCCAAACTCAGCTTGAATATTAGGATCTACTCCATCCATATTCAAATCTGGAAGACCTGTTATTGTTCCAGGCTGGATATTTCCCTTTGCTCTTCCTATAATTCTACTAGTTGTAAATTGGAAATGACCATATTTTCTCTTCTCTGCATTTCCATGCCTAATCAAATCATTTAAGTAATAGTGCCACATGAATGAGGATTTCTCACCGTTAGCAGCAATACCAATAACGTTCTTACCAGTCATATTAGAATACTGCATAAGGTACTTGGTTGTAGGATTCAGAAGGGTCATTTCTGAAGCTGCTTTCTATTTTGGACTATATCTAGATGCTGCACGGAAGTCTTCCATCTCAATAGGAGAATAAGCTCTAGTCATATTCACTAAATCTTGAACAGTATTCTATATGTGTGAAGAAATAAAGTTCTTACTTACATCCTGAGATAAGTTAGGAGGAATCTAGGTAAACTCATGTTTATTAAGATTCTTTACTACTTCTAATCCGTTAGGGTTAGTATAGGAGATATTAACAGTCTTGCTATCACCATCCTAATAAGATTCCCTATTTATCTCATTTATAAGATCTGCATATAGTCTAATTTTAGATGCTTGATCCTATTCACTACTAATTCTTTCAATCCAAGGGTCTAAATCTACTATGTGATCTAATTGCTTTAATCTATTTTCTATTACTCCCTTGCGATTTTCATCAGTAGTCTCTGTTAATTGCTTTGCAAGATTAGCTCTAGCAGCTGCTGCATCATTTATTACTGTATGTCTTATCTTCTGAGGCATTGGTAGGTATTCTGAAGCGGCGAGTGTTTCATCAGTAGAATAATCAAATAGATTACTCCATCCAACGTATTTACCATTGGTATCAAAACACAGACCCATGACATATGCTTTATCTATATCATAATCAGATCCTTGTAACCATGTCTACCATGCAGTTACAAAGCATTGTCCAGTTTCTGTTCCAGTGAATCCTACATTTTTCATCTTCATGAATGACTGCAGTGTTTGTGCTGGAATACGAGCAACTGTAAAGCTCTATGCTTTTTGGAAAGAAGTATACTACTTGTTCTAGTTTTTAGCATCAAACGCTGCTAAAGCTTTTTTAAGTTTAATACCTGCAATCTTAAAGCGATTATTATCATTTTTGTTTGGATTTGCTGCCTGCATTATCTTATGCAAAGATACTACATATTCTGATAAATCCTAATCATAATCTATTTCTTTACTAAAATTATATAAGGTTTCTTGGAGAATCTTTCCAGAGCCAAATGAAAGAGACTTATTTAACTGTACTCCTCCATATTCGTCTGATTTATATATGTTTCCAAGAAGTCTGCTAATATACTAATTTACTTCCTAGTCAAATTTCTATTCTGGAGTTAATTTAGAAGTATGACCCTCAGCATTTGTATAAGTAAGTTCTGCGTCAGAATACTATTTCTGCTCTAGGCATTGCTTTATGGCACCTCTATTAATATTATACAAATCATAGGATATTATTGATCCATCCTCTGCAATTTCATCAACCCTATGCTTAGATACAAATTCTATATATTGAAGTACTCTATCACCATCTCTACGGTAGGTGTTTTGATTCTCAACCTTCTTACCTCCCTTTACAAAGGCTTCCTTCTTATTATCCCACACAATATCATCTCGTACTATTTCTCTACCTATTTCAAATAGACGCACATTATCTCCTGTTATAGCATAAATCCTATTAACAACAGTTGGAGAATTTTCAGATACCTCATATTCTCTCTAGTATTTTCTCTTGTTTATATTGTCCCAAGCTCTATAGAATGACATGCAATTACTACTATTCTTCTAAAGAGGTTTAAAGGTAATAAATGTGTGATTTCCATTTCCTTTAGTGAATACCAAGTCGTAATTATCAGATTCAACAGATACTATAGGAGTAGAGAAATAAGACTTTCCTTTCTTTAATACATCCACTAAAGAGTCTCCTGCCTTAATTCCGAACTTAGAGGCATATAGATTAGACATAATAATCTCCGCTGCTTCATTTTTTAGATTAGAAATCTTTACCGGCTCAGCGCCCTATGCCAATTCATATATTCCCTTTTTAATATCATGGAAGGCTTTATCAACGTCCCACTTCTTAACTGCTTCTGCAGATAGTCTCTTCTTTTCATCTCCAGATATATTCATATCATCAATTTGAGCAAGTTCCTAAATCTATCCCTTTACTCTCCAATGATTAAAGATATTGGTATGATGTTGAACTCCGAGAGCATCTACATAATCCCAAGTGATTCTAACTGGAGCTAAATTTCTAGGTACTGTAACGTCTTTTTGGAACTTCATACTAGAGATATTTGAATAACCTCTCTTTTGTAGGTATTCTTGTGGATTATCCTAGAAGTTATAGTAGTCATGAATCTCATTTAACGAAATGTGTTCATAGAATGTTCCAGTTTGTCCTAATGCATTAGTTCCTTCTAAGGTTACTAGTACGTTTTCAGTAGGTATGAAAGACTGTCCATCTTCATATACTGGCATACTCTACTATATAGTAGATAAGTACTATTTCACAATATCCTATTTTGCTTTAGTATTATCTAGCTCTGCTGATGAGAACCCTTTCTCTGTGGCTTCCTTTACTAAATCTTCAAACTAATAAGTCATTCCATTTATGTCGTATATCATTGACATATTATAAGAAGGAACCATCACAGTACCAAGACCTGGATACTAACGTTTAATAGATTTCTTGTTTATGTTAGATACAAATGTAGAAAGAATACTACTATATATGTTTGGATCACTGAAAGGTATCTTTAGTTTGTCAAGAGAGTGATCTGTATTTAAATTAAATTTAGCCTTTATGTTGTTTATAATAGCTTCAGCTAGACCAATCTCTCCACTTCCAGACTTAATATTTGCCATAATAGTTCTACCTATGACATCATAGATAGCAGACATATCCCCAGATTCTCTAAACTAAGCAACTGCATCAAGCTCTACCTTAGACAGGTCTAAGGCAGTCTATCCTAACTGCTGATAAATCTGTGTAACATAATCATGCAAATAACCTCCTGCATCTAAGGAGCTTATAACCTGAGAGAACTCTGTCATGTGTGCTTCATCAGCTGTATGGTCTGAATCTTGCTGGATACCATAGGTATCAGATCCTATAGTCATATAAGAAAATTCTGTATCGTCATACCAAGAGGAAGTAGGGTTTATATTTCCAACTCCATTCTTTACAGCAGAATTATTTGCAAGGACATGAATCATAGCCCTCTTTAAAGGCTAGTCATAGCTCTTAATACTTAAATCCTTTGGATCTGCTCCTTCTTTTAAGGTTGCTACATGGTTTATGTAGTTAGTTACAGCTATATTGGAACCCTCAGAGTATACAAAATTCTCTCCATTATAAGATTCCGACCATATACCTCCTAAGGATGTATGGAGTTCAAATAATGAATCAATTGTATGATATGGAGTATTCTCTAAAATAGACTCTGAAGGAATGTGACTTCCTGTATTATCAAAATAGTGATAAACTTTCTATTCCTCTCCTATAGGTTGATTTCCCTAATCCACTGCTTGTTCGATAGTATAATATACTCCACGCTCTCTACCAAAGTCTGTAATCTTAATATGATTTCCAGCCCTATTATAGTAAAGTTGATTATTTGGATAAAGATTCTATTCCATAATATCATCTGCGAATGATATTTCATGGTCAGCTTTATAACCGCAACCTTTTATTAAGTCAATTTCTCCATCATTCCAAGCTCCTTCTATTGACTTTCCCTGTGCATCAACTACATGCCATCTCTTACTATGCATCTTTCTAAAGATATTATGTAAGTTGATTGCGTGTTTAGTTGAGTTTAGGTCATTTCCAACTGACTGCCTCATCCACTGATTTGTAATAGTATCTGTTGCATATTTTAACAAAGTTGCAGTCATATACCTATCATCATAATAGTGTTGAATAGGCTTCTTAATTGTTCCAACTTCATTTGGACCAAGAGATTTATTCTCAAGTATAGACCAGAAAGGACTTAGCTGAGCACTACCGTCGTGTGCATCCACTGCGTCAGTTTTTCCACTAAAATTGAATACGTCCGCAGGAACATCTGAAATACATGCAATATTCATTTGTTCACATATACCTTCAAGACTTGGAACCATCTTAGTCATAGTTGCAGACATAATTACATTACGCTTAAACTGAGCATTCTGCCCTAGGTTTTCCATAGCATAAATCTAATCATCATAGGCTGCCTCTAAATCTGCAATAGTATTCTCTAGAGGAACTCCTTCAACTTTAGCTCCATTAGCTATTAGTTCTTTACCATTATCTATCATCTTTTTTAGATCATAGAAAGTAAGAACATTTTGGTCATATTCTGGATTTAGAAAGAGAATATTTCTCTTGTTGAGATTTTCATTCTTTATTTTCTTCTTCAAATCCAACTTAGCCAGAGCCTTGATTTTGTGGTTAATTTCTGAACCAGTTGTACTAAATCTAAGATTATTTCCAATAAGATTATCAATAAGAAAATAAGCATTTAGCATTGGATTTAAGGTAAAATCTGTATTATCATCTATACTTCCATATAGAATATCCTCATTTCCAGACTTTGCTAAAACTACATATTCTTCACCTCCTATTTTCTTAATCCATTGTTTAGTATTTAACCCAAAGGTTTGCTTCATAATAGACTTCATCTATTCATCTACAGGAATAGAGAATTGTTTTTCTAGAAGGTTCTTTAGAAATCTTCTTTTTTCCAAAGCGAGTCTCTAATTCAGTCTAGTAGAATCATTTAGATTATATAAGTTAGTAGCAAACTCATAAAGTAATTCATTGAATGCCAATTTTTTCCCTTTAATTTGCCTATAATGTAAATCCTTATAAAGAGTAATAGTATTATTTGGATTTGCTTTATTGTAGGAATTGACTGCATTCATTAAGTCTTTTTCAGAATTAATAGTAACCTCTTCTCCTGTTGCAAGCTTGGTTGGGATTCCTTTTAATACTTTACTTATGTCATCTATACCTTTAATTTGTGGAAATAGTCTCTTATAATCCTCAATGACCCTTTCGTATACTTTATTATAGGCAGTACCTATTGTACTTTTAAGTTTAGATACTACTGCCTATTCGAGAGCAGGGCTCTTTATAAGGTCAGTTAATTTCTGGTTATCAATGATGATATCTCCAAGACTTATATGGTCTGCAATAAATTTCGTTTTATCAGATTGAGTAGTAGACTGTGTAAAGATTGTTCCATCCTCATGTAAAGGAAGTAGAAATTTGTTAACCAAGGCATTGTACAAAAGCTCTCCCTCAGTCATATTCTTTATCTACTTAACTTTACCATCCTTAGTTCTAACATCAGTATCAATAGTCACATCTAACACTGCCTTTCTATTTCCTGAGAAAAGAAGGTATGCAGTTGGACCACCTGCTTCATTTGATTCCCTCATCTGAGTTTTTATATCTCCACTTAGGAATGCAGGGCTAAAGTTTGGAATTTTATCTCCATCTAAGTTTGAGATTACAGATTTAGAGGTATCATTAGCTAGCAATGCTCTTGTATTTGCTAACTTAACAACCCAAGGCTCATTAGAATCAACTGTAGTTAATTGATAACCATCAAAGTCAGTTCTGAAATATTCATATAGATTTCTTGCATCGTAGATTCCTGGGAACTTTCCAGAATCTTTTAAGAAGGTTCTCCATTCTGTTAGTGCATAAGTAGAACCATCTTCCTTAGTCGCTTTTCTGAAATCATTATAAATATCTTGTATTACTAGGGCTCTAGCTGCAGACATAAATACATCATGTAGGAAATTAGGTCTACCTTTCATTGAAATAACTAACTCATTTAATGACTGAGTGTTCTTACTGAAGTCAGTATTAAGCATATTATCTATGAAAGATAGAACATCTGCTAGCTGAGTTTCCTAGGCAGTTAAGTTATGTCTAGACACTAAAGCATTCCTCTACTCTCTTGTGTTAAGAGATACATCTTTAAGCCCCTCTAACTCCTTAATTTGGAATCTACTAGCGGATACATTCTTCTTGGATAGTAGATTTATTCCTAATCCATTTACTTTAATTTGATAATCTTTTCCAGCAATATTGATAGAATAACTCTTTCCATCTGCCATAGGAGTTAATTTATATTCATCTAACAACTGAGCACTATCCAGTCTTTTTATGGTATTATCATTTATGTCATTGATAATATCGAATTTAGTTTTAGAAATTGAATATTTATCCTTAACTGCGGTTTTTGTAGTCTAAGTATCAAAGTCATAAACTGTCTAAAGATAATTTAGAGCAGTATTTGAACATATTAGACCATACATTGTTTCTACCAGATTATATCGAGAACGAATACCGTTTTCCTTTAAATACGCATCCTCAATCTCAAGCCATGACTTATTTTGTCTTCCATTTTGCTTGGTTTTCTTTCTGGTATCAAATACAGTTCTGTATATAGAATACAGAACATTCATGTTGTTATAATCAAACCCTCTAGATTCTAGCTCTCTAATAATATTCTAATTCTTGTCAACAAATAGTTTCTTGAATATGGTCTGTAGATTGCCGTTTCTCCTAGATTGATCCTTAGTTAAATTTTCTACAGCGTCTTTGAACTCATTATCAGTTACTAAAGTTCCTGCTGACTTCAGCTTAACTACAGTTCCTACAAAATCTTTTGGTTCTAGACGTCCCCATTGTTCAACTTCATCCTTATAATCATATAGAGATATTCTATTTATTAAGACTTGGCTGAATTTAGCCATTTCTTCCAAAGAGTCCTATACATCGTCTCCCCAAGTCTTTCTAGCATTGCTATTTCCTGCTGCAATCTAATACTTATATTGATAGGTAGGTGTACCGTATCCATCTAATGTAAATTGAATAGGGTTTGCCTGTGAACCTACATTGATAAATTTACTTAAGCTCTGTTTTAATACATCGTCAAAGTATGTTAGGTTAATAAAGGCATTGACTGCATTATACAAATCCCTATTTTGACTTGTCTACTTTACTTTATCTATGTCTTCATTCCATCCATTTTCTATTGAGTCTAAAAAGGTTCCTTCACTTTTTAAGGACTCAATAATATTATACATAGCTGTAATGGTATTGTAGTGATTTTGAGTCTTTATCTTTACTTTATTATTCTTTGTAGAAGTTACATAGAGATTCTTAGGAAACTATTCAACGTCAGCCTCCTGAAGGTGGTACTTAGTTAGGTAATCTCTTATAATTTTATATTGAGACTCCTGATAGTTTATTATATTGTTATTTAACTTTCTATCGGAATCAATGATCATTCCTTCTCCCCTGGTGTCAACTATAGTAGCAAGCGCTAAGTTATCTTCGAAAATTCTACGTCTCCAGGAGTCCATTCCTGGATTGGACGTATCATAAACACTTGATAATATTGATTTATATTTTATCTACTGGATATCCTCCTCTCTAACTAGATCTGTTCCCTTAATAATTGCAGATATTTGCTATTCTGCCTTAGTTAGGGGTCTTGGTAGAAGCTTAGTTTTTAAGGATCTTGTAATGCGAGCTTTATCTTGGGTAGATAGTTCAAATGGAAGATTTGCCTTTGATAATTCTACTCCAACCTGCTTTACAAGAGCGTCTATACTATCAGTATAATTTTCCTCGTCAACAGATTCGTCTATATCAGTGCTGAAGGGAAGATCCTACAGCACTGAATAAACGTCCTCTATTAACTCGTCTACATTTGATGATTCTAATTTAGAAAGATTTATCATATTTGAATGAAGATCTTTACTATAATTAGGAACTCTACATTTTTTCATATTAAATTGGACATGAGTTTAATAAATTAGTTAAATCTCTTATAACGTCATTAGCATCATCTTCATAATTTTCTTTTAAATATCCTATCATTTTATTAACAATCATAGTGAATGTTTTCCAAGAAATATCACCTCCCTGTAAAGAATTGGAAAGTTCTTCCGTGAACATCTACAAATCGTCTTCTTCTAAATTAGAGAAGAAACTATTTGTTGTATTCAATATAGTGTTAATAGCCTCATCAGATGTTAAAGTATCCGGATGTGTTTGTTCTGCAATATCTGGAACTATTACTAGACCATCATCGTAGTGAATATTGTAATAGGACTCATTTCCATCCTAGTCTACAAAGGTTAATCTCTTAGCATTAGGTATAGAATCTGTTGCCTTCAAGGTCTTACCCTAAAACTCCTCAGAATCCTTAAGAGAAGTTACATCCCCATTCTCTGAAAGTCCGAGTAATATATTTTCAAAAGAAACTTTTGGATTATTCTATATGAAATTTCTAAGACCCTTATCAATTCTTTTATTTACTGCCTTTACATAATCCTCTACAGTATCATAATCAGCGGGATCTATCTCTATTCCTGCTAGATTTAATGTATTACTTATTGAATTATGCATCTGCTATACAGGACTAACAACTTCTTCCTATTCTACAGGCTTCTATGTAGGTTCTTCTGTCTGTTCTACATATGGATTTATGTCAACCGCAATTAGAGGTCCAGAAGAAACTGCATTAGAAGAAAATAACTTCTTATTAGTTACAGTTCTATCGATCTATCCGGACTCTTCATTCTTTCTCTCAACTAGTATTGGGTCAGAGAATATTCCGTACTTAAACTAAGCTGCAGTTGCACGTATATTATCTCTAGTAAAATCATTTTCTACAGGTGTAGAAATGACTCCATGGAACATTAAATTAAATAAATCATCCATTCTAGAATCATATACTCCAGTTCCGTTTTCCTTATTATATGGAATAACTCCAGGTGTTCCCTCAGAGAACTCTGCATCTTTATCAGTACCAACTTGATTATCAATTGGATCAATAATTCCCATCCAATTCAGAACCTTATCCTAGTACTTAATTGTATACGGAGTAGCTCCATCTTTCCATCTATCAACTATATAGTCTAGAAAGTCCTCCTTACCTGTTGCCATCTAATTGCTTATGTAATGAGCTGTCTTGATCATTACAAGTGGAAGAGTAGTTAAGTTAGTTTTATCAGAAATATGTAAGGTACTTCTAGTACTAGCATCCTATTCTTGGAAGTCCAAATCAATATTATTGGTTGCCTCAACATTCTTAAACCAACCCTTCATATCTTTTAAGTTTGTAGTGATATAGGACTTCTTGTTCTACTCAGAAGGAGATATAATCTAATCAACTATATTGTTAAATATATTCTCAAGTACAGCTAATTGAGTTCTAGCAATCTGAGGATTAATATAAATTCCTACAGCTTTATCAGGATTGTCATAGAATTTACTATCTATGTTTGTTAACTTTCTGAGGTAAGCACCATGAACAGAGTTGAACCCAAGTCTAAATTCCTTTACGTAGTCAGCCAAACTGTCGTTAAAGTCCCATAGAACCTATAACCTTGACTATAATTCTGGGGATACCAGTTTTCTGTACTATGCCTCATCTAAATTATCCTTGTCTCCTTTCTACCTTTGGAACTCTGCATTGTCCATCTGACAAAGCTTATTCATATCTTCATCATTTAAACCATTTTCCTTACAGAATGCGTCATAACGCTCCATAAAGCGACTTAAGCCTGCTCTGTAGTTCCACATTGCTTTGTACATTCTTATGGCAAATGGCTACAGTTCCATTGGTGTGGTAAATGTACAATTTCCTACTCGATTATTGTATAATTCTACCCACTTTTTTTGATAAAGAGATTGGAATGAAACTCCGACATTATCAAGACGAATCATTCTAACCTACTTAGGCATAGTTGGATCCTATGTCTATCTTATATAAATATCCTTTAATTCTGATGGAGAAAGTAATAAGTTGCTAGAAACGAACATTATAGGTTTACCTCTCATTTCCGGACTAATTCCAGGAATATCATCTATTACAATATTAACATCAGATTCTACCTAAATAGGTGCCTTACTTCTATAAGGACTCTAAGAGTTATTAGCTTCCTCTAACCTATAAGAAGAATCCAAAGGCATTAAACGAGTATACTGTGAGAATTTTGGAGGATTAACTCTAAATTCTTGGTTATTCTAAACCCATCCATCAACTATTGTAGAATACTTAGTTATGATATCATCATACGAATCATACAATCTTTGTAGTTCCTCTGAATTTTCTGCACCATTATCTATCTTAGATTTAATAGCTTCTTTGATAGAGTTTGCATTTCTAGCCCAGGTATCTGGACTATTCAGACCTCCTAGGGACACAGAATATATATTTCCATCTTTTCCCTCCAGTTTAGCTACAAGTTTTATTACCTTTCCTCGTATTGTTCTATCCTCATTACTTAGTCCACTTCCCTTAGTTAAACCTATAAGTCGATTTGAATCAGACTCATCTTCTACACTTATAAAGTACTATATATTATTAAAAGAATCCTTGCTAAATATTTCTCTAGTTTCAGGAGGCAATCTATCGTAGTACTCAGATCCGTATATTATTAAATTCTTTAATTGAATTACTTTACGCATTAGTTCTACTTTACCTTCCTTTACTTCTTGTCCAGGCTTTACAAAGATTCCTAAGTCACTAGTACTATTAGAATCATTTACCCAAATATCTCCAGCAGTATTAATTCCAGAGTAACTTACACTACTATAGGTAGTTACAGGACTACTTAGAATAGTATTCTATTCCATCTCCTCTGAGGCTGACTCTGTTTCCTCTTCAGAATTATCTCCATCCTCTTTAATAGGAGTGGTTTCTTCCTGTACCTCCTCCTAAGATACCTCCTGTCCACCTATTGTAGTTGGTTCATTTGGCTCTTCATCCTGATCAGTAGTAGGGGTTTCCTAAGGCTATTCAGACACTTCTGGATTGTCTGCAAGAGCTTTCTCAATTTCTGGGAGTCTCTTATCTCTAAATTTCTAAACAGAAGTAGATAATCCAGAATATTCTCCATTAAACTCAGATTCAGCACTCTATATTATATTAGATAATCCATTATCTATAAGGATAGTACCTTTAGTACTTCTAGTAATTAGAGTGTATAAGTCCTTAGAGAATTGATTGATATTTATATTGTTGTTATTCCAATTGTTTCCTAAGTCAAGATTCCATTTTTTGTCTACTACAACATAGTCAAATTCTCTTCCCTAAACATCTAGAGGAGACATTGGGTCACTAACCTTTAGTCCTGCATCTCTCAACTTTTGATACTCGGTAGATGATGAATCTCCTATGAATCCAACAGAAGCATTCTTTGGAATTTTATTGAGAACATCTTGAGGAATAGTGTCAGTAATCATTTCCCCGCTAAAGACATCTTTATTATAATAGCGCAATTGAATATTCTTGAATGTCTATTCGTAAACAGTATTTCCAAGAGTTCCTGGATCACTAACTGACAATTTATCAATTACAGAAAGTAAAGGCTATTGATTAGAAACCTTTAAAGCGTTTCCATTCCTTAATGATAAATATAGTGAAGGAGACCTCCATGCTATAAGAGAATTTTCTTCGATATTTCCTATATTATTCTTGTTATATCCATTCTAGTGTTCATCTCCTATCAGAATTAAATTTATTCCATTAAGGTCACAGAATTTTGATATAATAAGTAATTCTGGAGTACTAAAATGAGTTGCCTCATCTATCACTAACTATTTAGGAGCATTATCAATCTTCTTTACATTTAGATTATTCTTTAGATTTACAATGGTACTTCCATTCTCCTTCTAAGTTGTATATAAATCTTTAATGTTTGGTGCCTTACCTCCAAAGATAGTATTAAATAAGTCAGATTTCAGTTTTTCAGTGCTGTCTGGCAAGCTATCCTTTAGATTGTCTACCTAACTCTAAGTAGGACCAGAAACCCAAGTGTTCTTTCCAGTTTCAAGATTTAATCTTGCCACTGCAAATGTCTTTCCACTTCCACCAAGTCCAGTAACTATAGAAGTATTATGAGCTACATCCATCTTAGAGCCGGTTTTAGCTTTAATCCAATCTAATGCCTCATTAATTGCCTTAGGATTTTCTTTCTATGCATAAGCAAGTTTAGATACATACTCCTGCATAGATATTGGAGCCATATTAGCATTCCCATCAAGGAAGGTCTTTAATCCTCTATAGTACTTTGTAGTACTTGCTGACATAGCTCCAACTATTAACTAGAACTTGTCATAATTTGTCAACTTGTCATAAGTTAGATTCTCGTCCAGCTTAGCTGATTCCTATCCTAGTACCTAATTAACATCAAATATACTATTAGATAGGTTATCTAGAATTTCAGCAGTAGACATATTTGACTTCTTTCTATTTTTATAAAGTAACTCCTATAATGCTACTAAGGATGAAAGAGAATCATCTAATGTCAAGTCTTCATAACCATCCAATAAGTCTAGAGTAGGGGAAATCTTGAAGGCAACCCTATTTAAATCAAAAAATTGTTTAATTGACTTAGTTAGTGCTTGATTTGCCTTAATAAATTTTATTTCTCTCTATCCCGTATTCTAATCATGCTTATTAATCCATGAATTAATTTCTCGTCTATATGCAGAAATTTCCCCAAGAAGCATATTAGCATCTCCTTCTTCAATCTCTGGGAGCTCTTCTGTTTTACTAAAGACATCACTATGATTCTTTACAAATTCATTCACATATTTATTATGTCCTACAGGTGTTCCATCTGTAGTTCTTACTGAAGCACCATATATGAAGGATTCCGCAGTTTTGAAATCTTCTAGAATTTGCTTTAAGCTAGATAACTAAGAGTCACTTAATTGGAAATCAGCATTCGTTTCCTATGAGTTATAGGAGTTATATATATCTTGAAGCAAATTTTCAACGTTAACATCACTATTAGAAGAGAACTTAGAAATTTTATTGAGAAGAGGAATAACTGGATTATTTACAAAGGTAGTTCCTTCTAAGGCATTAAGAGTCTTAGTCTGAGGAGAATTGTTTACACCTTCGATAAAGGTATCTAGATTCTTAAAATAAGAGTCTGACATCTAGTCAGATACATTATTTACTAGTTCATTATATTTACTCTCTGAAATATCAGCTACTGTATCAGCTACTTCTGATTCTAAAACTGACGGATCTATTGTAGCCTCTGCATAGAATTTCTATAACGGTTCAAGATTATCTGAGAAAAATCCTAAATAATCCCATTCATCCTCTAAAGAATTTCCATTTCTCGCCATATCATATTTGATAAAAGCATCCAGGTCTCGATAAGTAACTTCTCCATTATTCTCAAACTAGTAATCAGAAGGAATATTAAAAGCCTACTTCTCGTCTGTAGACAAGCTAGATATAGATTCAAGAGATCTTATAAAATCAGGATCTGATGAAAAGGCTCCAACGGTTTCATACTTTCTTCCAACTATTGAGGAGGCAGTTTCGTTAATTCTATTCTTAATTGCTTTCTTTAAAGATGGAATATCCTATATGCCCATCTTCAGAATCAGATTATATAAGTCAGTATTTTGCTTATCAATATCAGAAATATCATTAGGATCTACTTCCTATCCATCTTTAGGAGTAACTTGCATTTCCCACCAATGCTTCTTAACATCAGCATCTGTCTGTTCAGCTACATTGTCAAGATAGTACTTAAGTAATTCACCTCTAAGAGCTCCAATCTATGATACAAAATATCTAAAATCTGTAGAAGTTATAGGCTACTTAGCAAATTCCTAAATCCATCTAAATTGATTATCAATATTGTATTTGCGTACTGCATCGGCGTGCTTTTTCTGACGTGCTCTGAAGTCTTCTTCAGATTCTCCTTCTAATGGAGAAGCTAAGGCTGCAAATTCTTCATCAGACTCAGAGTCAAGCTTATCTGTTACTTGCAGTAATTTCTTAGATGGATCATCCTTTCTTAATTTCTCAATTACAGATAATTCCTAATCAAAGTTAGTATTCTAGAGAGTCTATAGTTCTGGGAGAACCTACTTCTCCATATCTTTATATAATTTAAAAGCAGTATCTAGATCCTACTTACCGTTCTTTTTCCAGGCTTCGTATCTAGTCTAAACTGTTTGAAGTTCAGAAGGAGATAACTATTGAAGAGATTTTCCTGTAAGCTCTCGTGCAAACTAGTTAAAGTTAAGTGATAAGAATCTTCCACTTAAGTTAGTATCCATTGCAAATAGAGTTTTCTCTACGTATCCTAAAGAACCTTCTCCGAATAGGTAATCCTTCTACTCTATAAGCTCCTACTTCTCCTACTGAAGTTTCTAAAGTTTCTCCTAATATTCAGGACTTTTCCTTTTAGCTTCATCAGTAGTAGTATTTACTAATTCCTATATTTCATTCTCTTTATTAATTATAGAGTTTGAAAGATTCTAGAAATCCTCCTAAAATTTAGAAATATATGATAGATTCTTAACATTCTCTGCATTATCTCCCTTTAGAAAATCTGATAAAGCATTTGCTCTATATTCTCCCTGAACCATTTTATCAAATAGTTCATCTTCAGATAGATTTAGTTGATTACCATTAAGGATTAAATCTAGTTGGTTTATGATGTTAGAAAGTCCTTCATAGTTTGCCTATGCTTGAGACTTATGATTTTCATCCGCAGTTATATAGGTCTTTGTTCCATCGGAATTTGTAGTACTATCATAGGATAGTTCGGAACTTCCAAGAGAACCCTTATCTCTTAAAGTTTGGAGCTCCTGCAAAATATCCTTTTTCTTTCCTTGTCTTAGAAGGTAAGTAATTTCATTTTGGAACTCTTTAGTGGAATTGTTTCTATTGTTCCAAGCCTCTACTCCTCCAAACATAGCACCACCAGCAGCTCCTCCGAGGAAGGACATAAGATATCGATCTCCCATATTTTCCCAAGCACCATAATCAGTTTGTGAGAAATATCCGAGTCGTCCTGCTAATTCTCCTAAAGATTTAGAAAGATCTGTTACGAGTTCCTCGCTTACTTCCTCTGTACCTTCTCCTAAAGCCTTACCTATAATACCTATTGTTCCATCCTTATATTTTTCTCCGAACTTATCAACAGTTCTCTTTCCTAAATCAATTCCTTTTTGAATAACTCCTATGATACCTTTCTTTGTTGATAAATCAGCTGCTTCTCTTCTTCCAGCCATATATAGGTCAGCATTTTCTTTAGCAGCTTTTCTTAAAGCAAGTCTAGCAGGATCCTTTTCAAAGAACATCTAACCAAGACCTAGGTATTTATCAACAGAATACATACCAAGTGTTGATCCAAATGCAATAGCAGCAGCTTCCGCAGGAGTACCACCCTTTTCTAGAACTGATTCATATACATCAGTATTGGATATAAGTGCCATATATCCAAGAGATAAATCCTGAGCAAGTCTATTTCTATTCTACATTACCTTCTCTGCTGCAGGAATATACTTGTTAAGAGCAGCTTTACCTAGGGAAGTTTCTGCCCATTTTCCAGATTCAAATAATTTTCCAACATTATAAGGGTCATCAGTTCCAAGATAAGAAGACAATTGTGCCTTACTTATTTTTCCTTCTAAACTCTCCTGTATGTATTGGTTTGCTTTATCCATGTAATCCTTCTAAGCCTTAGCAGTTGCAGTATTAAGGACTGAATCTCCTCCTCCCTTAAGCTTATTGAAGGTATTTGCTATGAACTTCTGTTGTCCCCATTGCAAAGCAACATCTGACATTAAATTTCCAAAGTTTTCAAAGCTAAATGTATTCTCCTGAGCATAATCAGATGTAGAGGTAGAGAATTTCTAACCGTAAGCAGCAATAGTGTTTGCAAGCTAACTATTAGGGTTCTAATCTCCAGTTAATGAAGCAAGCATACCGTAAGCCATAGGGAGAGTCTTAGCCAATTCTCTTCCTACTAATAATCCGGAATAAGCTGTGTTAACATAAGGTATAAACATTGGAATTATAGGTGCAACATTTTTTGCAACTGTTCCTGCAACTGACTTCTCTAAATCGTCAGAATCAAAGAAGTCATATTTGTTTATAGCACTGTTTTCACTAGTGAGATAGTCTGCTGCAGATACTACTGTTTTTCCTCTTAGATTTCTACCATTAGCCTTCTCTGTATAGTATTCTCCATCTTCATTTACCTTCCATTCTCCTTTCTAGTGCTTAACTTTATTACCTGTAATAGGGTCTACTTCAATAGTATCCTCATCATAAGTAGCATATACAAGAGGGTCATCAAAAAGAGAGCTAATATATTCAAATGGGTTAGTAAACAGAGAAATATCATTAACAGATTTGTCCAAAAATGTGCCTGTAGCTGGATCAAATATTTTACTATTCTGAGCTAACTCTCTTCTAGACTTATCTGAATTAGTAATTTTATTTATTCCACCTATATCAATTCTTATATGACCTGGATTATTAACAGTATTCAAATTGAAGTTGATGTCCTTTACTCTACCTCCGGCAGGTCTATTGACATCCCACATACTATATTCATAATTGTCTACAGAGTTCTCTGTACTGAAGTCTCTAAAGGTGCTAGCAACATTATTATAGTATGCATTGAATTTCTAATCTGAGAAATTACCGTTACTATCCTAAAACATCTTTTGATTTCTAATATATGGACTATTTTTATATACATCTTTAGACATGAACTGTGTATTGTCTAAAGTCATTCCTGAAACATCCTTGAAGTCCTGAGCAGTAAACTCAGGATTATTCAAGGATGCAACAAGCCAATCATTCTATTTCATTGCCATAGCGTTGCTGTATTTGTAGCTTTTTGCTTTTGTTGTTTATCCCATACCTGTTGTCTCTATTCATATCTATATGCGGTAGACTCTTTAATATCATTACCATCAGCATTAGCAGCATTAAGAGGATTAGTGTTAATAGGAATGTATATATTACCTTTATACAATTTATCATTGTTAAATGTAATCCAGTTATTATCGAGTTCATATTCTCCTTTATCCTTATCAGATAGCGCTCTCTTAACAGTATCAAATAGTGCATCATCCCCTGATGCATTTTCTATATACTAGGACTCTTGTAATTTCTACTTCTTGCCTGCTACCATTCCCTACGCCTTACTGCTAGCAACACCTTCTAATACTAAGAAATGTCCAAAATATTTTGGATTAACTTCTCCCTTGGAAGCATCTACTAAGTATCCAAGGCCAACTCTTTTAAGTATTTCTGCTTTCTTTCTCTCATAGTCTTGAGTTCCAACTTTAGCACCTAATTGCTTAAGCTTATTTATTACCTTTGAATAAGTGTCCATAATACTAAAGTTAACCTTTCCGTCAGGAGTTATAGGCAGAGTTACCGTCATAGCACCTCCACCAGAATTAACCATAATATCATCAAAGCTATCAGAAGAAATCTACTAGTCTCCAAAGGTAATGTTCTATCTATTTTTAATAAGATAGCCTACTTTAGAATCACCAATATACTTAGTAAGAGATTTATTGTCGTCCATTCCAGGAGTAGTTCCGTAATACTTACCATCAACAGAAAGCTGTCCTCTTCCTATAAGTAGATTATAACTTTGCTCATCACCTGCTTTATCAGATTGGAGCTACCTCCAGAATCCCTCTTTAGGATCTTCAGAACTTCCTCCATCACTACTGCTCTTTCCAGCTTTTTTAAGCTTCTCATCAGTTCCAAGATAGTCTATTTTGTATGAAGATGTACTTTTTAGGCTACCAGATAAATACTGTGTAACTAATGCTTGAGTAGCTTTATTTGGGTCAGATATTCCAGTTTTTAAAGATGCCCATACTTTGGCTCTCTTAGGAAGGCTTACAGTTAAGTAATCAACCAAAGCTTTTATTTGCTGTGCATTTGTATCAGTAGAAGACTCTGTCTGATATTTTCCATCAAGAGCACTCTACAGATATTCCTATTGTTGTGACTTTGATAGATTCTATAATGCTTTTAAACCAAGAAGTGCCTCTTTTCCAGCAATTCCTTGTTCTTCATATTTATAACTTCCTAATGATACTTTAGCCTAGTCAAGGAGCTTCTAAAATGCTTCATACCCCATTCCATTGTTAATGATCTCAAAAGCATTGTCATCCTTTGAGAATGCATATTTAGGAGAGTACTTTCTAAGCCAAGCTAAATTGGAGTTAGTAAGAAGACTATACTAATCTGGATTTTCTTGATACTGTTGAAGAGTGAGTTCCTTAACTTTTCCAGATTTATCTGATGCAAGAAGATTTCCTCCTAAGGTAATTGCAACCTCTCCAATGCTGCCGTTCTCCTTAGCATCCTTAATAGATTCATCAAATCTTTTTTTATTCTAATTAGCTACCTTCAACTTATATAAACTACTCAAATAAGTATTAGCTAATTCCCCAGTATCTATTCCAACTAAACTTTTAGTTGCCAAAGTTCTTTTAAGATCAGTAATGATAGACTTCATTTCATTTGGAAGTCCATCTACATCCTTAATCATATTAAATAGGTCTTTCTCAGTAAGTTCTCCCTTCGTGTCTTCCTTATCTTCATCCTTAGAAGAACTCTTTATTGAAAGAGATTCCTTATCAGAATTTGATAATTTAACACTCTATGGAGCCTAAACCTATGGAGTTTGAACCGGTCTATATGTTGTAAAGAGGGAGGAAATATCTCCTCCCCTGTATAATTTAGGTACAATGTTCATTACTTCATTACTTTGTGTAGTAAATTTATAGTAGATGGACTTAGTTTACCTCCCTTTCTAAAGAGTGTACTCTAATTCATCTTGGTTCTAAGTCCTTCTATATACTATCTAGTTCCTCTTGATTGTTCTTCTGCAAGGGCATCAGAATCAGTATAATATTTATCCCTAAGAGCTCTTGCTTTAGCTATATAGTCCTTGTAGAATGGCTAAGTAGTGTAGTCAGCATCTTCTCCATTAACTGCCTGCCATGCAGCTAATTTAGCATTAAACTCTTGTGACATATCATTAACAGAATCTTGGTATTGCTACTTAAGATTTCTTGCCTTTATCTCGTAAGGGCGATTCATATCTTGCATATCAAGAGATAGTGAACGCTATTTATTCTCAGCTAATTCTACTCTTCTATCATAGTCTCGCTGAGCATTTCTCTACTTAAGGTCAGCCTCTACTCCAGACAAGAAATTATCCCTAGACTGCCAATTACTTTTAAGTCTTCCTGCCTCAACCTGTGCAATTTCTCTATTAGCCTAATTAATAGAAGCTCTATTGAAGTTAGCTGTATCAGTTCTCCTAGCTATATTGTCCTCCTATCTCTTAAGAGCTTCCTATTTGGTTCTAAGAATTTCCTTATCATCAGCTAGAAATCCCTAATATTGTAAGTCTGTTGCCTACCTATTAGCATCTAATGATCTTGCTGCATTTAGAGATGCATCAGATGTATATGGCTAAGCTGCCTGTCTTCTTACATCAGCTGCTTGCCTATTCCTAAGCTACATTTCACTAAAGGCTCCAGTAACTGGAGAATATAATTCATAGGTATTTTTTAGAACAGGCTTTATAGATCTTCTAACAACATCTGCAACCTTATTATTAGTATGTAGAGAATCAAACAGTCTTCCAGCTCCTACTGCTAGAGGTGCAATGTCTTGTGCTAATTTTAATCCATTCTATTGAAACCAGTTTGGTTTACTTTCTGGTTGCTAGGTAGGATTTATAGCAGATCCATTATTCTAGTCAGGAGTGTTTGAATTAGGGTTATTTTGAGTAACTCCAGTTAATTCATAATCAGTCCAGTTAGTTATACCATCTACACTTTTAATACCCTTAGAACTTACTTGATACTTTCCAGATTTAGCAACTTCCGGATCTACCCAGTGTTTTACTCCATTTGTATCATTATAGAAGTAACGTGTACCTTCCTTCATTAGGTCATTGTGCCTATTAGCAAGAAGTTGGTCATTTCTGATACTGCGAATATAATCAGATAGATTAGTTATAGCTTCTCGTGGACCTCTCATATAGGAATCCCTATTAGTAACTTTCCAAGAGGTTCTAAGATTTCCATTCTAGTCAAAGAATGTAGAAGTAGAATTGGAAGGCAATCCTTTGTCTACTAAATGTGCCCATTTAAGGAAAACATTATTGTCATCATTAAAGGAACTTTTATCTTGAGCGTTAGCATATTCCTAAGCTGCTGATAAAAGACTATTTGTAAAGTCCTTATAATATTGTTGCCCTTCTACTTCTGAGGCATAGGATTTACCTTTCTGAGTATAGTCCGAATAATTTGAATCTGTTTTATATCTAGAATCATTCATGCCTCTTCCACTATTTCCATAAGAAGATCCATATACTCCCTTATTATTGATTCCATATAGAGTATTTCCCCAATTAGAAGAGAATTTATTTACATCAAAATCATCAATTCCATTGTACCATGGAAGTTTAGTACCTTGATTAGCAAATAAGATGCCTCCATTTCTATGAGCCTATACCTACATCATACGAGATTTAGCATACGGAATATTCTATAGAGGTAACTCAGTTATAGTATTATTTGCTTTGTCCCAAACCCATCCTGTTCCATTCTTAGTCTTGAGACCAGGAATATAATAAAGATTTGGATTATTAGGATCTGCATTCTGTAGCACACCCTAAGCCTAGAGAGCATTAAGAGTAGCAGTTACGCCTGCCTTACTACTAATATTAGAAGATCTAAAGATCTATGAAATTCTTGGGTCCGATCCAAATCTATAATATCTATTATAGAAGCTATTTCTTAGAATATTAATTAAGCCTTTAGACGGGATTTTTACCATGATAGAAGTCATTCTACTCATTGTATTAGCATCATAGGATTTATCAAATAAGGAGGCATGTTTAGTTTTTATTTGAGGCTACTATACAGGGGCCTCCTATAACTACTATGTGGGCTATTCCTGTACAGTAGGAGTCCCAGTTGCCATCATTTCTCTAAAATCCATTCCTCCAACTGCCTTACTTAAAGCTAAATAATCTCCAGGGTCAATGGTTCCATCACGTAAGGCTTTTGCAGCATTAACTAAAAGAGGAACATACCTTGATTTATCAGCATCCTAGTACCCTTGGAAGGTATTGTCCCAATTATCTGCAACAGATTGAAGAGCATTTGATAAGTAAGTAGACCTATTTGCTATACTTCTTACACCATTTTTCTCTGCATCAAGCTCAAGGAAATCTTTAACATTTCCATTGTCACTATTGAATAGCTACCTCATTAGAGCTGTCCTAACACTTCCGTCTCCCCATTCGATTTTAGATGGATCTTTTGGAGCCTAATAAACATTAGACTTCCCCATTTTCCCATATATGTAGTTGGTCATCAAACCATAGTAATCTTTATTCTTTTTGTCAGAATTTGTATATCTGCCCTTTGAATCGTGGAATTGCCCATTGTCGAATGTAATAGACCCATCCTTGATTCCTGCCATAATGTTAGCATATGCTGTTCGGAAATCATCAGAATCCTTTTCACCTCTTTTCAGGGTTGTTAAATATTCATTCAATCCCTAGTCAGCAGCCTATGCTAAATCATTGTAATCATATTGCTTTCCGTAGAAGCTATATAGATTAGGAGTAGTTCCTCCTTGCTACATTTTCTTTGCTAGTGACATTATAATATGTATAAAAAAAAAGGAAGAGGAGTTGATTATCTCCACTTCCCCTCAATGAGTAATAGATTATTTCTTAATTCTATAGGCTAAGCGACCTCCTTTACGGAAAACAGGTTCACCCTGTGGTTCTTCGGCGCCTCCACCCTGTGACTGCTCTACAAGCTGCAAGAACATTTGAGCACCCTGTGCAAGCATTTGACAATCTTGATTCTGTAATCCCTGTGCAAATAATTGCGCTAATTGCGCTAATTGCATCATAGGATCTTCTTGACCTCCTTCTTCAGGAGCTGGTTCTTCAGGAGCTTCTTCCTGAGATACTGGAGCTTCTGCATCCTCAGCAGGAGCACCAACTGGACCACCTTGCTGAAATTTCTTAGTCTGTTTTACTGCGTTTTTATAAGTAATTTTCATAATTATATATAATTAAATTAAATGATTTTGTGAGTAAATATACAGTATATTTTTAGCTAACCAAAATTATCAGAAGATATTAAGCATTTTTGTTATCAACATACTCTGCAGGTCTAGTATCTTGTCCTTTGATTACCTTGAAGATATACTTTCCAAGTGATCTACATTTATTATCAAACTATGGAGAGCCCTTAGCAGCCTCTGCTGCCTTAGCTTTCTTTATGAGAATTTTAGTTTCCCTACGGCTAACAATTCTTTCTCCTCCCCATAATTCCATCTACGTACTACCATCTGGAGCCAAAACCTTCATAACTGGATCAGAATTATCTTCAATATCTAACTCATCTCCAATCTTTATACCAGATTTCTCATTTACCTCTAATACGTATGCAGTTTCTGGAGACGATATTAAAGTTTCATCATTTGGTTTTCCATGATGAACCTTCGTAACTTCCTAATCCTCATTTATGAATATAATATCAAGAGGAATCTTTGTATCCTTCATCCACATAGATATTTCTTCACTAGGGTCAAAATAAAATAACATACCCTCATCCTTAGAAAGTTTCTTTACCCCCTGAAGACCTTTTATCTTTTCCTAATCAGTTTTGGCTTCCTTTACATTATATTCATTGCCTCCTATTCTTACTACCATTGGTCGTCATCAAATAAATCATTGATTGCCTGCTAATCAACTTGTGGCATACTTTCTGGTTGCTGCTATGGCGCACCCCCAAGGTTTTCGTTTGTAATACCTGCTAGAGTTTGGTCAACATTGCCTCCTTCTACTGGAGGGGTCTAATTATTAGTCTAATTAACTGGAACAAAATATCCCTCTGCAGACCTTTTAATAGGGATTTTAGTACCATCTATCATAATGAAATCCTAAGCGGTCTCTGATTCAGGTACAGAATTTCCAAACCATGATTCAGGATTTGACTAAGTAAATTTGAAAGCATTTCCAGTAACATATCTTCCAGGACCAGTTCCAAGGGCTAACAAAGGAACTCCTATGGTAGTTTTAGGGTGATTATTCATCCAAGTTTTTGCCTGTTGCCATCTAGATGATAGAGTTGTTCCTTTAACAGGATTAGCTGAACGTGCTGGCTATTCAGTTGGAGCTTCTGTAGGTTTTGGAGTAGGGTTCCTTTTAGCAGCCGACTATTCATTTATCTTATTTCTTCTATTCTAATAATGTATATTACTCCGTCTATAATCCTAAGCTAATGTTGCCAATCTTTCTGCCTCCTTATCAGAAAGTTTAGGTCCACCCTATCGAGATTTAGCTAGTTTACTAAGTAGCTTAGACAGTTCCGGCTACTCTTTACTTAATAAATTTGCATGTCCCTAAATCTTAGCTCTTCCAGCTACCTTAGCTATTTTTGCTATCAATCCTCCAACACCAAAGGCTGGTATTGTATTATAATAATCCTGCATTGTCTTTAGTATTATGTAATAATTCTTCTGTAATTAGTTTTCCTGCTTCTAGAGCATATTCATCTTTTTCTTTCTAAGAAGCCTCTTCACTATAGTATTTCTTCTCAAGTTCTTCTAGTTTCTGAGTTACTTCTAGCCTAAAGATTACCTCTTCCTTTTCTATCTCTGCTTGCTATTCTATTTTTCCATTATCTTTTTCACTTACTACTGGAATCCCTTTTTCTGTTATTCCATCTAAGTTCATATTGTGCTTCCTAGCATGTAGAGCTCCATCAGGAATTACATTTATAGAACCTCCATTTTGAAACTCAGGAACATTAAGAGGATCTACTAAGCTTATAGTAGTTTCAGAAATAAGTTCTATAATAGAACCTCCATTTCTATGTTGTGGAGTTTCCTGTTTAATAGGGGTTTTCCTTTTAACATATTTATAATAGGGTTCTGTTTTTACTAATTCATATTGGCTTCTAAAGTCTGCCCCATCATCTGAATTATACCAGTCTAATTCCTTCTATATAGTAGGATGTTGAGAAGATTTCATAAATTCTAATTCTCCAGTATTAGGGTTCTCTGCAACTGTAAAGCCATGCCAGGATTTTCCTAAGGATTTACCAGTATCGTCAAAGTCTTCCTGTTCTACAAACATTCCCTTTCTTTTTGCCTCTTCAAAGTCCTTTGGTCTACCGTTATATTCCCAGTAATCTTTAACCCTATAGTTGGTAGAATCTCTCTAATTCTCTGGAAGGCTCTATAAATAAACCTAAAATGGATCTAAAGTCTTTGTTCCCTACTGAGCTTTTATAATAGTTCTAGCTTTTTCAAGTAACTCTATAGGCATTCCTTGGCGTCCTATTCTTATAGCAGCCTGATCATAACCGCCCTACATATGAAAACCACGTCTATTTCCATTAATTGCAGCCATAGCAGTTCGTATAGCAGTCCTATCTTGAACATCCTAAGATATATCTGAAATTATATTTTGCTGCCTCTTTGCCTCTGCAATTTCCTGGTTGGCTCTTTTTCTAGCACCACTACTAAATAGTCCATACTTTTTTCCACTCTTCTGTAAAGCATCGTTAACAGATGATTCACTTCCAGTATATGAAGACCCAACCTGTGAAAAAGCTTCATCATCTTTAGTAATCGTATCTGCTTTCTTGCCACCAAATCCATTTATTAGTCCAAGTGGCGTAAGACTTAAAAAGGAACTACCTAAGATGGCATCAGTGTTTGTCATTCCGTCTGTGCCTCCTCCTAAGGCATTTAGTCCCTTACCGAGAAGTGCTCCTCCTTTCATTATACCTCCTGCTAGCATTCCAACAGGTCCAAAAGACATAGCAGCATCTGATATTCCATCATATACAGAATCCATAGTCTAGGTTATATCCCCCTTAGCTCCATCATATTCTGTTTTCTATGGCATAAAGGATCCTACTAAATCTGAAGCAGCTCCTATTGTTGCTCCTATACCTCCCATTTTAGCAGACTTAGCTCCTTCCAAACCAGCCTTTATTCCTTTATTGGCCTAACTTATCATCTTAATGCTAGATCCTATTTTTCCAGCACCATTTAGTGCATTTCCAGCTTGACCTCCAATCTTACTACCTATTTGACTTAATGCGTTAAATCCCTAGTCCCAGTTAAAACTAACTCCCCCAGAGTCATTTCTCTGAAGAAGCTAGCTATCTAGAGAATTAGGATTCATAGCATCATTCATCATGTTTTTACCATTTAATGCTATTAATGGGTCAGATGAATTAGATGTAGCTAAACCAACTCTAAATTTCAAGTTGTTCATCTATGGCTACATATTCATTCTGAATGCATTAGTATAGTCCGGCATCTAATAGGGGGATGATTGGGGTATTAAACTAGATAACGGAGAACTCGATTGATTAAATATTCCCATATTATGAATAACTTATACTATATAAAGTTCTTATAGCTGTTATAATTGCTAGTTTATTACCATTGTATCTTATACGAACTTTTAACCATTTATCCTTAATTTTTGCTTCCTTAATCTAGGATTCCTACCAGTTCCAAATAACATATCCACGTCCCTAGCCATTTTCAAAACTACTTGGAACTTGCATAGTTGTAGGATCAAGAACATCACTAGGTAAAGGATTCTATTTTAATTCAACTGGGACACAATTAGTAGGGTTTCCATTTAGGTTAGTCCACTGAGATTCATTCCTCTATACAATGTTTAGAGGATTTATTTGTACATGCCACTTGTCCTCTTTATATTGCATATTTCCTCTCATACGTCCCTTAGTCGGGTCTGATACATCGACTGCCTTAGCATGATTCCAGATATGATATTCATTTAAGGTATCATATCGTATTATTTCCCCTCCTGCAAGAGCAGAGTAATCCTTAGAAGGTGCAGTAGCTCCTGCATAGTAATCCTCTATCTCATTTATACTATCTCTCCTCTAATAATAGAGTGGGAATATAGTAGACCTATCATATCCCTTCAGTTCTATTCTCTATCCTTCTTCTATTCTATAGTTCTTCCTATGTTCAGAATCTAAATTAACATAATCAGAATTAAATAGAATATCACTTCCGTTATACTGATATAATTCCTTTGTAGCTTCCTATCTGATGTACATATTTTTCTTATCCTTAGAGAAATCATAACAGTCACCTACAATCTCATAATGGAATGATTCTGGTTCAGCATTATTACTTATAATCTCTAAATCATCGAATATTTTATGTGCTTGCGGATTATCAGCTACAACAAATTCTAGTTCAAAAGGATGCTATTTACCATACCAGTAGCATGGGTATATATTATCAGAAATATCAATAATTCCAGCTTGACCATGCTTCCAGAAATCTGTGGATAGGAACTGTCTGTTATACTCTGTAATTACAGCTACACTAGATTGATAATAACCTGCGTCAACTTTAATTCCATTATTAAAACCATTAGTGTATGATTCTGCAAGTGACGGAGTCTATCCTTTATACGTAACTAGGATGTTAGCCTTAATATTTAACATCTATACTATTTTAGAAGGATTTACTCTACAATCTGGCTCTGAATCTAAGACAATTCTTCTACCCTATTCATCCTTACATATAGTATATTCATTACTTTTAATGCATTTCTATATCCATTCCTCTCTCTAAGAAGGAACATTCGGGTTAGTTATCTTCTATATATATTTTTCTCTCTATTTTACACCTCTAACATAGAACTCTGAGCAGAGATTTATTGCATCTTGCTTCAAATATAAATAATATTTTTTACCTTCCTATTTGATTTCAAAGTTATTGTAGTTTTTGAAATTATCATGTTCGAGGGTGTACTTTATTTCATATGACACATCCTTTCCAGTTGGGATAGTTCTATTAGCAAGAGATAATTCTCCGATGCGATATCCAGATTTAGCTTCGTTCGGAATAATATTATTTGAGAGAACTACTCCGTCCGAGAAGTCATTTCCGACATGACTAACTCCTAGTTTAGAAATCCACTTTGAAGTATTCCTATCAAAGCTAAAGTATTGATTATAAATATTCTCGGAATAACTAGGAACCCAGCTATAGAAAGTAATCCACTTCTACATAAGTTCATTGTAACATAAGTTCCATGCTTTTTCTTCAAATCCATAAAGATTATCATAGAAAGTAAACATAACATCATGTTTGAACTTATTGTAATGAGTCTTTACATTCCTTATTCCTATTATAGGGTCTATTTCCCTCTCAGTAAGAGTAATATTTTTATTTAAAAACTCTTGAACTTTAAAGTCAGATATACATTCAAAATCTTCTCCATTAGTTCTCCATATTTTCTTTCCAACCGTATCAACTCCATAGATACCCATAGGAGTCTTTATAACAGAATCTTTCCATTGACTACCAAATGTATCAGAAATAATTTTAGGGTTCTCTGGCAGCACATTAGAGGTGTTTATGTAAATATTTCCACCTGCTCCCTCCCCAGCCACGGCTCTTTCATTTACTGGGATTAAAGCAACTCCATGTTCGAAAACACATAATAAACTACCTCTTAACTCTACAAGCTTAGTTATCTAACCGTAGGTCTTAGGGTAATCTCTATAGTGGGTACCTCTAAAGGTTCTATATCCGTTTTTGAATGCATCATTTACATGAATATCTGAATAAGATATTCTATTTGTAAAATCATTCTTGATAGCTGGAACATCTGGAACCTCAAAATTATGTCTTTCAGATAGAGACTTATTAAATCCCTTATTATAACATAAAGCTTCTGGGATTTTATAAGATCCATCTGCTGACATCCCAGAATATGGATAAAAGGCTCTAGCGTGTCCAGTTAAAGATACTTCATCTACTATAGAATCATCAAGAGCTCTGATGTTCAAGTTGCTTGAGGATATAAGCTAAAAAGTTACCCATGTTCCAATCTTTACTGCATTTACATCTCCCAGGTTAATTTTATCAAAGTTCTCAGTTTTTACAACCCCGTCTGATACTTCATAGTTGTCTTTCCAACAATCTTCATCTACTATTTTATGATTAGTAGGAGCCTGTGGGTCCTGGAAATTTCTATTCAATCTGTGAGTAAAGGTACAAATGTATGTATCTCCTCTATAGAGCAGAAATCTCTTATTATCCTCCTCTATACCATATCTGTTAGATATTGCATAGTATGGGGATTTATCTGAATATCTTATCTTGAATAGCTCCTATTTATTCATAGTCTGATAATCCTTAATATAGATATTCACTAGAGTTCCAGGATATTTATATCCATCAAATGCTATATAAGGTCCAAATGAACCCCTTATAAGGTTAGAAGAGTCAGTAGATTTTATTTCAGAATTTATATATTCATAACGGAAAGCTTCCTCAGCTTCTCCAGCTCTTGCAGAAAACATCTTATTTCCAACCTCAACCAATTTAACATTATCCTCTACTCCAACTATTCTAGTAGTAAAGGTGGTCGGCTTCTCGATTTCCTTTACTCCCTCTACATAGAAATGCCTAGTTTCTGTCTCATCCTACTGCAAGGGTGTGCTAGCGGAAGCTTGTTCTACTATATATTCATCTCCGCAGAAGAGTGTATTATAATATGGACTATTTATGTCATACTCTGGACAGATAGCTCCATACTTATATACATTAGTTTTTGGTACACAATACAGTCTATCCTCTAAGTTATGAACGAGCCTTTTGTCATCACTTAAAAAACGCTCTGCTATGTAAAAGTCTTTTAAGTCCGCAGTTTTTGATTTAGAGTTAACTACAGTATTAGAATCTGTATACAGTAGTGGAGTATTAGATTCCCCATCTACTCCTATGGTAAATGCCTAACACAATCTAAGAGGAATCCTTTTCTGCCTTACAAAGAAATATCCTTTTATATTATGTTTCCTTAGTTCCTAAAATAGAGCGTCCCTATCCTATATGTCTATCTAGACTCCAATTACATTAGAAATTTCCTAATTCAGTCCAGTTTCTATTCTTAATACTCCATATATATTTTCTAAAGATTCAGTAGCCTCTGTAGAAGCATCATTTCCATCCTTATATACTATTCCAGTATCTTCGTTACTGCTTATATAAAGTCTAGATTGCTAACCATCCTTTTGCTGCAGCACAGGAAAGTTAGTGTATTCTGTATCCTTTTCATTAAAATACATTCCTCTAATATTGAATACTGGAGATAGAGTTCCATTCTTTAAAAGATAAACAATTCCAAACCTATATATTTCATGATTCTAATATCCTGTAAAATTGTATATAAATAATGGGTCTACATAAGTATTTCTTGAGGCAACATTATAATCATGAGTTCCAGGATCATAACTCTATTCCGTATTAGCTCTAGCTGTAAATCTTAAAGACAAGTCGCTTAACTCCGTGTAGTCTATATTCTAATTCTAAACATTTCCAAAGAAGAGCATATTCTAACAGGACTCCTACGTCTAAACATTCTAGGCTATCTAATACTAAGGATTTATTTCATCAACTGTTATCGCAGTTTTTTGTTCATTTCCTGTAATAAAAACCTAACACATAAGGGAGTTGTTAACAAGAAATTTCTGGTCTATTTTATAAGCCTATACTACTGCATTTTCGTTAATATCTGATGAACTTCTAGTATAATATACATTTATATACTAATAAGCTGGATCTATATCACTGATAAGAAATTTAACAGATTTATATGAATTTTCGTCTCTAAATCCAGAAGTTATACTTCCAAACTATGTTCCCTTAAATATTGACACCATACCAGATTCACCAACAAAGTCTGTTTCATTTCCATCCGCGTCTACGTATCTGAAGTAGAAGTGATAATTTCCTACAGGAAGATTACCACTCTAGTAAACGTTTATAAATTCAATTTTTGGAATACCTACATAAGTTTTATACAGAGAGGTATCAGAATCAAACTAGGCTCCCTAGTCATATATGTTAGTATCATTATTTCCTTTTCTATCTACTATCTGATATTTTCCTCTTCCAAGAGGAGAGAATCTAGAATTTATAAGTCTAGGAATGTTCTTTCCATCATTTATGATAAGATTTACAGAACCATCATAAGACCATTGTGGAAGTATATCAACGGGATGATTTATGTCAAAAGATAATTCATCAGTATCAAAATCTATTAATTGATTTTTGTCATAAAATATAGGATCATCCTCATAACTCTAAATTCCATTAGGTAATCTAGGGTATTTGTATCTTGTCCAATTCTTTTCTCCGTCTAAAATAGGGCTGCCGAGCTCTTCTTCTAGTTCTTTCTTAGAGAAGAACTTCCCTCTAAAGTAATATTTAGCTTCAGATAATCTGTAATTTCTGAAAGGATTATACTCCCAAGCCATATTTCCTTTAGAAGGAAGAATTTTGGACATTATTCCAAAGTCTATAGACTTTTCAAGTGGTTTAGTGAATGTCATATTATGAATAATATCTATATTTGTTTAACAATCGTGCTTTCTGGAAGCCTCTTACTTTACCTGTATCGTTATCTCCATCCCTTTTCATTTCTAGTTCTGAAGTAGTAGGATCTTTAAGTATCAAAAGACCTCCATCGTTTAATTGGAATCGATTATTTAAGTTTTCCTTTCCAACTTCCAGAGAGGTATTAGTTGCACTAACGACTATATTTCCAGAACTATCCTTAGAATAGTTTATCCTCTTAAATGGAACATTAGTTGCAGCTTTTACTGTTACAGTATCTCCTTTGGTTATGTAGTATAACTTAGTATTACTATAGTTGGCAGAGGATACTCCAAGTAGATCTCTTCCATTGTAGTCTAGTATTCCTATACCCTAGTTAGTAACTTGCAAATCAAGCATATGATTCCTAAGAGAAATTCCTGAGGTATTATCTGAACTAGTTATGTTAAACTTATAAGTAGAGTCAATGCCTTCTACAGTATAGGTTATATTTGGTTTAAGAGTTTCCTCTATTTCCTCCTGCACTGCATCTATTACCCCTTTACTCTATAGAATACTTATTACGTCTGTTAAGTTAACTCTATCCTATTCAAGTTCAAGTTGAACTTTACAATTCTTTAGAGAAGTTGTTGATTTAATAGAGACAGGCAATCCAAATCCGTATATACAATTATCCATATAATATATAGACTGTGGAAGCAAGCAAGACGTGCTAAATCCCTCAGCATCATATCTATATAGATTATTTAAAATCTAGGCAAAATCATTAAAGAAATTCTAACCATAAGACAGTAGAGAGCTATAGTTACTTGCCCTAGATTTATTAGAGAAGTCTATTGGATAAAAATAATTTCCGTTATTGGAACGTAACATTAATTGCACTCTAGTTTTACCGTTTTTACCATTGTATTCAGTCATAGATTCCGAATATACTTTATCAGATCCACTATAAGGATTACTGTACATAACCTATCTAGAACCTCCACCACCATTCCAATGAACCGCAAATATTGCAGTATTAGACCAGGCATGTGATTGTTCAGCAGATGCAATATCCTCATCAGTTGTCCAATTTAAATCAACGTTGTTTCTACCTTCAATTTCAGTTTCATTAACTGTTCCATCTGAATTGGCTATTCCTACATAAGCATGTCCATCCTTTCCACCAGATTCGTGAAAACTATAAATTCCAAATTTCTTTGGTTTCCAATATGACCCAGATAGCTCTAGATTATACAAATCAAAAGAATCCGTATCATATGCTAGTGGAAGTAATCTACCAGAATAGGTAAGACTAGTTTCATATTTAGTGCAATAAGCCTTAACTAATTGCAAGGCTGAATATTGTATTTTAAAAGAATATATATTTTCCTTGAAATCTGGAGCTATGTTAGAAGAAGTTAGTTTTACAGCATTAGTAGGGAATGGAGCTTCCTCTGTTCCAATAAGAACATCACTCTTGTCTTCACCACTCGATGACTATAACTTATACTCTGACAAATCTTCAACTAATTTTGCAGAGGAGAATAAGTACTAACCCTGATTACTATCCTCTCTATCTGTATACTTTATAGTAGCCTCTGTAACTGGTTCTAAATCATCTTTAGATAGAGTTAGAGAGAAAGCATCCTTTAATCCCTATAAGTAGAATGTATCATAAGTTTTAGATAATCCTATAGATACCTAGCAATTTAAGGTTGAATCCCTCAACGTCTAAATTGCACTAAGAGAGGATTTAGATGATTTGAGTTGAGCCTTTGTTTCGTCTGAAACTCCCTCTATGCTTGGATTAAGCACCCCGTATATAGTTGATGATTCTTTGTCAGTACTTTTAACAGTATAATTCATTGAGAAATCTGGTGTTAAAGTTAAGGACAAATCCTTAAAATCAACAGTATCTACATAGTGCTAATTAAAGATTTCATTTGTATATAGCCACCTATAAAAAACTCTTTCCTCTGGGGTATTTCTGATAGATTCCTCCTTACTTGCTTTAGTGTAAGTTACTTTGATTTTAACTAGATATAGGGTATTAGAGACAAGCTTCTTATTAAGCCTAAAGTAGTCCTAATCTAGAGGAAGAATATCATAGAATACTCCGTGGTACGAAGCTTTTTTATTAATCGTATATACGGTTGTATCAATTGCATTTTTACTGAGAAATCTTGTTAGCTCCATAGATACTCCTGTAACATTATAGCCGTCTTCCTCATAAACATCAAGTCCCCAAGTTAAACTTATTTTGCTATCCTGCTTATAGTATCTCCATGAGCTCAATCCTATGTAACCAGTTCCTAACTTATCCAAATCAACGGATCCTGATACAGATAAGTATGATACAGGTCCCCAGTTCATACAAGGGGTAAATGTGTATCTTAATATATAATTACCTTCTCTTTCCTTTTGAGTAAAATATCCGGAGGTTGCTAAGGACTCTATCTAAGACTTAATAGTAGATCCATTACTTAATATATTTTCAGCAAGAACTGTATAGGACATATTATTCTTGTCTATAGTTTTCTTAGCATTTTCTAGAGTATCAAAGTAAAATTCCTCAGATGCAACTGATGCTCCCTCTTTTAAGAGGTTAAAGGAGCACTTTACACTATTTGGAATAAAGGGATATTCCCCTCCAAAGTTAAATGTTACGTTAGGTATATAATTTTTCTTTTCATCCTAACTGAATACATGAGATAGCTCAATATCAAAAGTATTACACTAAACTAATTCAGCTATCAGAACTAGTCGTCCTGATACCTTACTATTAAATATATTATATGGCTGTGACACTAGACTCCTATAATCATCTAGATCTGGTTTAGAAGTTCCCTAATGTTGCCCCTAATATTCATATATATGATATTTCTAGCCATTACTTAGATTATACTATTTTAAATCGGAAAACTTAACGAGTTTTCCAGTATCTGTTATAGTGCCTATGTCAAGACGTATCGTCTAATTTTTTGCTACATTAAATCCCTCTAAGTTATACTTTGTTGCATTATAGAACTTAGAGTAATTACCAGAAATATCATGTCCATAAACTATAAATTTATCACCTGGATTAAAGATTAATTCTGAGTCTAAATCCTTTTTAAGGTAGTATACATACGCACCATTGTTTTCGTCCCACTAGAAATCTTTCTCACTCAATGTGCACACTATATTACTAATTTCATCAGAGGAAATATTTCTTTCTGGAGATGGAAATGAACCTATTTGACATTTATTGTTTAATGGGTTATATGAAACTACATATATAATTCCCCCAAGTTCCGCAGTTCCTAGTGGAACATATCCCTCTGGAAGGTATGCTGTTTCTACCCTTCCATTTCCCATGTCATTCTATAGAACATTTTCATTTCCATTAAAAGTAGTAATTGTTCCATTTAGACAGTTAGTGAGTGCACTATTAGGGGTAACTAATGGGTTTAAATCCATAATCATACCTTCCTAAAAAGTATTAACTGCATTCGCTTTTTTCATAGAAATTCATATTCATTGTCATTTACTAATACATCTTTAAACTTTAAAGGGGATCTGGTCTCTATTAATTCTGCATTTGCTTCTAACTTTGCCACAAAGTATTTAAGTTTTATAGGAGATATACTTGGGATTCTAAATATGTATTTCTTGGAGTGCTCATTAAGTCTGCATTCATCTAATATTTCGTACATAAACACCTAACTAAAAGTAAACTTCTTTCTAGGTCTGCCCTTCTTATTTTTCTAAAGCAAGTAATTTTCATACTACGTATCAGATAATGCAAAGTAATAATATCCTTTCCAAGGACTCCCTTCTCTCCTATACGCAATTCTTATTTTTGTGATAAGTTTGCGTATATAATAATGAAAATGCTATAGAGAACTTTTCCGCAGATTTCCTATATAATACCACATTGAATCTCCAGAAATTAAAAGATCCCCTCCGTAACTATTATGTAAGTATACAGATTTCCAAGCAAATGTCAAAATTCTTTTGATGTCCTCCTATGGAACCTTTGGAAATTGCTTATAAATCTATGGATAATAGTCAGAAATTTTAGTATCTATATTACCATCTCCGTACTGCTTACCCATATTAGTATATCTAGATATAGCTTCCTTAGTTTGCTTATTAACATACACAGTCTTGACCCTTGGTGTTCTCTTACCTAACATGTAAAATCCTATCTCGTATCCAGAAAAGTTAGAATTTACAATATCTATATCATCCCACTTTCCAGCCTAACGGAGTTTCTGGAAATCCTTACCAGAAACTCTCTTCATATGCATATTGCATTTCTTATCTCCAGTTAGTGGAAGCCAAAATGTAACATTACGTTCTACTATGTCTTGTATAACTATTTTCATAGAAGTCCGAAATATTTTCTTTACTAGAAGAGATCTATGGGCATCCCCGGTTATCTCTAAACAGTCTCTGCAATTTAATTTTAACTTCTTGTAAGGAAAGTTAAAGAATAAGTCACTAATATTGAATGAACATCCAAGGGCGTAATTCATTATCTATACAATTTTAAAGATTTTCCAAAGCTCTTTCTATTCCAGCTAACCTTGGCATCAAGTACTTCATCCCACTCATTCTATGACATGTAATGGTCAATCCTAGCTTGATCACATTGCGTGTCCCATCTTCTCTTAAGTTCATTAGCCAACTAAATAATGTTTGCATTATTAGTCTATAATCCCTCTTTAAACTTAGAAATGTATGCACAATATGTAGCCAAAGCAGAAGCTTCTTTATCGGTTATCTAAGGTAGTCCATCATCATCTAAAATAAGTCCTTTATATAGAATGTTAATCTTTCCGTGAGGTCTATCAAAATAAAGCATATCTCCTACTCGTTCATAATGAATAAGCTTTCCCGGGAGATATAGTGGACTTCTAAAGGCTTTTCTATGCTCTATATAAGATTCTGCATAAGCAGAATTAATATCTCCATTAGGAGTGTCATTAGTAGAGTAATTCCATTCCTCAAAGTTAGTTGTCACAGCCTCTATAATGTCTGCATTGCAAGGTAGCTGCACTCCTTCAGAACAATCTGAAACACATGTAGAATATCTATATAGTCTAGTTCTCTTGTTACCAATTAGATTCCATCCAACTAATGCTATCTCTTCCCATTCATCTTCAGGCATGTTTATACCATATAAGGTATTCATTAAAGACATTCCGTAGTGGAAATTATTTAAGTTGCTCATAATTGTATGTAAATTTAAACCCTTTAAATATATCTTTACTTCTTATATGTTTTCTTATGGTAACTTCACTACAATTAAATTCTTTTGCAGCTTCCTTAGCAGAACCAAATTTCTTAATCAATGTACCATAAACATCTAGCTAATAAATAATTTTATAATTTCCTCCTCGCTTGTACCCATTTTTGTTTAATCTGTAAACCTCTGGTATATACGTTATATCTATAGTACTTGGCACATTTGAGTACTCTGACTTATACACAAATATATAACCTCTGCAAACCCAATTCTGCCGTTTACATACTTTAGTAATTAAAGACTTATTAACATTTAATGCCTTTCCAGCTTCAACTGCAGATTTCCACTCTGCTACAAAATTGCCTCTAATATCATACTATAATATTGGGATCGAAAGTTTATCCTTCATGTTCTATATAGCTTCTTTATTACCGGAACATCCTTTAAATCCATTTTTCCATCTCAATTTCATCTGTTCTGAACGTAACTATTTTGTTTCTTCTGATTCAACCCTATTGGAGTATATATCTTTAACTGCCCCACCTTCATCTATATTATATCCGTGATTTATAGAATCAAACAATATAATATACTCCTTCTCTTTTGAGTTTAGTATATCTCGAACCTCCTTTTGATCTAAACTCTCAATTGTAAAAAGTACTTCATATTGAAAATTCTCTGGACCATACTTTTTTCTAGCATTCTCTATCTTAGGACCAGAATATTGTGTTGTAATACATAAAAAATCAGATCTACGCTTTCTTTCATTCATTGTCTGTCCTATATATACTTTTCCAGATGGGGAAGTATATTTGTATATTATTCCTCTATATAATTCATTCGAGTTCATCCAGGTATGTATTGTTGATCATTAGGTAAATTGCTAGGGGCAAAACTACGATAATACCTTAGTTTCTTTTCTGTGACCCTTTTCTTTATCTCATTATTAATGAATGTCATATTATCATCCTACAAATCTACACAGCAACTATAATTTCCTAGCTACCTTAAATCCTTAAAGATTGCTGAAATAGATACTGTGTTTAGGAGGGGAGCATTAAAGATAAAACAGTCATACATTCCATTTTCATTTGGAGTAGTATCTATCCAAACATATGGTCTATTCTTACCCCTCTTTCTATATTTGTGATATCTAAAAGCAGTAGCTGAAGTGTAATATATAAATGGAAGTTGTCTATCAACAGACCCTATGTAGTCAATCGAAAGACTTCCATAGTCATTAAGAATCTATGGTATTTCAAAGTGAGCAATCGGTGGATCAGCGCAAGGATCTTCTCTGCTGCATCTACACCTGTCAATGCTCTTACAATCTACAGGAATGCAATTAATTGAGAGGTATAAGTCTTTAGTTGGCAACACTCCCTTTAAGGAATACTCTTTTAAGATTTGAAGCCTTTCATCAACTATATCCTATTCAAGCTATTCCATAGACATAGAGAGATTAGTATGATACCCTCTAAGTCCTGCTACTACATCATTCCTAATTGCAGAAGCTAACTTTTCAAGTTGATTATATATCATAGTAAGGGAAAAAAAAAATGGCGAAGGCGAAAAATCCCGCCTCCGCCTTTTATTAGGTTAGTTATTACTATTTAGTAAATTTACCATCGGTAACTTTCAATCCATTTGCTGATGCTGTTAAAGTATCACCATCGATTTTAACAGAAGCAGTATTTCCAGCGATGTTAATACCATTACCAGCAGTTAATTTATCCTGCTTAGCTGCTACCTGAGTCTTTAACTGTGCAACTTCTTGCGATAAAGTCTCAACATTAACAATTCCAGGGTCTGGAGTTTTAGTTCCAGGAGCAACTGCCAAAACAGTTCCTATCTTAGCCAGTGCTACTTCAAAATCAGAAGCGAGATCACTCTTAACATAGAAAACATGAGTTGTAACTGATTTAACAGTGTCACCTACGGCATTCAATCCAAGAACACCTCTGTTAGCACAATAGTGAATAGTATACTGATTATACTTCGCTCCTACTATAGGGGTTTCGTCTTGATTGATTCCAAATGCACGAGTACGTGCAGAAGTAGGGAGGCGCAAATTGTGAAGAAGGAATGAATATGTTCCGAAACCTTCTTTACCTACAAAGTAACCTTCCTCTGTTGCAGTAACTTCAGCATTAGAATCTTTCTTTGTGAGATTCTCTAGAGACCTTACAACATTGTATTCACCCATACCAAGGTGTGCTTTTTCATCAAATTTCTCAAGATTTACCTTTCTAAATCTCTGATATTCTGTAGTAGCTTCTATAGTAATATATGTACCACTATAAGATACATTTAATAGCTTATCTCCATAAACAAGCACGTTATACTTCTTAATAGTCTTCTCAAGAGCTTTTGCAACCTCTGCTGCAGAAGTTTTCCAAACAAAATCTACAGCAAATGGCTTGCCCTTTAGAATCATATCATTAGAATAACGAGAATCTTGTGATGCCTGTGAAAGACCTACATAAATAGCAAGTCTAAAGGAATCTCCATCTTTACCGTTAAGCTAAGATAAATCAAGAGTGACCTTTGCTAGTTCTGGTTCACTTGCCTCTGCCTTGTAAATAGCAACTACGCTATCGCTCTTAAAGTTATTTACTCTCTTTACATTAAGGCTGGCAGGTTTAGTAGAAGTCTTATCCTATTCAGACCATAATGGTTTGCCAGTTGTAAGATCTACATTTGAATTAATTACGTTAGTTGTAGTAAATTGAAACATAATTTAAATTATTTTTAACCTCTCTGGGCTTGTGCTTGCTGAGGTTGTGGTTGAGGTGTCTATTGATGAGCTGGATTTGCAATAGACTGTGTAACTGTAGGATTAGTTTGTAAACGTGGGTCAGCTGTATTTTCCATGACCAACATTGTCAGCTCATTTATGATCTCTTGACATACGTAATCTGGAAACTCCATGATTTGTGATGTGTCTTCTGTAAGGTTAACCTGTTCCTATGTTAATCTAATTGTCTAAGGTGATTTAATGTAGTCAATAAATACTTTCTCTAGTGAGAAAATGCTATTGTCATGACCATACCTAATTTCCATTCTAACATTAGAAGCATTACCATATCTAGTTCCAGTATCCCTTTCAACTGTACTAACAGAGCGATTATCTAGTTCTCCCAAGGTAATAGTTCTACTAAAGTTAGATTTTCCATCAGTTCCGTCAACTCCTCCAACAGATGATGTACTTGTAGTTACCTCATACTTTGTAGCTATGTCTGTACCATTTGGATTGCCTGATGTTATAGGATTAGTTGGGACGGTATCGTTTATATTAATATTATGTATATAAAAATAAGGTCTCTCTGGAAGAGGTCTATTATAGTAATCATTCACAATTACTGACCAAGAATCAGCAGTTAACCTCTTTGCTGCAAATTGCACGTAGTCTCCTGCATTATAACACTTCCAATTCTTATTAACCTTATAAATGCATACACAATTAAGTATATGAAGATAGTCAGAAGGTAAAGTTACTTCGTAGGTTGCTCCAAATAGTTTAGACTTTCCAGCACCTAAATTAACTAGTGCCTTTAAAGGTTCACTTTGGGTAGCCAATTTTGCCTTTAGAATTGAAGTAGCTTTTAGGACTCTTAAATCATCCGAGGTTTGTTGATTAACATCATAGATATTATACCTCTTATTAATGTATTGGTTTATAGCCTTATTGAAGAAGTAGTTGAAATCTTGCAACAGCATACTAGGTGCATTTACCTTACTGAGCTCAGTCAACATTCCTTCCCAAACTTGTCTAGCTGTCATTGCCATGTTTTTTTTTTAGCTATTTATTTGTCTTATCTGACTTGTATATGCTATATCTCAACACATATACATACTGATTACTCAGCTCTATAGTAATCTGGATAAGTATCTTTCTTGATTAGCTCCAGAACTTTCTAATTCTTAGGATCTTTCATCCATGCAATAACTGCATCATCCGTAGCACCAAGAACGATGTTATCTCCATATAAGTACAGCTTATTCTTGATATAGATTACTTTCTTCTCCTTAGCCTCTATAAAGGTTAATCGTAGAGAAATATCATCCCCTGTATAAAGATTAATAATCTTATTAGGGTCTTTCTCTGCTACTCTAACCAAGAAGTCAATAACATCAGCAGTAGGTTGATTACGCATATCCTTGCCAAGGATCCTAGCCATATTAAGATTTCCTTCTGCACCACGTGGATCATCATAAATGAATGATTCTGCTTTGTGAATCAATTGTTTATGAGATACCCTACGTTGTGTATCTAAACCAGGTCTATCAATATAAAGCTCTGCCACGCCATTCCTAGTAGGTTTACTAGGAGTAGACTTAGGTCCATCTATGATTAGATTACCTTTCTCATCACGAGCATCTCGACTCTTAGCAATATAAGGGCAATTTTCTATTGCTTCCCATTCTGCCTTATCATAAATATCGTTTAAGTTGTAAGTTTTTCCACTGGTAACTTCAAATAAGTGGTTTTCTGGGAAGAATACTGCAGTTCCCTCAGAGAACTCATTTCTTTCCTTTTCGCTCATAATCATATCACCCTATGAATTAACTCTTTTTATACAACTCGGATATTGTCCATACTTATTCTTACAAGGCATAATCATATATTTAATATTTGCCTTGTCGTATACGCTTCTTAATGTAATTATTTTGTCGTCAAAAACGACATCGGTTTTGGTCACTGTCTTTTTTATTCCAGTATTTGTCGCCATATTAGTTCATATTATCATTAAAAACATACAGGAGGAGGGTTTTACGGCTCCTCCTGTCAATCTAACCTCTATTATAAGTTTTATTAAGCTTCTCTTACGATTACACTTCTATAAGGAGTAAATGCAGCAACACCTGCATAACCCATCATAACAAGTTTAGAACCAGCAACGTTGCTAGCAACTTCACCAGAACTCTTTCCATCATAACCTCCAACACCAACAATCTTGTTAGTCATGAAGTCCTTACCAGTCAAGCTAAATTTAGCAATAGCTGGAGTACCAGAAGTCTTATCAGCAGTCAAGTCGATGCATACACCATATCCCTTTGTAGGATATTCACGAGTCAATGCACGGTCAACTACAAAGCTTACCTGGTTTCCTGCATACTCATAAGTATCAAAAGTAGCACCTACCTTTACGTATCCACCTAATCCCTTGTTAGCAGACTTAGAATACATATAAGTACCATCAGTCCTATAATTAGCAAGATACTCTCCAAGAGTCATTTGTAGGTCATTCCACATCTTCCTGTTAACAATGAAGATAAATTTATTACCTGTGTCAGACTGAGCCTTATCAGCCATATCTGACATAATCATGTTAAACAGCTATAGATTAGGTCTATTGCTATAACAATACTTATTAGCAGCAGCTTCAATTTGAGGGATAAGTCCCTCACCAATATAGATAGGACGTCCAGTTTCTGGCTCTGATATAGTAGCCTTACCGTTTATATCAATATTACCTTTATTGAATGTAAGACCTGTATTCATTGCATACATAAATGTGTCAAGAAGTTCCTTCTCCTTCTTGAGCATCTTATATACACCCTCAGACTTAGTTTGATCCTTATCATCAGCAATACTCATGAATACATTTTCCTGAATAGCATACAAACTAGACCAGCTAGCATCTGCACGGAATGTAGTCATAAAATTGCGATGACGTTCCATCTGACTCTAAAATTTTGAGTACAATTTATGTTAATCAATATGTTTCCATATTGTTCAGACTATATCTTAATCTAAATATTTAAATACAAAGCCTTTACAAACGTTTCGTTTGCCTAAGGCAACTTGCTTTGCGTTTTTATATCCTGCCTTGACGCAATCAGTCATCGTTTCAAACGTTTCAAGTAAATTTCCTTCTTTATCAAACCTACCTACTTTTCCTCCAGAATATGCTTTTTCAATGTGAAGTCTGTTTTTCATAGCCTTGATAGGTCCAATATTATCAACTTTCTCATAAGAGAACTGATGTCCAAGAAATTGATGTCTGTTCTTTATAGCTCTCGGTAAATGACCTCCTCCAGTAGCATCTGGATTTAAGTATTTAGCAGCAGCAATAAGACTTTCAAACTCTCTTTCAAAGTTTCCTTCTAAATCATACATATAAACTTTCACCATAAATTGGGAAGTATCTCTTCCTCCAAGAACAAGATTATATGTATCATCCCTTTTAAGGAACTCCTCATTAACTAATTCACTTTCTAACTTATAAGCATCTTCTTCGTTATCAAAGACCTTTAAGGTAGTTCTTATAAAGTTCTTTATGCCATACTTCTTAACAGCAGATTGAAAGTGCGTTTTTGGATGCATGTAGCTTGATGGTCTATATATATAGACTCCATTTCCTAAATATCCGTCAAATACATCTGGGTTCTCAGTCTTATGAACTCCGATATAGATTTTATTATTTACTTTACTTGTTGTTTGATATACTATATATTTCATTGTATTTAAATTTTAGATTTATTCCATTTCGGGGTTTATTTCCCCTACGTCCGTCCGGACTAGTCGTTGAACGTTCCCTGGTACTTCTCTTTGAGCTTGTAATCTCCAGGGCTTCGCTGCTGATTGGCGTACCTTTCGGGTTAGCTTTCCAGCAATTAAGAATATTTATTTAATTTTTCATTAAGCGGCAAACTTAACGGAAGAGAGCAACTCAAAAATGAAACATATGAGATGTTTACCCTCTTCTGATAGCTCAGGCATAGCTACAGATTGGAACGTAGTAGTGTCACCTACCTGGCATCCATCAGTATCAAGTATTGTATCGTAATCATTATCGATTAGACGTACCTGAACTTCCCAATAATCGTCGCGCTTTCTAATTGGACGGCTTACTACTTGGCATTGCTGCTTTGTCTTATCAATACGGAAAATATCATACTTCTGATAATAATTTTCTTTGAATGCCATTGTGATTTCTGTTCCATTTTCTCCTGCTTCAGTTGGAACTTCTGCAAATTCAACTTTCTTAATATTATTTGTTTCCACAATCCACTCAAATAAAAGTGAACTAGAAAGTTGGAATTGGTCTGCTTTCTCATCCTTGTAGAAGATATTCCTCAAACCATCAGTGATGAAGTTAAGAGTATTATCTGTGTACATACGGGCAACTACACCGATACGATGAGGTTTACTTCCGAGGTACTTAGACCAGTCCTCGTATGTCTTTGTCTAACCCATTGTAGGGATTCTGCTTGTAAAATTTGCAACTAACATATTACTAAAATATAAAGATTAATTTAAAAATTAAAGTTCATCAAGGTCATCAAATATTTCCTTTGATGGCTTAGTGTGTGTATCCTTAAATACAACATTATCAGTTTTCTCCATCTTCTTTTGAGTATCAGTAACTCCTTTCTTGTAACTTTCTTTACGAACGCTTGCTATTTCTTTCTGAAAGTAGCTTGTAATGTCGTTGATCATTTGATCACCATTTAGAGCTAACCATGCAGTCTTAACTAAGACGTGAGGATCTGATAAAGCTTTGGCTAAATAATTATTTCCTGCAGCATCTTGACCAGTAATAAAGTCATAAAGTTCTTGCATATCATCATTTTCCATATTTAACTCAAATCCTTGAATCTCCTTAAGGTTGTTGATTTCGTCTACAATCTAGTCAGAAAACTAATCATATTGCTATTGAGCAATCTATTCCTGCTCAATCTGTGCTTGCATTTGATTTTCCTGTTCCGCTTGCTTATATTCGTTACGAATAGCTTCTATTTGTTTCTTAAACAGACCTTCATTAGCTTTAGCCCTCTCTAAAGCTTCGGTTGCCTCATCTTCAGTTACCTCTCCCATTCTGCTCATAAAGTCCATGAGAAATAGTTCATCATCTGAATATGCATCAATTTCATACTGTGGTTCTTGAGAATTTTGAATGTAGCGCTCAACTTCACCATTTCCTATAAATTGAAGATACTCAGATGGACTCATACCACTATTTCTAATAGCATTTATGAGTTGAATTTCGGACTCATCTAAGCCGTTTTCAGGGGTGCTTTCAGAAGAACTAAGAATGTTAAGTTTGTCTTCATTGCTTAGACTATCCCAATCTACTTCTTCTACATCACCTTCTTCTGTTGCAAACTTAATCTTAGACTTATCTTCAATTCCTCTAGATTTTAGAAGAGAGGTAAGAAAGTCATCCTCTTTTCCTTCCTCTGGATCTGGAGTGTCTGTATTGTCTGGATCCTTTAGCTCTTGGTTCTCTGGTTCTTGATGATTATCAGGCTCCGGATCCTGTTTTTGTTCATTAGATTGCTGTTCATCGTCTAATTCATCGATGAAGTCAATGTCATCATTATTTCCTATTTCCATAATTTAACTTTTTTAACGTTTGTAAATATAATATTCTTTTTTTCACTGAAAAATACTTTCAACTCGTTTTCATAATATAAATAGGAGAATAGTATAAAGGCTCAAACTCTATAGGCTTTCCTCCTCCCTAATAGCTTAACTAAGTTGCACTCATATCTATTGTATGGGTATGTGCCCCAGACTATGACGTAGTAATCAAATCAGTTTCTGATCCAGTTTCTAAGCAGTCTCTATCATTAGCATTATCGGATTTTCCATACTTTCCTCTAATAGTATGAGTATGTGCTCCAGATTCTGAGGTGGTTACTTGATTTCCAACAAATGTATGAGTATGCCTTGGCATATTTTCCTCTAAAATCTATATAGTGGATTTTCCGCCAGTTTCCCCAGATGTATTTGAAGCTTTGATAAATTTCCCAGTTAGATTTGGAGTTCCCTCAGTACCATCACATATATGCCATCCCTTTGGAATTTCAGAAGAAAGTCCATTAAACATTATAATAGAACCTTTAGGAATCAATTTATTAACCCATTCTGTTGATGCAAACTTAGAAGAAGAATCTTGAGGAGGTAACTCATAAAGAGATGTATACTAAGCTCTCAAGAAGCAGGAATTGCTAGAATATATACCAGTACCTTTTATAGGTACTTCTTTATTATTCTCCCTCCCTAATAAATTAAGTTCCTCTACATTTCCCACTCTAGTCTATACCTTCTTAATATCCTATTCATCAGTAAATCCAGAAGAAGTTAATAAATCAATATTCTAGGGATCTCTTCTAATTAAAGATATTGGTTCATTCCTTCCAGCTAAAAATATTGTCTGAAATTTCAACGCACCCAATACCTTATCAGAAGTTAATTTTTTGTAGTCCTCTTCGCTTATAAGAGCCTACTGCAGACTTACGTATATTATATTACCTGTTTCAGTATTAAGAGCTTCTACCTTAAGAGGTAAAAGTATCTAGCTACTTGCTGAGTCTCCATCTTGCTTTATAGAGACAAAAGCATATAGGGAATCATTAACCTAGAACTTATTCTAGTAAACTAAATCAACAGCATATCCAAGCTAATCTGGATTGTCTGGATCTTTCATTTCAGAAATATCTGAAATTAGGTTATTCTCTCGATACCAGTATTTTGGATATAGGTTAGAAGAACTATTCGAAGATAGATTAGAACCCTTTCTTACTATTAGATTATCGATTTCCAGAGTAGATTCACCCTAATCAACATATAGCCTAAAGCCAGAAGATTCCGTTGCATTTTTTGACTAGAATGTCTATGAAATTACATTATTAGAAAATACTACCTATGACTCTCCTATAAGGATTTTTTCTTCTTCCCCAAGTCTAATGTAAACTTCCCCGGAAGAATCTACATAAGTGTTACCTCCTGATGAATATAAAAATAAAGAATCGAAAGCTAAAGAGTTTTCGATACCAGTACCCTTTATTACTAGAGCTCCTTTGTCCTTATCAGATTTTGATAAAATAAACTATTTTGGATAAGGATTTGGAAGATCTATAGTGAACTCTGTTAGTTGTCCATCTTGGACAATATAAAGTTTCTATTCAGATTCCACATAAACTATACCAGTCTTCAATCCATTAGACTAAACATCAGAAACATTTTTATATAAAAATCCAATATTCTAGAGTGCAGTATGTTTCTACTCAGGAGTTGTTTCCTAAGTACCTAAGAAAGATACATAGGTTGTTCCTACTTCTCCCTTTAAGTCTATCTAAGATCCTCCTATGGAAATAATTACCTTAGCATCCTCTCCGTCTCCTATAATATATATTCCATCTTTTGACCCTACCTCTTTTTCTTTAAAGATAAATTTAGAGTCAACATTTATTTTTCCGTCTTTTAAGAGGTCTATAAATTTATTTCCAATTTGGATCTTAACTTTTCCTCTAGTCTTTATAAGATAATCTGAAGAAGAGGAACCAGCACTACTGTAAGAGTTTCCGAATAAAACATTTTTCTGTGCTTCTAATGAAGCTATTCTCTATTTTAATTGCTATAGTTCCTTTTCTATATTCATTATCCTAAATATTTTATAATTCCATTATAGTGAGCATCTACTATAGCTTGTTTCCCTTTTTCTGAGAGTAAAAAATTAACATCATCTTTATTATCCTAAAATAGATTTTCTGTCAGCACTGCCGGGCAAATAGTATCTCTACACATCGCAAGGTTCTATACCCAGTAATGTTCTTTTGGAATAGCTCTATTTCCCTTAAGATTTAGTAGAAGAGCCTCATCGTAAAGAGTCTTAGCAAGCTTCTTTGAATTTTGAGAAGCATTCTAAGATATAAATACGCTCCAACCTGAGGCAGTATGCCATTTACCATCTGCTCCAGCAGCATTACAGTGTACAGAGATGGAAATAGCCTTATTTCCATTTTCTCTACATACCCTATTGATTCTTTGACATCTTTCCCTTAGAGAAATATCCTACTATTCTGGGGTAACCACATATACCTTGTAGCCATTTTCCTTCAATTTAGATTCTAGTCTTTTAACTATTTCTCTAGCGTACTAATACTCTTTAAGCCTTTTGTCTGGACTACATTTTCCTGGAGTATTTACTCCATGTCCATTGTCTAAACATATAATGTAATTACTTTTAATAGTTTCCATAACAAATTCTTGTCAATTAGTTTATATTGCAATTATAAACAATAAATGCCTAATGTCCAAATGAAATGAACACTAGGCATTTATTTAAATCATATCTTCCCATTCTATAGGAATACCCTACTTAGCCATATCTGCGTACCACCTATTGAAAATGAAATCAGACTCCTTATCAAAAATGTCTTTAATAAAGAGAACAAAATGCTTCTCATCAGCAATACTAGATCCATAGAAAACATTTCTGCACCAGTTAGCAACATATACAGCGTCGTGTAACTTGGCATTTTGGATCTCGATATTATGAGATTGTAATAGTACATCAAGCTTTTCTTTAGAATATTCTCTCTTCTACATTTGCTTACATGCAAATTCGCATAATTTTTTATTAAAATGAGGGCCGTAGTACCTTAAGTAGTTAATAAATCCCTCAGGTTTAATATCATATTCAGTAAAATCCTCTCTCATAGTCTTAAATGAAAATAGGCGGAAGCAAAATAATCTGCCACCGCCTACCTATTATTAATAGTTATATCTTCCCTTAGACTTACGAGGCATAGACTCTTTGTAGCCATAGCGTCTATCTCTCATATCTTCATCCTCGTCCTCATAGTCGTCATCTTTATCATAAACTTCTGAATGTTCAGAAAGCATTTTTATAAGTTTACATGCGAGTAGCTTTATTCTGTGAAGATGCTCAATAGTATCTTCATAAGAATCTTCCTTTATTTCAATAAATCCTTTCATAGCAATAATGTTATTTATTTCCATCCTTCTGGAGTAGGCCCAGTATCTTATCCATCTTAGATTCTATACCTCCCATTTTATCCTTTAGGTTATTAATATCTTCATCCCGTTCTTTTTCCTTAGCAAATCTAGGATTAAGTTCCTTAAGGATACTTTCACAGGAAGTTATTATATTATTGTGATAAGCAACACTATCCACAATACTCCTACTGCTCTATAACATATTGTCAACCTCATTTGACATTAATTCTTTTGTTTCTGTTATAACAGCATTATTATAATTAGCTACAGACTAAGAGGACGGAACGTTCTTAAAGTCCATATTCTAATTATTAACCTTTACATTAATATCAATGGTTGATCCATTCATTAAAAAATTACTACTATAGTTGGGTTGTGTTATACTTACTACTTGTCCTACCTTCAGAACTGGGTTTTCTCCCTTTTCCAAGATGTAAACCACACTGCCCTATCTCAAAGCTGAAAACATATTATAAATTTTATAGATTAATTAATTGTAAGGTATTAGTCTAGCTTTCATACCAAACTAAGTATATCCCAGTTCCCGATATATCTGCTACAGTTGCAGGAACGCCGTTTACCTTAATTAGTGGCTGTTCATTATCTCCAGAAGTAGTAAACACTACTGGAAGAGTTGTAGTAGTTCCCGTTGGAATAGGCTATGCTAAATTAATAATTAATAGTCCACGATAAGGTCTTCCTACATTTCTGTGATTGTTAAAATCATATTGAACTTTAGAAGATGTAACAGTCACAGATAATGAACGAAGTGTAGGGATACCACCAGTATTTACATTAATATAAGCAGGTAATATCATATTCCCTCCTTTCTCAACCCCATAGTGAGTTATTTCCACATGAGCATCCTCCTAACCCATAGTTTGCTAGATTATATCCATAAACCAAATTGGTAGGAACTGCTGTTGCACAACTATATGGAAGTGTTACAGTCTCTGGAAGTTTACACTTAACCCCATTTATATCACTCTGCAAAGTAGCTAAAGCACCAGCTAATGGTGCAGTTGCAGACTGAATCATTTGACTGAATACTGCAGTTTGATGACCATTATTTATAGCAATGTCCTTCTGAGAATTTGACTCCCTTAGCGCATCTATCTTATTTTGCATTTCTCTCATCTCTGCATCTCTCTAACCTGCTAAGATTGAATCTGTTGCAGATTTTATACTATCTCTAATGTCACAAGTTTGTCTTTGTGTTTCGTAGGCAATAGAAGAAAAACCTCTCTCCTGTCCATTTGCAACTGTATTTATTGCATTCTGCAGAGTGTTTGTTTGCTGGCATGTTGCTAGCCTATTTTCGCAGCAACAATCTGCAATTTTACTAGCAATTTGGCAATTACCTGCCTGTACTGCATTAATAATTTGCTGAGAAGACATACCAACTTGGTTTCCTACTCCCTAAATCTGTGACATAACTCCATTAATGGCACTCTAAACATCACCAAGAGTGCAATTAAGGGTTGTAGCAAGCTGACTAATAGCGTTACCATTTCCTTGAATAGCTTGTTATTTTAATGAATCCAAATTAAATAATGTTAACAAATGTTAAAAATAATGGAAAAAATTTCTAAGTCGGAATATGTATATAAACAAGAAAAGCCTGGTCATAAGACCAGGCTCGCTTTGATAATTATTGAAGAATAAATATTTAAGAACGCTAAACATTCTGTCCAGAATAGTTTATCTTTAACATTAAGTGCAAATATAAGTATTAATACTATTAGCAATAATGCTGGAATCAATAGTGTTCCAGAAACTATGTTCCAAACTATGGATAATATACAAGTTATGCTAGCTCCCGCTATATGAGGGATTCTATCTTGCCCTAGATACCTTGGGCATAATCCAACTAATACTAAAGCTATTACCGATAGGAATGGAAGAAACTGAAAGCATATAGGGCTAATCTCTACCCACGCTGGGAAGGTAAGAAATGCAATTGCCACTATACATGCAGTGAAAATATTTCCATTATTAAGCAAATAATAGCTCTATGATATACAGTCCGGTTTGTATTTAATTCTAATGTATACTGTATATCCAATATATATAGCAAGTGATAGTATTAAACAGGATAAAGCAAAAGTGGACATCAAATCTTAAATGATAGCTTATCTGGATAACCAGCAGTATAATCATAAGCCTTCACTTTAGACACATCAGTTAGCTAACTAACTGCTAACTTATGCTCTGCAGTTTTGTTATAACAAGCCAATGCATATAACTCCAAAGAGCTTAACATTTGAACTGCTGCATCACAGTTAATGGTAATGCAAATTCCATTCAACCATAAAACTGATTCCTCTTTTCCAGCATTCTTCTCAATATTTATAGAGTTCATAAGTCCAACTCTGGTATCCTTACTTAACCAAACCTAGACTCCATTTAACATAAACCCATTAACATTAGAAGAAGTATCATACTAGTCAATCTCTCTAAGTACTAGCTCTTTAGCTCTATCTAATGGGGATTTTTCTGGAGCAATATTAAAGTCAACTTTTATATTGTAATTAATGTCTTCTATCTAATCATTAGTTCCCTCTGATAAGAGAACATCATAAAGGCTAGTATTGTGTTCATCTTTATATGCTCTAAGTATTGCCTCAAAGCACTTAGATAAAGTAGGCTCTCCAGAAATTCTTACTTGAACATAAGAATATCTAGTTTCCTCTGTTTCTTCTCCTTCCATAGAAGAGACCTTAACTACTTTCTCCTCTACGTCATAATTATAATACCAAATACCATTGTTTAGTGATTCAAAGCTTTTAGGTTCAATGGTAGATTCAATTTTTGTCGCTGTAAACATTGTTCAATTTTAATTGATGCAGGATACTTAGGTATTGAGTTTAAATAAATAAAGAGCTACTTATTCTAGCTTCTTACCTCATATACTCTCTTATTATACATAAATTGTAAAACAAAATACTTTCTATGGGGCACTATATTAACTAAGTAAATCCATTTCCCTTTAAACTTACTTATATTAGTCTTTATTCCATTCCAACCTGAGTATCTAAAATTAGTTTTCTCTTCTATCTTTTTTAGTAAGTTCTTAGAATCACAATACTTTAGCCATCCAGAATATGACGCCATTCGTGATATGTAAGTTTCCTTACTTATTTTCTTATTACAATAAGCATCTACTAATTTCCACAGTCTTAGCTTAATACTTTTCCTTAGTAATGTATGATTATGGTAACAAACATATCCTACGAAGTCTATACCTCTAGACTCTACAGGGTATATTTGATAATTATCCTTTACATGTAAATCTAATACTTGAGTAAGATATATTTTCATGGCAAGAAACCATGATCGTAACTGATCCTTATTACTAGACAATAGAACAATATCATCTGCGTATCTATAATAATAAGTAACTTTTAATTCTTCCTTAATCCAATGATCAAAGTATGTCATATACAGGTTAGCAAAGAACTAAGATAAATAATTACCTATTGGTACGCCATCAGCAGAGTCTATGATTTCATCAAGAAGATTCAATAAGGGTACGTCTTTTATTTTCTTCCTTAAAATTCCCTTTAGGATGTCATGATTGATGCTAGGGTAAAATTTTCTAATATCAATTTTCAGACAATACACTGTACCCTCTGGGTCTCTCCTTAAATCGCTCTACAACTTCTATACTAAACTATGAATACCTCTTCCCTTAATACAAGAATAAGTATCTCTAGTGAATACTTTAGTCCAGACAGGCTCCATTACATTCATAATTGCATGATGAGTAATTCTATCTGGATAGTATGGAAGCCTAAATATTAAACGCTCTTTAGGTTCATATATTTTGTAAGTAGTGTATTCAGACGTGTGATAATCTTCTTCCCTTAATGCTAAATAGAGGGCATAATTGTCTATCTCTCTATGTTCGTCATGTTTTCTTACTCCATATCTATTTCTCTTACATTTTCTAACCTTTTCATCGGCTAATTCAATATTCTTCTGGTCATAGATTTTGGGATACAAGTCCTTAACTCTCTTCACTACAGTAATACAATTTTTATATTATTCTAACCGAGCATTCACTTTCGTTACTAACACAGTTTATTTATATACTTTATCTTTTGCCAAGTGGCAAGGATATACACCCTCAGGAAAAATTTAATAGCTCGCCGAGAGGCGAAGCTAAATAAGAAATATAAAGGAGAAAGACATGAAACTAGAAACTGACTGGAAGCTGATATTCGTCCAGGCGTTAGACACGCTGTTATTCGAGTTGAAGTTACTGAGACCTGCATTCGTGCTGTTATTAGCGTTACTGCCTACGATAAGTGTTTTGTTTATCGACAAATAGTACTAGTACATGAGTTCCAGCAATCCTCTCAACGAAAATCAGTAAAATCACGTACTTTCGTTGGATGCATTCCTAAAATGTTTCAAAAATAAATAATAGGAAGCAGGATCTAGTTCCTGCTTCGCTATTATCTACGTGTTTACATACTAAGGAAGTAATTAAGTCAATTACTTTTCTCTTTTATTTATTTTACCTTTTTGCCTCTATTATTTATCTGAAGAGAAAGACACGAAACCAGAAACCGACCGGAAGCCGACAGACGCCCAGGCGTAAGACACGCCGCTACCCGAGTCGAAGGAACCGAGACCCGCATTCGCGCCGCGATAAGCGCTACCGCCCACGATAAGCGTACGTAAGATCTTGTCTTTACCTCCTGTCCAGTGATAATCACAAATATATTGGGTAGTATTACCTCCCATAACATGAGGAATTATATGGGCAGCGTCTCCTAGGTCAAACGACTTAGTATATCCATCCTAATGTATTTCCTCTCCTACCTTAACATAAGAATCATTAAGAGTGTCTGCATACTTACTAGCATCCTGGCAAGTATATACATAGTTCATGTTATTAGGATGATTATCCGCGTCAGCATCTATTATAATTCCATCAAGATTAGTCCAAATGTCTCCAAATGGATTATCAAATCCTCTCCATCTTGCCATTTGCATTGTCTGTGCAGCTCTTACAGTACTATCAGCACCATAAGTGAACTCAGGAATAGTTAGGGATACAAGTCCTGTTCTATTTCCAAGAGTATTACCATAGCCACAAGGAGTTAGTGGATAAATTCCATTGTACTCACTCCATTTATCCATAGTGGTAATACTATCTCCCATACCTCCCTGACGATAACCTTCACCTGTGAGAGTTGCACTATAAGCCTCCTGTGAGTTAAAGTTAGCATACTCTACCACATAAAGCCAATAGAATATGTTCTTATACTGGTCATAACTCAATATTTGAGACTTAGCATTTCTAGAGTATGTTCTCATAGTAGCTCTGGAAATATTAGTCCTAGGCTTACCTAAGTCTGTTCTGAATGGATCAGTTGCTAAATACTGATCACTCTAACTTCTATCTCCTCCACCTCTACAGTATGCATTAGTATTTACTACAGAGATAGCACTATTTACAGTAAGAGTACTAAGGTATCCCATGTGCTCTGGAACAGTATTTAGAACTGTACTTCTGTAAGCGTCAACTAAGATTTCTGGTTGATAAGTATAAGTGTCATCAATCTTAACAGTAGACAACCATACTTTAGCTACATTGCCAGCAACTGTAGACTTAATATAGAAAGCTGGGCAATATACTCTTACTGTACCATCATAACCATTCAGAACTGCTCCTAGTTCTATAGACTTTGTAGCACTCTCTAGAGAAAGAGCTTTAAGTTGGTCATTAACAAGAAGAGTTGCTGTATTAGTACCAGTGTCTATGCTGCTAATTTGACAAGCTACTCCATCAACCTTTACCCACTATTTGTCATACTGTAAAGTACTGAATACATCAGCTACCATAGTATAAACATTGCCTGCTACAGTTAGTTCTACTGACTTAGTAATAGCCTCTTTTCTAAATCTCCAATCAGATTCATTTAACCAATAGATTACTTTATCTCCTTGAGCAATACAACCTTTCAATTGAGATTGAATAGGAAGGGACTTATGAAGGGACATGTTACCAATACGAGTAAGGCGTGGATCAAGTACAGTCACATCAAACTGTACACCATAACCTAATACTTCTTCAAGACCAGTAAACATATTTGCTAGATCTTCCCATTTAGCTTCTCCACTAGCCTTCCATGCTAGTATTTGCCTTTCATGACCATCTTTAGGAATAGCTGAATAATACTTTTCCTTGGTCCAAATTTGATCTGTGTCCTCAATAAAAGCTATTGAAGTGTCTTTAACGTCTCCAGCCTTGAGTCTACTCTCGAAGTTGGACTTTGTTTTTACTTGAATAAATTGTTGTTTAATTTCTGTCATAATATATTAGTATTATTCTATAGTTGCAAAGTTGTCAGAATCTGCATCAAGATTTACCCAAGCTTCACCATTAAATAATTTCATTTTTTTAATATCTGGGTCATATATAACTTGACCTTCTACAAAATTAGTCCAATATGAAACATCAGTACCAGATTTACCAGGAACTGCATTACCATAACTTTCCCCATTTAGAAGAATCTCCTTACTATCTTTAGAGAAGTAGACTCCTCCTTGCATTGTGGAGGAGTCATAATTTCTCTTTGAACCCTGTATAAAATTTACTGTTTCACTCATTAATCCAATATTGTCCATGTGAGTTTAGTATTAATCTCATCTATTGCTGCTTTAACAGCTTTATTCTGAACTGTATTTTCACTTTCTTTTAATTCTGCATCTGGCAGATTTAGTTTTGCTAATTTAGTAATTTCTGTTGTAAGTACCAAGGATTTACCCTCTTCTTTATCAACCTTACCTTCTAAGGCTAAATCTATACCAGATACCTTTACTCCATCAGCACTAACAGTCAGATAACTTTCACTGGTTGCGTCTTTCTTAATGGAGAATTTTGAATTTTCTAAAGTTAATCCATCTCCTGCAAGATAGGTATCAATAAGATCCGATACCGGGATATAGATATGTTCACTAGTTGAGTTAGCAATAACTAAATCAATATATTTATCTCCTACTTTAGCTCCAGTATAAGGATCGTTAGCAGATGTAACACTCTTAAGAGAACCAGAACTAACTACCATATCCTTTGGAATGTTAATAGTTCCTATCTCTTTATTACCTTGGCTCAATACATATGATTTTGCATAAGCTGTAGGGGAACTTTCAGCAAGGCTTACAACAGCATTAGTTTCTCCTGCAGCTATAGAATCAGATAAATCTTTTATTGATTTATCTACGTCTGCTTTTTTGGCATAAGTAGTATCAAGATTAGTAATAGCCTTTTTATCTTCAGCAGTAACAATACCAGCTTGAGTTTCACTGGCAACAGGAATATCTACTGAGTGAGAAGTTGCTTCGGCACCATATTGGTCTCCTACATAGCAATCATAATTAAGACTAACTTTTTCAGCAGTGGCAGAGAAAGTATCTGTATCCTTAATATGAGATAACTAAGTATTTCTGATTTTAGCTAGTTTATCAGCTACGTCCTTTCCTTTATTTCCTGCATAAGCAGTAGAGGAAGTTTCTCCTAAAGCCAATGAGGCACTTATTTCAACATACTAGGTTCCAGACCATCTATATGTAAGATTAGAGTCCTTTGCCACATAAATTTTTCCAGTTTCTCCAGTAGTAGGAAAGTTATCCTTTAAATCAAACTCAAGCACATCGTCTACAAAGGAAGGAAGTTGGCTAGAAGGGACTAACCCATTCTCATCCAAAGTTGCAACTCCACTTGCAGTGCCCATTTCAGACCTTTTAACTTGAGCATCGTTAGTTACATTTCCAAGTCCAACTTGTACTTTAGTTACTTCATGAGGATTCTCCTTATTACCAATATGAGCAGTTAAATTAGTTTGAGCATCTGTTCCTGCCTTTTTAGCATCAGCTATAGCAGAATCTAAATCAGCCTTATTAGGGAGATTAGATAACTTATCAATTTCCGTATCATCTACTAAAGATTTTCCAGGGACTTTATCTACCTTTTTATCAAGGTTTCCTTCTAAGGAATTAATCTTCTTTTTATCTTCTGCTGACAGAAATCCCTTAGCACTCTCTGTTGCCTCGTCAAAAGTAATCTCTAGAGTCTTACCAGAGGTCATTGTAAGAGTTAATACTCCGTCAGCTATACTCCAGGTGTCAATAGTTTCACCGTAAGTAGCATTATTAGCTATAATTTCGTGAGTGTCAGTAGTGAAGAATATTCCATCACCATGCTTTTGCTCATCATATTTTTCTTTAAGACCTCTATAATGAGGTATAGATAGGTATTCCATTATACGTCAATCCATTTTAGTGAACAATATAAATATCCGTTTTCATCTCTCTCTAACATATTTCCTTTTTCAGGGGATAATGTAAAGCTATTAATCATTGGCTACAATGACAAATAATCATTGTATACAAAGCTAGTAGAAGGGTCTCCAGTATCTAAGCTGAAACTCATAATCAAGTAAGGCTCTCCAACGATTAGTGGATTAGTTAGCTAGTCATACTCTTTTCCATCAACCCTCCTAGGAGGATAACTCTTGTAGGTGTCAGCTGTAAAACTTTTTACGAAGATACTTTGAGTTAATGGGTCTCCTACTATAAACTCTCCGAGTTTATCTTCTTCAGTCTAGGTCTTACCATAGATTACTACTTTTCCTGGCTTTCTTACAACTTGGAGATTAGATTTCAGTCCATCTCTGTAGATGTGGAGCATCTTATCTTCTGAGCTAATATTCAAATCAGCACTAATTTCATTAGACTTAGAGATGGATACATTAATTGATTTAGTGTTCCTTCCAATATAAACATCTACTAAGTCTTGAAGACTTACATAGACTTTGTCACCTGATGTTAGAGTGAGTATTAAAATTTGCTAACCCTCTGTTACAGTGACTCCCTATGCAGCTGCTGCCTACACGTCTTCAGCTTCAGCAACTTTGCTAGTAGCAAAACTTAAATAATTTTCTGTATCAACATCAACTGTTGATAGAATATCATTTAGTGCATTCTTTAAGAGAAGTTTTCTAGTAGTTCCTACAGTTTCTCCCCATTCTAGCTTAATAGCAGCCTTGCTAACCTGAGTTCTTACATAATCCTTTACATTTACAATTCCGTCTAGAGCAGTCTTAAGCATTCTTAGTTCAATATACTACTCTTTAGACATCATTCCATTTGAAATGTCGCTTGCAGGTCCTAGACTTATAAGTCTTATATCACTTTCATCAGACCTCTTATAAGCAAGAGTCATAGTCTCTGGATCATATACTAATGATACTATAGGAGCATCCCCAGGTTCCATATTTACTCCATACCTTCTAGAACCTAAAAAGATATAAGGTACATCAGAAATAAAATAAAGTGTTCCAGGATCTTTAATAGGAGTGTTCAAATACTCTGCTAAAGTTAAGTTCTAGAACTTAATATTATATCCAGTAGTTCCAAGAGGAATTTGTGCAAATAAACCATCCTATTCTTTTGATAATACTACTCCAGAATTTTTCTAAGAAAGATCTAAAGTTGCATATAGTCCAGTGTTAGAGGTTTTGAGCTTAACTACGGACAGTGTGTTATTTCCTTTATCTAACTTAAGATTAGAACTTACAACCCCAGTAGAACCAACTTCATTAATGATTGTATCGGTTTCTCCTCCAGATATTACTAAATTCAATTCATCTAGACTAACCAATAATTCTTCTCCATTGCTTAGAGTAATTGCCAATACTTTAGAACCTACTGGGAATTTAAACCCATTATCTACATCAGCCTAAGTAGCTTTTCTTCCTACAAAGGATACTACATGTACCTCCTTAGGCATCTTCACTACTGTGATAATTGAGCCATCCAAAGTCTAACCAGTTAAACGAGTCATAGTACTATCTAATGGATCATCATCAAATAATAGACTAGTTATACCTCCCTTGGTTGATTTCTATATTAGCTCAGTTAAAGCCTTTTCTGTTAATAATACATCTTCTTGTGGAGTTGTAGACGCTTCATTCTCTATACGTCTACCTCCAAAGTTGAGCCAGAGGTAATCCAACTGGCTCATTCCTTGAGGTCTTTTAATGTCGTTGTTCATTCTACGTCTATCCAATTATTTACTGGGAGTTGGGACAAAGGAACTTTACCGTTTACTAAATCTGCTTTCTTTGCAACCATTTTCTCAACATCCGCCCTAGTAATATATGCAGTAACGTCTATCTTAGAAACTTCCTCCTAAATTCTATCTCTAACCCAGTTAGTAGATGGAATCCTTTGGGATGCGTCTGAAGCATCTGGAGATGCAGCAACTTGAGGGACTCCAGTAAATACTGGTGAATCAATATCTGCCTTTTGGTTAACCTTAGCCTCTAACTCAGCCAAAGCATCTACTAATACATCCTCCAGGTTTATATCTGTAGTAACAGTCCCCGTAGTTGTTTCAAAGACAAATCTCAGAGTAGATTTTCCCTCTAGCGTAACAGATTTCAAAAATTGATCTTTAGGTATGTCAATCTAACCTATGCTAGTACCATTTACCTCTATATTGTACTACAAGTTAGAAACTTTAGTAAGGACAACTGAGTCAACCTTGGTACCAATCCTCTAAAGTAAGTCAGCTTCAGAAGCTGTAGCTCTTTCTATTTCCTTCTAAAGATTGGTGTTAGTTTTTGTTACTTCCTTAGAGACCTCACTTACTTCACCCTTGGTTGCGAGAGAACTAATGTCTTGATGCTCTGTTAGGTATTTAGCATCGCTTTCTGACTTTGTATAGGAATCTCCAACATTTGCTTTTAGTGCTAGAGCTTCATCGATTCCTACTATACTAAGTCCATCAGCCGAAATTTCAAGATAATTCTGACTTCCAAGACACTTCCTAACAGAGAATTTATTGTTCTCTAACTGCAATCCATCTCCAGCTGAATAGGTATCAATTAAATCGGAAAGGTTTACAGAAACTACTTTAGTGCCCTCTTTAGTTGTAAAGGTAAATACGAGACTCTTGCTTACACTGTCATATCTGACATCCTGCAAGAACTAATCATCTGGAATATTTATCTCCCCTGCTACCTTACCATCAACATAAAGAATATACTGAAGGTCACTTGTTTCACTTTTCTTTATAGTTACAGTTCCAACTTTTGTATTCAAAGCTGTAGATAATGCCTTTTCTTGTTCTACTGCTCTAGCAGTTTCATTAGATATTGCATCAGTAAGCTCAGAATCCTTAGCAGTAGACCTAGCAATTTCTGAGTCGATCTTATTAGTAAGTGAAACTACTTCCTTACCAGTATCAACTTGCTGTTTACTAATATTACTTAATTCTGCCTCAATAGCGCTAGCTCTCTAGGTTAGAGTCTCCTCTGCGTTTTGAGCTCTTTCTGCTTCAAGTCCTATTAAATTCTTGGCTGCAGTAATCTCTCTAGCATTATTCTAGACAGAAACTTTAACTTCCTCAATGGATTCTTTAATAGTTGCATCTGAAGCCTTTAAGTCTTGAACTGAAGCTTTTAGATTATTTTCTGCTTCTGTAGCCCTATTAGTTTCAGCTAATACTGCTGCCTATATTTCAGAATCTTTTAACTTAAGATCTGAAATTGCTTTGTTAGCGCTGTCCTTAAATTCTCCTAAAGAAGTTTTTATAGACTCCTCTTCTGCTTTAGCTCTATCTACTTCAGCAGTAATTTTCTAAGTAAGATTTGAAGTAGATTCTGCTTCTGTAGTTTTTATTTCCTCAATAACAGAGTTTAAGGTCTCATCATTATGTGTAATGCTATCGGTAGTACCATCTACTGATAGGGCATTTCCAACCTTTTTAAGGATATTGTGTCTATCTGCATGTATACGAACGTCAGCAGATAATTTATCTGCACCGTCAACCACAGTTTCCCTAACTAACTCAACAACCTTATTAGGCTAAGAGTTATCTACTTCTAGTTCTCTTATAAGAGTTCCTACAGGAATTGTAATAGTCTGCTTCTCTCCACTGAGTAACTTAAATACTATAACAATTGATTCGTTAGATGAATCATAGAATGCAGAATCAACAATTGAAGAAAAACCAAGAATATGCTAAGCTACTAGCTTATCATTTACATACAAGGAGAGAGTTCCATTATTGTAAGTAGATTTTACATTAAAGTAAAGTCCGTCTTCTTTCTTTATAAGATCATTTCCAAGTACATTAGATAGATTTAGCTCAGCTCCTATTACGTATCCCTCTAGTTCCTTCCTTACATTTAAGTTAACTACATCTTCGTTGCTAGCCTATATAGTAATACCTTTAATAGCCTCATACATTAAAGAATCTAACACCTTAAGAGCATTCATTATAGATGTTGCATCCTTCAAATAATAAGTTTCTTTATCAGCATTATAAGAACCATCTCCGCTAAGTCCCACTCCAATTTGAGTGTTATCTAGTTCGGATTGTATATTCTTATCAGTTATTTCAGAATCAGCTTTTAGGATTCTTACGAAATCTTCTATTGCTCGAAGTGTTCTAAATTCCTGTGTAGGAAGAGGATTTCCTAATATTTCTGCCTGCAAGTCTAGTAACACATGACGCAACTTCTGAGTATCGTTATATCCTTCTAAGAAGAACTAGAGTTCTGGAAGAGTATTTATCTGATTAGAGTCTGCATCAGTTGTATTAAGAAATTTGTTAAGAGCGTTAGCTGCTTCTGTTAGGGACTTATAAGGAAGGGTTTTAAGATAAGAAACAATATCATCCTCCTATGTGCCAACAGTTGCTTTTATTTCTGTCTTTAGAGACTTATGTATTGATTCGTCAGAGTCAATTAGTTCCTTATGAATGTCCTAAACTTCCTTTATAAGATTAGTTACAGCTGTAGCTAAATCTAATAAACTGTTTAACTCTTCAGGTACATTAGTAGGGTCATTAGTTCCCCAGATAGCAGTTTCTCCATCCTTTCTATTCCTGATTTCTTCTTCAAGCTTGTTCTAAAGGTCCTCTAGCTATCCATCAATGGTATCTATATCTATATTTTCTATAAGCTTAACAAATTCTAAGTCATCATTTGTTTGCTTTTTAACAACCCAATATAATGCTTGTTTTCCATCTCCACCATTTTCTACTACTTTTAATAGACCTTTATGAAGAGTTGTTGCATTAATAGGATCATTATAAAATTCTTTTAGAGCAGCTTCTGTAGGGAATATGTAATTAGCCTCCATAGGATAATTACCAGTCCTTATAAAGCTACCCATCATTTCACTAAATTGGCTCATTTACTTTCAAAATTAAATGTTACTTCCTAGTTAAGGGTAGCCAAAGCCTACCTATAAATATACACTTTGAATATAATATCTTTCTCTACTCCTGGCACAGATAGAGGAATATTATTAATTACATCAAAAGCATCTACACCAAAGCTCTATGACTTAGTTACCATAGTATCTAAATTTGGGTATGCTTCTGGGAGTACAATAAAAGGATGGCGGAGAGATGCATCTGAGAATACATATTTGAAGGTAAATGACTTCAAATCCCCACCATAATTTATGAATCGATTCTATGTTCCCTCTGTATCTTCCTCACATAACTGAATTAAATAATCCATAGTGATTGTACTTCCTGTTTTCCACTTAGGAAGCAATCCGACGAATACAGGCATGTAACATTTTACTGTAGCAGTTTCCTCATGAGTAGAACCATTTGTATAGGTTACTCTGAATACAAATTCAGCATCTTCTAGAAGAGGTTCACTATTCACAGTTATATAACCATCCTTGAAATCCTCACCAGTAAAGGTGTAGATTACCTTTCCATTCTAAAACAGTTGAGCAACTTGTACTAAGCCAGTTGATCCATGAATACATAAGGTAATTGGACACTTTTTAGTTATTACTACATATTCAGGTACTTCCATACAGATTCCTTTACCGTAGAATATAGCATCACATACTTCTTGTAATGTCATAGTTGCAGGCATAGGTGTATTGTCCTCTACATGTCCAACTGTAGATTCTACAGGTCCAGAAGTAATCCATACACACTCCCTCTCCTATATTTTAGACTCTAAATCTTCCTTTATTTCCGAAGTCTTGTCTTCTACCTATTTCAAGGTTACAAGATGTTCTGGTTCTATTGCATCAACACCTGCTTGAGGATTTCTAAATGGAACTGATCCGTCTTGCTTAACGTATCTATCCTGACGTATAGATTCAAACCTATCGTCTACTGTTTCCATATACTCTGCAATAGCTCCAGCTACAGCTTCCTAGACCCACTTGTTAATAAATGCATCAATTTGACTTCTAGAGTATGTTTGAGTCTTATCATACACATTAGCTATCTTAGCGTAAGAAGCTAACCTTTGATTTAAAATAGTCAGAAATCCGTGAGGATCCACATCTACTAAGTGAGCATAAAGAGTTTTATCTACGTAACGCTTAGTAGCTAGATGACTATCTATAGTTGGATCAACTCCTATTTGAGCAATAGTGAATGGAGTGCTTCCGTCCTTTTTCAAGAAGGCCTTTAATAAGTTATCTACATCCTGTTTTGTATAGAGCTGTGATTTAGTAAATATGTCAGAGGACTTAACGTATTTCTCTAGGATAGTTCTTACTTCTGGCAATATTTGGTGAGGATCATCAGGTCCAACTAATCTAGTATGTTCATTTAGTAATCTAGTTACAAACTTCTTTGTTGTTAAATGACTATCAGAAATAGGCTCAACTCCAGATTGAGGAGAGGTAAATGGAGTACTTCCATCTGTTTTAGCCATGTCTGCAATCATCTCTCTTACAGTATTCAAGGTTCCATGAGGGTCTTCAACACTAAGATGCTTATTGACAGCAGTTGTTACTGTTGTAGCAATGTTAGTGTCTGTTTCGTCCTTGGTATATACTGCATTCTTTGGATACACATTTAGATTTTCTCTTACTACTGACTTCTCTGATTCATTCTCATATTCAGAAAGAAAATTATCTTTCTCCAAATACTGAACAGATTTATCAACAGTTGTAGGAACATCTACAGTATCCTAGCATCCCGGAGTTAAGATTGAATTATCTGCCATTTGTTATTTAAATAGTACTATAATGCAGTTAAAGATAATTTATCATCTATTTCCCTATTCTTTATTAAGTCTATAAAAGAAATCTCTTCTAATATAAATTCATAGTTTGGTTTGTATCCCCTTCTAACTCTACACATGAGCTGAAAAAATTCTTCGGATACCTTTTTCTTTAAATCATTTAGAGCACCCACATCCATTACTATTCTAAGAAGAGTTAGACTGAGAGCATAAGCCGTTACATCCATTAATTATCTCAACTAGCCTTTCAACTTCTGCAAGTTGTTCACACTCTGTGAGATATTTTATAACATTAATCGCCATCCAGACTAGATCTCTTTTATATATTAATTCACTATCTATCTTATTTTTATTCCAACAAGAAGAGAATCCCCTATCGTTTAGAATTTGCTTGCACAAATTTATATAACATTTTCGTAAAAAACAAATAGATACGAAGTCTTCTGATGTTCTTGAAATTGTTGTATTTACAGGATTTACTTCTAGTATTTCAGATAAATCAACCTAGGAAGTACTTCCGTTTATATACTTATATACTTTATTATTGCTTGCAAAATATACTAGGTTATATAATCCAAGTGCTGAACCTTCTTGTTTGTTTAATTCTCTTTCAAACCATTCCTTAGACGGCAATACAATATGAACTAAACTATACCACCCATCTGAAGATACCTATAGAGTAGAATTACCTAGAGAAGAATGATCAGTAAACGTAGGATCTAAATATATTGCCTCCTATGATTTATTTAGCTAAAGTATATCTATAGAGATAGTATCAGAGAATTTAAATTTTCCCTTTACAGTCCCTACATTGTCCTCTGATAAATAAGTACTATTGTCTTGTACAGTAACCTTACAATTATCACAGGCATTGCAAGTAATTATTTTAATTTTTAGTTCCATTAATCAGTTTGTCTAATTTTATCATTGTAAGGGTTTCCATCTGATAGCTATGCTATTTCTGCTTCAGTACGTCTCTTCTATTCTTCGGCAGTAGCCTCCTTATAAGTTCTATCAGTATCGGCCTTGTACCATTCAAGTTTATATTTCATTTCTATTTCTTTCTGTTCAAGGCTTAGCTTAGCTTTATTAAGAGATTCAATCTCACCTTGAGATTTCTTCAACTCTGTAGAAGCTTGCTTCAACTGCTCCTATAACTACTAGACCTACTAAGTTAACTACTAAATTTGGTTGTTTTCATCTTTCTAAATTTGCATAGCTTTTCTAACTTTATACTTAAGATCAGGCAAGCTTTTACTTGTTACTGCCTCAATAATAATATCAGGAGGTAGTCCTCCAGATTTAACAAATTCTGGAATAATATTCTTTATCTACTCTAAGTCCTTTACAATATCTGTACTAGTAATGATCCTAATATCATGATCAGTCATTGTAAAATACTTTGGAAGAGCAGTAAATATTCTTTGGTATTTATCTCCTAATATTATAGTTCCAGTTAGTCCATTTTTGAATACAACCTTAGCAAGGTTTAAACAATCTAGTAACATTTCATTTACTATTAAATCCATTTGATGGTAATACTGTTTAGTTATAATAAATGAATTGTTCTAGCCAATTTTAACATTAGTAACAGCATCTCTCTACTCAATACCATTCAATCTTTCCCTAAATACTCCAGTAATAGATGATGTAGTCTACTCTATAGCATCTATTGCCACCTGTATAGCTTGAACAGCCTGCATTTTAACGGTATTATCGAATCCATTAAAAATAGTATTCAATGGAGCCTACCCAGAAGCCAGCCTTCCTTCCTGTGAGGAATCAAGTACACCAAGTCCCTACTTCTTTAAAGCCTACCATTTTATAAGTCTTTCTGGGAGATTTACCCCTAATTCAGCAGGTATTAATGTTAAATCAATCCAGTCTCCAACTGTTCCACTATTTGCAATAAGATTATCTCTGTAGAAATTCAGAAGGTCATACTAGTCCTATAAGTGAGCACAAGCGAGAACCATTGAGTAAGGCTTTGTACCTCTATTTAAGAAATATATACCATTAACGGAAAGACTACAATAAGAAGGATTTGATTTAGTTCTCATAACCTTTTCATCTTTACCTCTAAGTATATATATTTGTTCCCCAATTCTAACGGTCTTATATCTCTACATTACAAAGTCTTTATCGGTTTCTAGCCACTCAACTTCATAAACAGGAATAAGCTCATGGGTTATTCCAGACCTACTGTCTGGATATCCTGGGGTAACTTCTACACCTGCCTAAACTCCATCAGTATTTGGTATGCCATTAGTTTCACCCATTCTAACATAATACATAGCATTCTCATAAACTGAATCCCACTTCTCATCCAGGAGCTTCCTATCTGAGACTTTCATTTCCTTACCATACTCATTCAAGATTTGATTCTTAGTCATCCAACTTCTTACTACAACTCTATAGGAGTTTTTAATATATGGAGATTCAAAATTTCTATCAATGAATGTGTTCAGAGGGCTTAAAGCCTATATTCTAATACTATTATTTTCCACTGTAGGAAGGACTCTATAGAAAGCATATCCAGTAATTAGAAGATCTAGAAGAAGATCCCTCAACACTGTAATCATATCAGTATCCCTAGATTGCATAATATATTCTATTACATTCTATGCAGCAATCTCATACTCTGATACGAACGTATTATTTATATCTTCTACTATTCTTTTCAATTGCTGTTCAATGAGACCATCATTAATATTCTTTCCATCTATAAAACTTAGAACAGAATTTCTAAGATGATTTTTTAAATATTCATGAAGTTCTGAGGCAATCTTTAATTGCTTTTCTCTATCTATATTAGTTATTGTCTAACTGTCCTTACAGAATATCTTTGGAATTATAGGGGTTCCCAAATATTCTCCTATAAGAGCATCAATATGCTTCTTTATTAAAGGGGTAAAGTGTAATGTAGTTGGTGCATTAGCTCCATATACCTCCTCTAAGTATCTGAACTAGTCTGAATCTCTTACACCATTATAGTAGTTATATGCTTTCTATAAATCATATTTAGGGTAGACTAGTTCAGATATTGCTTTGTCTGTTTTCTCTATCAATTCATCCTTTGTCATGACAACTACATGCTGTATTTATTGGATTACAATCATATGGGTAAGTTAACTATAGTTTACCATAATATACTAGGTTAAAGCGCCTATCTTTAAGTTCCTACTTAAGAAACTTAAGAAACTTATCATCCTCTAACTCCGCATATATAATTATAGGCTAATGCGGATGATCCATACCCAACTTAATATAATATCCTATTGGGTTTAATTTCTCAATGACTATTTTCCCTATATACTTCTTATGATAAATATCCAGAATATAGTCTTGTATTACTTGTTCTAGGTCCTAAGTCGTCATATAACTATCCAAAATTATTATTAAACCGTATCTATGGAGTATTCCTTGGAAGTGTTCCATAGCGTCTTCTTCCATACTCATCTGTATAAAATCCTATATCCTACCAGGTATCTTTAACCTCTTCTACAACTTTAGGTACAATTCCTTGCAATTCTTCATCTGCTAATAGAGCCATTGCTACTGCTGCAACAATATCAAATTTCTTCTTATTTTCATCGGTGTACCTATTAAATTCATCAAGCATTTCATCAAACCATATAAGATGACAATAGTCAGTTATATAGTCTGCTATTAAGTCAGTCTAATGGTCTATAATAGCAGGAGTTGCAGGAGTTCCATATTGCTTATTTGTATTTCTAGCAGAGTCTGCAAGTGTAGCTCTAGGTCTTTTCATAAAGAGATTAAGAAGTTTCCTTTCTCGTGCATATGGAATTATACTCTATCTGGTTGCTTCTATATTTATTGTAGCATTATAATACTATGCTAATTTAATAGCTATCTTATAGCACTCTCTAACATCGTTAGGTCTATCCTTATAAAGTGCTACGAATTTTGGTTCTTCTATACCATAAGCTCTCTTGTAAACGACAAGACAGAAATCAGATGGATCCTTAGTAGCTTCTGATGTTTGTGCTGCACCAATATCTATACCATCTATTCCTATTACATACAGGTTTCTAACTTTTTCAGTAGGTGACTTCCAGATTACTTTTCCATTTTCATCCTCAACTGGAGGCAAAGTCCAAATTGGATGTTCTAGTATCTAAAGTTTACTATTCTAATTTGGAATCCACTTAAAGCCATCTATATTCTACTGAATATGAGCCCCTTCTTTGAATTTATATTCAATATAACCTCTTTCGATTAGAGGACATTTCTTTAGAGCCCTGATATTTGTGAGTTGCTCAGCAATATTTACCTTATTGAATTTGTTATCACCCTCCAAAGCAAAAGCTTCTTCAGCTGTATAACAGTACTCAGCAGAGTGGTCAATCAAGGCTCTAGGATTTGAGGATAGGTTAGCCCTATCTAAATCCAACTATTCTTTATAGTTTTTCCATAAACAGTAACCTCTCTTATCAAGTAACTATCTTCTTACTCCATTGATATCAGTTCCATATTCTGTAATAGCTCCTATGTAAGATGGAATGAAATATCCTGTATATACCCACTCACCTCCTTCTGTATAGTTATGGTAAAATGGAAGTACATCAAATCCATTTGGATCATAGTATATATCTCTAAGTCCTTGTAAGGCTGCACCTTTATCACCTCCAGTTCCTCCAGCCAATCTAATTCCAAACTTTGTACCTCCAATGTATATCAAAGCCTTTCCTTTAATGTAAGACTTTCTTAAAACGGAGTTAGAACCAGCTTCTTCGTATACTAGTAAATCAATACGGTCACCTCTAATTTTAGCATCAGTTTCTGCTACAACACCTTCAATCTAAGACATCCAACCTGTCTCAGATGTTATACCATTTGAGTCTTTTACTAAAGTAGAAGCTCTTTTTAAGAACTATGTATCCTTAGCCTATCTAAGTTTAGCAAGACCTCCCTAAGTATGTTCATTTGCAAAACTAAGTGCATTCCATACCTTATCAAGAGATTTCTCTAAGTAATTAGACAAACTCGTAGTAATCATACACTTACTGTTTCTAAAGCAATTATAAATACAGGCACAAATAGATGCATTTATTTCAGAGAAACCAATACCACGAGACTTCATAAGACATACATCCTTCTTCTCCCTTCTACATATTTCAAAGTAGTGAAAGAACTCATATTGAAATACCAAAAATTTAGGAAATATCTAACTACGTCCACTACCAGCTATTTCTACATCAATATTAGGAAGTTGATAATAGTTAAGATAATAGTAATTCGGACCAGTTAGTGTATATCCATTTACTGTATATCCTTCACGACACCTGCGATATTCCTCATGCCAGAAGTCATTATAAGGTTTACTGTATATTCGATAACTACAATATTTTCCAGTTCTTATATAGGTGTCTCTTGCTACTGTAAACCAACTTGGATCAAAGTCCAATCCCTAAGTTTCTGTAATTGGCTTATAACCTGTCAGCTCATAAGAAAGTCTTTTATCAAAGAATTTTATATATTCTTCCTTTGGAACATCCCATTCTGAAGATTTTATTGATTCTGGTATAGGTTCCTATATTTTAGTAGGTTCAGTCTTCTTTTCCTACTGGGCTTCCTGTACTAGGGTTTTTATTTCCTCTGGAAGTTTAACCTTCTTAGGTCTTCCCCTCTTCCTTTTAATTTCTTCCATAGTTGTTAAAAGTTAGGTTGGTATCCGTCTATAGCTCCACCACGTACTGAAGATTGTTCAGTTAATTCTTTCTTGACTCTTCCCTCTAAATCGACTAACTCGTCGTGAACTTTCCCTAAAGAACTCAGTTCAGCCATAATGTCTTTAACTTTGTACACGGGCTTTCCAGTCTACTCATCTCTCTCTAAAGGATCCACTGAATTAAAGTATTCTATGAATTTATTAACAGTTTCCTGTGCAGCATGTAGCATTTTAATAGAAAGATTAGATTCTTGTATTTGTCTAAACTTCCTACATGCCGCTCTAAATTCTGGATTATTAAATTCTTCTTCCGTTAGGTTTGCATCCTTTAGGGATTCCTAATGTCTTACCTATTCATCATACTCGCTATATACAGATTTCCAGCATATAGCAAGCCATATATAAGTAAATTCTCTAAATGCACGAAGACCCATTAATCCACTTGGGTCTTCTTTGCATTTATTTCTATTTGGTTCAAGGAGAGCTTTAAATTCCTTAACCAATAATATTTCGTGTGTATTGAGGTCAACCCTATTAAGTTGATTATTATAAACAAATATATCCTAAACCATAAGCCATTAATTCATTTACATATTTCTCTAAAATCATTTTCTCTTATAAGGAGATTTGCTCCTATCTGGAGTCCATTTTCCGTTTTTATATGATCCAGGTTTTATAGCCTGTACCTCTTGATCGTTGTATCTATTGGCATATAAAGAATCCCTAGTAGCCTAATCTTTTACATAAGTTACTTTCTTCTTTCCTTTATCATTATATACTATAAATGGAGTCTTATTAGTCTTTGTTGGTTTAGAGGTTTCTAGATCTCCTCCCTATTGCTTTTTCTTCATTTTTGCTCCACACTTATCAAAAGAGATTAATCCTCCATTTTCACACTTCTTCTTTTTTATCTTAGCTCCACATTTATCAATATTAACAATACCTCCATCTTCACATTTCTTTTTCTTCATTTTTGCTCCACACTTATCCATATCAACTGTTCCCCCAATTTCGCATTTCTTTTTCTTCATTTTTCTTCCGCATTTGAAAGCGTCAATTGGATTAGAAGGATATTCAATTTCTTCTTCATTCTATTTAGCCTGTATACATTTTCTACAAAGTCTTCCTCCCTGTTTGTAGTAATACATTTCCATTCCTTCTGGACACTAACCATTAAGTTTCCTTATGTAATTGAGTTTAGCTCCAAACTTAGCAGCTTGAATCTGCTATTGCTGCATTTCCTACATAAACTTAGCATATGCTTGCTTTAAGCCATCTTCTCCTAGCTACTAAACTACTTGTTCTAATTGCTGCTCATTTTGAGCTCCAGTTTTCTACATTAAATACTGTAGAAATGCCTATTGTAATTGCTGTTCATTCATATTAAGTTGACCTCCCTATTCCTTCTTAGGTGTTCCAAATAAATTAGTCCCAAATAAACTGGTATTAAAGGTAAATGTCTTAGGTTTCAAGTGTACCTTGTCAAACAAGTCTTTTACCCTACTATTAGCATAGACTACACCATCTGAGCCAGTTCTACTTTGTAAATCCTATTTATCTATTTCTCCATTATTCTATCCTACCCATCCAGCCATTGCTCTGGACATATCTCCAAAATCACCTCCTCCAAAACTTCTATAAGTTCCTTTAACACCGAGATCATTTTCTATAGTATTCTGATTCCACTTACTGGTATCAGAGCCATATCTATCGATCATAGCCTTTACAAAGTTATTATTTGCATTAGCTTTATTTCCAATAGCACTTACCATTCCGGCATAATTTCTAAATCCTAAATTTCTAATATCATCATTAGTAAACATAGATAATTTAGTTCTTGCTGGCGTTTGAGGCTTTGGACTCTCTAGACTCTTTGGAAGGGGTTTTGTATATGCGTCTGGTACCTTATTTACCTTATAAGAAGTCTAGACTGGGTCAGATGGTTTCCATCCTCCCTAGTTCTTTGCTACATTCCCAATGAAGTAGTCATAGTCTGCGTGAGCCCTTCTAAACTCATCAGCATTCTCACCTTTCTACATTGTATTATACTACTTGCCTTTATAAGTAAATACTCCCCTGCCATTCTTTCTGGCAGCAGCAAATGCCTACGCTCTTGTTTTATAGGAGTTCCCATCAAAATAGGAGTCTCCATAATTCCAATTGTTAGCCATTATTCTTTAATTAATTCAATGTCTTTAGTATTAAACACCGCTTCTTGCATAGCTCCAGTAGTAGTAAACCAACGACATCTAATTCCTATAAGGATAGGACGTTTATCCTCCCTTCTTGAGTCATGCTTGAATAAAGATGTTTCTTTCTTTACAACAATCATCCTTGGCTTATTAGGTATATCCTACTTAAGCTATACTATCTAGCCAGGATTAAAATATATATTATTCTCTTCCATATTATTTAATATTATTAAAACGGTCTTGTAGACCTTCATTAACAACTGCTATAATTTGACTCTCTGCTAAACTTACGAATCCCTGCTTAAAGAATGGAACAGGTACTGCAGTATCAACCCTATAAAAAATAACATCTCCTTCTTTTAAGTACTTAACCTCTGGTCCAACTTCAACAACACATCCTGTAACTATGAATTGCTTTTGTTCTTCATATCTACCAGTTTGCTCATTAAGTTGAGTATGAGGAGTATATCCTCCAGTATCAATTATAAGTCCATTTTCCACCTTCATTTTTTGGAACGGATTAACTTTAAAAGGTTGTACTAGAATACGAGAAAACATTGGCTTTATTTCTGCTTTGGAAATATCATATTCTACCTTATCCTGGCTTTCTTTAAAGTCTTTATTATTCTGTTCCAGTTTTTCGTTATACTTTTCTACTTCTGAATTAAACTTACGAGCTTTCTCTTTTTTAATTAAAGAATCAAGTGAGTTTTCTTTCATATTTACTGAAATAAAATTACTATCTGTTCCAAGTAATTCTTTAGCAATTTTTTCATTCTCTGTTGAGTAAAGTCTTACGTCTTTCATAAACCATTAACATTTAATTATTACCATTTGCTTAGTGGACATACTGCATTTGGAAGTCTAGTCTTAGCTTGCAATCTACATCCACATCCACGTTTATATCCAGGTTTCTGGACACTACTTACATCTCCTGTATTAACATTCAACCATAATTTGTTATTACACATTCCTCCAAACTTACTTGAGTATAGAGGACAACTATAGCAGATTTTTAATCTATTGCTACTTAAGTCCTAGTTAAGATTAAGGACTTCTTTTGTATGACCATTAATAATATCAAATACATTCATAATCTAAAAATAAAAAGAAAAAGAATAGATTGCTTTTAGTGTATAGTGTTGACATTTAATCCAAAATTGGGATTCAATATGCCCTTAATAATGATTAGTATTCTATTCTTTTTCTTGTACTTCTTTTCTATTCCAAAATGAGACTTTTCTTATAATGATAAAGCATTTTTTCTACATCATGCTTTAGATACTCACAATGATATAATGTGTTATTACCATTATGATCATAATGATTCAAAATCAAGTCCTTAATTACAAAATTTGGATTTATCTTCTGCAACATCCAAGCATAAGTAGAGAGCTGTAAAGTGTAATGATAGAAATTACAGTCCATCAGATTATTTAGAGGATATTTCATCTTGGTATTTGATTTTGTAGTTGTATTGAATCCAGACTTTTGATCAATTTTTTTATTTGTCTTGTGGTCTACAATTGTTATTTCATTTCCTGATTTAATTATAAGATCCACCTGTCCTGCTATGCGTAAGATTCCATCATCTGATTCTCTATATATCAAATACTCTGGATATACTCCATGCTCTAAATCTAATTCTGAATAATCTTTTTTACACTCGAATTTTCCTCCTAAACCAAACTTCTTTAAAGAAATATCGGTAGGATGATCATAAAAGGAATTTTCTATTTCTGAGTGTATTTTAGTTCCTCTTTCACACGACTTTCTATTTTCTTCATCCCAAGCATCTAAGATGTCTTGCTGAACCGCATTGAAATCATTCTCATCTATATCATATAAACTCAACAATTCCTTATTGAACTTCTTAGTATTTAGTAAGGACTTCTTTTCTATTTCCCATGACTTCTTTGGAAGCAATTTCTCTAAAGCCTTATAGGAAGACCAAAATTCCTTATCAAATTCTTGAGTGTATCTGTGAATTAGAGTAGTAACTGAGACATATCTCTTATTGTCATTTACATTCCAATAAATATGCTCTTGATCATTGAACGCAACCGTTCCATTCTGCTTATCAATTTTCATATTACACTTTATTTAGTTTACTTCATTATTTCATTTCCCATTTCCACTAAGTCCTGAAAGAACTTTGTTTTTATACATCTAATATTTATAATTGTAATCTATTCCAAGCAATGCAGCGACAAATGTACTAGTCTCTCCGAATGCTACTAAAACTGAACTATCAATTATTCCCAGAGGAGGAACCGAAAATCCAGCAATTAATAAACCACTTCCCACTATAGTTAAAATTACAGCAACAAGTAGTCTAGAATTTAAGTTTGTTTTGTAACTCATTTGTTAGATATTATATAGTTAATCTATTAGTCTTTGAGTTTGTACAAGTATATTTATACAAGAAATTTTCTATTTAACTTATGAGTTATATTCATTTCAATTATACAAATATAAATATTAAATTTGAATACCCAAATAAAGTATGTGTTACTTTTAACAAAATCTAATATGAAATATACTTAGAATCAATTAACCAAATTTTCTTAGTTTTTTGAGGATAATTCTTAGCTTAAACTCCCTTTAAAGTTAGGGAATTATTCAGATCCAATTGAACTTTATAAGAAAGGTCATAAGATACGTATTAAAAAGGAGAATAGAGGTAAGTTTACTGAGTACTGTGGAGGAAATGTAACTGATGCCTGCATTCAGAAAGGAAAGAATAGTCCGGATCCTAAGATTAGAAAAAGGGCTACATTTGCTGCTAACGCTAGAACTTGGAAACATTAATTATGAAAAGATGGGAACCTATTAAAACTGAAAAGAAACAACTAGGAGGAATTATCAAGCTCTTGAAGAAAGTTTCTCCTAAGTTAGCTTCTAAAGCTAAAGGAAGATTATTGGTGTCTCGCCTTAGGCAGGTAAAAGATCTCAAAACTCCATATATATTTCCAGGACAACTCGGATGGAGTCCAGCGGAGACTCGTACAGTATGGCATAGAACTAACAATCCTAATTTCAAAGTTAAAAGAGTATTTGAAGGAAGATGGGATGCTAAAGAGCATGGAGCACCAAAGAATGGATTGTGGGTATCAGAGAAAAAAGATATTGGGTTTATGAATGATAGACCAATATTAATATAGCTTCAATAGATTCTTAAGAAACCAATGGTATAGATTGGAGATATTCCTGCCCAGGGTAAAAATAAACTGCGCAACCACATACTCAGAGAAGCTGAATAGTCTGGGGCAGATGCAGTTAAATTTTAGGGAATTAAGGATAATAAAGCTTCTAACCAGAATGTTACATTTATCTTTGATCCTGTTGCTTCTACCACAATTCCTCTGAAAGAAATGAGAGCATTTAAGGAATAGATAACTAAGCTAACACCATAGTAGATAGGATAGGAAGCTAAGGAAGGTGTTAGAGATGTAATGATGTGGTATAGAAGTCCACAGTGGGAAACTAGGGCGGCTTCGCGAGGATTGACCTAGGATGAAATAAAAGCCTTTCAGGACTTACAAGGAAAAGTTTTGTCTTAGAAACTCCCTATGGATAATAGATTTGGACCAGTAAACATTATAGTAGAAGATATGGGTAAAGGTGTTTAGGGATACTCCCAATTCTTGCCCAAGAGTATACACACTAATCAATATCCATCTGAACATTTTGTAGCTATATCTAACTAGGCTTCTCATCCTTACTATACAGCAGTACATGAAGGAATGCATCATGGTACTTTTAATATTGGTTCGACTGGGTGGACTGCACCTCAAATGACTTTATCTCCAATTGAATAGAGTGCCTTAGACAAAGTACTTAGGAATGCCGAAGCTCTTAATGCTAGACTAGAAATAGATCCTAATAAGTTTACTACTTTAATGAATAAACTACAAACTAAATATGGAATGTCTGAAGCGGATGCTAGACATTGGATCGGCAATAGAGTAAAGTATTGGTAGACTCCTCAAGAGTCAAGAGCTAGAGCAGGTGCGGTAAATTAGTACAAAAGAAATCACCCAAATGCATCTGAAGAAGAACTTACTCAAATAGATAATGCTAGATAGATATTTACCAATGAATCTCTTAATAACTTATATGGAAAAACTATAGCATTAGGAATCCCAGTGGCACTGGCTTCCAGTCAGTTAGGAAATGGAGAATGACTTTTCATCTCTTATTAAAGATAATACTTATCTGTTTGATTACATTAAAATAATATTTGCACATAATAATTATTATAGTGAAAAGGTTATTAGGAATAACTTTAAACAAGCTTTAACTCTTTTTAAAGTTTGTCCATGTTTAATGCCCTCTTAGTATGCTTGCTTTTTTAAAGATGGCAAAGAAATAGCACGATGTACTATAGATTGGGCTAATAAAGATGTAAAAAATTATTTAGATAATATTCCATATAATATTGAGATCAATTTAAATGATTTAATATAATGGCTGAATTATTTACAACATTTGAATCGGTATCTCCACCAGATATAGTTACCCCAGATGTGCAATAGAATTATCAGGAAATATAGTTAATGTAGTAGCCTACTTAGGAAGTAGAAGACTCAAATATAGACTGGAGTTTCCTAGACGTACCTGAATAGGACATTCAGGAACCTACTTTTAATTATACTTCTTCTAAATCTGAGAATACCTCTTCTGCAGCTTAGAAAGTAATTAACTAGGCTAGATAGTTCTTAGGGGGAAAATATAGTTGGGGAGGTTCTAGTCCAAGTTCTGGATTTGATTGCAGTGGACTTATAAAGTATGTCTTTAATAGTGTAGGAATTAATCTTCCTAGGACTGCAGCTTAGCAGGGAAAAGTTGGACAAGAAATTAATCTATAGTAGGCATAGCCTGGAGATGTAATCTGGTTTGGAAGTAAGAATAGTCCTAGTGGTTAGCATATAGGACTTATAAGTAGAATAGATAATGGATAGGTATATATTATAGATGCAGCTGGAAAGAAGTTAGGAATAGTTGAAAGACTACTTCCGAATCTAAAAATTAAAAGTGTTAGAAGGATACTTGGAGGATCTACTAATGGCATTAATACATTTGCGAATGGTATATCTTAGTAGATGGCTTCCTAGATTAAGAAAATGGAAGGGGGTTCTCAAACTGCTAAAGTAAATACATAGTTTGGAGAATCCTTTGCTACTGGTGCATATGGAATGACTCGTGAATTTGATAAACCAGGAGCACCTGCTATTAAAGCTGGAACTAAATTCTCTAGAGAGAGATGGAATAATATTTTTAATGCCTTCTATGGCAAGAAAGCAGAAGAATGGAGATAGGTACTGGCAGGACTCCCTAATGTGACATAGGATAAGATAGATGCACTATCTTCTATATCAGCTTCTGGTAACTGGGCTAGTCCAAATGGAGAGTTTGGAAGATTTATTGTCTAGAATTGGAATAACCCTCAAGCTATCTATAATAAATGGATTAGAACAGGTATTACTGCTAGAGGCACTGGTAAGATATAGAAAGGACTTATAAAGAGAAGACAATTAGAAGCTAATTGGTTCTTCGGAAATAAATTAAATTTTGCATAATATGTAGTTAGTTCCAAAAAGACAAATTGGAGGGAATCTTTATAAGATTGATAACACTATGCCCCAAATAACTCAAAGATATGTAGCTCTACTAAATAAAGGTATTCCAGCTTAGGCTGCTTTTGATACAGCCCATTTATCTCTGATAGAAGATGGAAGACCTAATAAATTTTATTCATTCGGTAAAAGAGCAACTAACTTACAGGATTGGACTAAGAATGCATCTGATTCTTTGACTGTTGGGCGATATAAGAATTTATAGAATGTACAGAACTTTAATCAATTTAAGTAGAAATTAAAATAGAAGAGGTATAATAATAGACCTGCATTCTATAATACTGAAATAAATAGAGGTAGAAGTAAGGATAAGCAGATTATTAATCAATGGAATAAAGAATAGGGATTAAATCCAATAGCACAAATATATAATTACAATATTAATTAGGTATAAAAGGAGTATGTGGTTGAAAGAAAGTAACCGGCAAAAATATCTTCTATATGCGATTCCTATCGGACTAGTATTTACCATACTAGCTGTATTAGGGTGTGCATTTGGAATGGAATTTAAAGATAAAGAATATGGGGATAAGTTTGATTGGTTAGATATAGCTGCTACTATGATAGGTGGAGCTATAGGACAATTACTGTAGATAATAATTATTCTTATAATATTATGAAAGAATTTCTTAGGTTGATGATTACTTCACACTCTGGCATTAGTAGTAAAAGAGTCTGTGGAGTAATTGGATTCCTTATTATTATTTTCGTATTAGTCTATTGTACAATATCTTCTATTCAAGCCCCTCTAATGATAGAGCCTTTTATATATGCAGTATGTTTATTACTAGGAATAGATTCAGTAACTGGAATTTGGAAAGGTAAAATGAATGATTAAATTTTAGAGAGGTGGTATTGCAGTATAGGATAATACTAGGGTTGTTAGAAAACAACCTCTAGCTTTCCGACTTACTAAAGAACAGTAGGCTAGAATTAGGTAGAGAAAATTATAGGAAGCTGCTAGAAGAAATCAAGCAGTAATCTATGATGCAGACAAAGCTAAGTACTATTAGAATATGTAGAACTTCTATAACAATAACTTCTTTGGATATGGAGTGTTTGGAAAGCAAACTCATTATGACCCTTCTAAAGAAGAAGATTAGAAGAAAATATAGTCTAATTTTAATTATGCTAAAGATAATGTAAAGAACATAGGAACCTCCCTTATAACTGTAGGACCTGCAAGTTCTTTTAAAGGTGTTTTACCTTCTGTTTCTAGGAGAGTTACAGTAGGTAAGTTATCCGCCTTAACTCCTTATAAAATAGGATAGGGTTCAGAAGCTCTTGTAATAAGAAATTCTCCTACTACAGTAGGAAAGATAACTTAGGTTGGAAGTGGTGAAATGTTGAAAAGGAATGCAATTCCAAATTCCCTTCCTCTAAAGTTTGTAGGATATGTAAGGGATGGGTCTAAAAGATTCCCAACTTTCATTTAGAAGAGAGTAAAAGTCCTTAGTGAAAAGACTTTTCCAAAGTATGTTGGTAAACTAGATAAAGCCATGTAGAAAAGTGGTTTTAGAAAAGTCAATGATCCAAATGTACAATATAGAGCATATACCAATGGTACTGTAGTAGTTGATGATGTATCTCCTGGAAATGTAGGATTAACTTTCTTTAAAAAGCCTAAACTATTAGATTTTAATCTCCAAACTGTCCCAAGTTGGACTAGTTAGGGATTTACTCTTAAAAATGGAGGTAAATTTAAATCTTAATAGTTTTTAACAATATTCTATTTTTGATTTTTAGAAGGAGAATATATATTTGCTATGTAATCAAATAAGCAAAATAACATGGATAAAACTATTAATTTTAACGAACTTCCAGACCTTACGAATATATTAGGTTTATGTATTCCAGACGGAACTGTAGAGACATTTGAAAGTGAAGATTTGAAGTGTCATTTAGAAAAAGATAATGGACATCTTAAAATAGAGATTGAAGCAAATATCCCTGAACAAGATGGAGAATTTGATGATTCTGCCACTAAAGAAATTGTTGAGGAATATAAAGAGGGAATTAAGGCTCTTGATGATGATTTATTCGTAGAAATAGTCGACGAACTTAAATCTAAATTGGATTTAACTAGATTTAATAAACTTCTTGATTTAGAAAGCTTTGATGAAGACCAAGCACAAGAAGTGGAAAAAATGATTGATATTTCTACAGATATTATTTGTTTGCATCTTCAGAATAAAATTCAAGGTATGGTTGAACTTTATGAAAGGTTTTAATTTTAAGGTTGGCTACTCCTTTTAAAAAGTAGCTTAACTCTCCTCTGGTGTAATGGCAGCACAGGTGGCTCTAACCCACTTGGTCAGGGTTCGAATCCTTGGGGGAGGACTACTTAAATATTATATAACGATGGTTAATAAAATTGATTTACTTAGCGATGGCGAATTTACAAAACTAGTATCTGAGTGCAGTTGCGTATCGGATGTTTTAAGAAAATTAGAATATTCCACTAATGGAAATTCTTGGGGAAATAAAATTGTAAAAGAACGTATGGAAAAGTTAGGATTATTCTTTATTAAAAAGAATATGAATTACTATAATGAAGGAAATTCTACACTTCCTTTAGCATCTATTTTAACTAAAGACTCCTCGTATAATCGAACTAAATTAAAAGCGAGATTATTTAGTGAAGGAATTAAGGAGTATAAGTGTGAATGCTGTGGTATTTCTGAATGGCAGGGAAAGCCTATTTCTTTGCAACTTCACCATATAAATGGCAATCACAATGATAATAGGTTAGAAAACCTTCAGATATTGTGTCCAAACTGTCATTCACAAACAGATAATTTCTCTTCTAAAAAGAGAGACCTTTCCATTGTTAGAAAGGCTGATTCATTAAATGTAGAAGATAAAAATCTAATAATGAATACCGTGAGAAAATTTGGAATTGTAGAAGCCCGCAAGAGGCTCTCCTTTAGAAATTCTCTTATTAATTCAGTAGTTAAAAATAATAAAGACACTATTGTTCTAATTTTAGAAAATGATGAAAAAGAATTTTCTACGATAATGGAGGCTGCCAAATACGTATACGATATTTTACATGTTGGTAAGTCAGTCGAATCTGTAAGAACTGGAATAGGCAAATGTCTAAATGGAATACAGAAAACTGCAATGGGTTATAAATTTTATAGAAAGACTCAAAATTAAAAATATGTATTATGAGAAGTGAATTAATGAAATTGATTAAGTCAGGTAGATTTCCAAATGAAAAGAATAGAGTTTGGACTATGTGTCAAGTTGCATTGCATATGGCTACCCTAGCTGCTGATGAGGCAGAGAAACTAAAACTAACAGATGAACAATTTTATATTAATTTTGAAGATGCACTTAATATTTTATCTGTTAGAGATCATTCTGGCAATCCAGAACAAGTTAAAGAATTTAAGGAAACAATTGAATCATTTGAAGCTGATCCAGAGTAATCTGGGTTAGCTTTTTTTTTTATCCCCCCCCCCCTATTTGTCGGAATCCAAAAATTTTAGAGTATTATGAACGAGAGAGTCCACAACATCTTTCAGTCCCCCCTACAGTCTTGAACAAAAACAAAAATAAACATTATTAATTAAAAAATTATTATTATGAAAAAAGCAGATTTCAAGTTCGATGACGTGGTAGTTAATGGTGGTGAGAAAGAGGCAAGAATGGTGCCTCTCGCCGTTGGTGATGAACTCAACTTCACTCTCTCTAAGGAGATGTTTGTACCTCGCAAGGAGACCATTAATGGTACTCAGCAGGAATGGACAGACCTCCAGACTGATGGAGATGTTGCTGTTTCAGCATCTCAGCTCACACGTCGAAATAATGGTCTTACTTTGGAAGGCAAGACCATTAAGGAGAGATTGGCATCTTTCGTCAATCTTTTCACTGATGAGGGAACTCTCAAACTCAAAGTGACAAAAGTGGTAGAAAGAGCTTTCGATCAGGCTGACGGAAGCACATCTACCTCTCGATACTTAAAGTTTGAGGTAGCTTAAAACATTGGGGCTTTATGCCCCTTTGTTTTGGTGTAAGTGTATGCGTTACGAAACTGTGAAAGGATACTTGGTTAATGACCATATTATCTTAGATAATAAGACTTTATGGTTAACTAAGGATTCTAAAAGAAAAGTCAATGGCTACTTCTTAGTGAAGTGGCTTGGATTCAAGTATGACCTTTTAAGAGTAATGGAAGAGAAGGAGAAGTAAAATTCTCTTTCTCATTCTATTGCTCTTGATTGGTTATATTCTCATAGTGATAGTAAGTTTGCTTTAATTGATGATGTTTTGAGAGAGAGGGGAAATGATGTAAACGAGAGCACACACGTGTGAGACACCAAATCCTCAAAATTCAAAAGTTTAAAAATTTTCCCATTATTGGGATTATATACAAGTCAACAAAAATTTAATAAGTAAACCTTTTTAGTAGTATAGGTTAAACTATAAAATTTATGACAATTTAAACTAAACCAAAAAAGTAAAAAACATCACTAGAATAGATGATTTTTTCTCTCTTCATAAAGAAGAGTTATTAACAGAGGATATTCTAGAGGTTATTCACAAATACCTGTAAAAATTTCTTATTTCTAAGTAAGTGATAATGGAATAAGACGTAAACACTAATGTAATAGTGTGAACTCTCATGTATAATGGACTTAAAGGCATAAGTAGAAACTATACAGAGGATTTAGAACTAGAATTAGGTTGCTTCCTGATTTTTGTCTCGTCATCCAGAAGACGTTAAAAATCACACCGATGAGGCTGGACGAAACACAGAGAGAAACTATTAACTCAACTTTCTAGTAGTTAATAATGGCTCTGTGTCTGTGAAACAAAACAAAGTAAGAAAATGGAAAAGTATACAGTATTCGTAGTTTATTCTTTAGAAGGAAAGAACTATACAGAGAAACCAAATCTTAAGTCTACTCATAAACTCTTCAATACTCCAGAAGAGGCAATTGAGGCAATTAAGAATGAAGTTGAACAAGAGTATCACAATAAGGACTATAGAGGATTCAAAATAGAATTACCAGAAATTAAAAGAGATGAGAAAACTGGTGATTGTTGGATCTATGCAGGTTATTTTAAATGCGCATATACATTTGGACCAATGGTACACTATGATATTTATATCAACTCTATTCATATGGACTAAAGATAAATCTTACTTAAATAAAACTATTGTACTGAGGTTAGAACTCAGAGTGAGAGCAAACAAAACAAAGTAGATATGAAAAAGGAAAATATGTTAAAAATGCTTGAAATCATTTATGATGAAGCAAACAATTGTATTACTGCATCAAGGGCAAATAACTATTGGTGTACAGTCAATGAAATGACTGAGGAAAGTTACAATAGTGTTGAAAGCTTCTATTTAGAGTTTGTACATGAATTTTTTAAATCAATTTATAAAACAAAGTAATTATGTTATTTATCACATCAGACATTAAAGTTCTCGCTACTCTTACAAATGTAGAGGGCGAGAAAACTGTTATCTCTTATCAGTTTCGAACAGCAAAGAGAGGTATGTTCAAAGAGGAAATGGAGAGACAAATTCTCCAATCAATGAACAACGGTAGAGTAACAAAGAAAATAATCAAAGTGAGAGTACACTAAGTATTCTCACTTATAAAAGGTGGAAAGAATATGAAAAGAATCAGTTCAATTCTTATGGCAATTGTTTTAGCATGCCTGTGTGTTTTAGCATGGGCTAGTGTCTTTGTGTGGCAAAATGCCATCACAGCAATAGTGCTTACAGCTTGCATAATTATCTGGCTGTTAGTTTTAAATTTGGAAAGCAATAACTAGAATGATAACTATGAGAAAGAATAATGCTTGGAACAGATTGTTCCATAAAGCTGAAGTTCAAAAGAACGTCAAGCAAATGTCCATCTACACTAAGCAGTGTTTAGAAGGACAGAGATTCCTCGACAAAATTGAGGGACCTAACACACTCATTACTCTTATGAACATTCATAAGGATGCATGGGGAACTGGATTCCAGAATGAGAATATCGGACCTTGTCCTTATGGAGTATTTAGAACACTAGATATTCCAAGTATGACTCCTGATCAAATTTATTTAGGAGGAATATGGGGATTATTTACTCATTCAATTCCATTCTGGGAGGAGCATAAGGAGATTTAGTATATGTAGATGGAAGTATGTATAGAGTGTCAGATTTATGCTG